GCCTTTTCAATAAAGTTTGCCTTAAGTGGTGCAAGACTTTCCATGGTGTCAATTACAGAATTCCACCTCCTGATAAGTTCATTCTTCACAAGCCTATAGGCCCTACCTTCAGCCTTTGCCCTTGCAACTTGCTTACCCTTCTCCAAACTATACTTGTCATCTGGAGAACACTTAGCAACAGCCTTGACATTCATGTAGCAGTTACCAAAAAGTTCATAAAACTTCTCAGGTGCATCAAGGCAAACATTAACCTCAGCAGTAACATTGTCACCATTAAAGTAATAATTAGTGTTAAACACAGTCATCTTAACATTACTCTTGTCAAAATTCATCATAATATAAATGTTTTAAAAGTTAATAATATTTTTTTTTTCAATTTGTTTTATCTATATCTTATCAAAAATCATGCCAAAATTTTATTTTAAATCAATTTTTCTAAACAATATTTAATACCTGCTTCACAAGCTTCTTCATAGGTATCCTGAATAGGAATATTGTCTCCAAACTTTTCAGCACAAGTCCAATCTTCCAGTGTTATGACTGTTGGGTTCCAATCACCTTCTGATGGGTCAACATCAACATGTAACTTATGTACCTCTCTCAGCCACTTCATTGCCATTTGAAGTGTAGGTGCATCAAGGTATCTTTCAGGATTTCTTGACCTATCAGTTATATTATAATCACCAACAATTTTATCACTGATAAAAAATTGTTTATCTGTGTTCCAATTAAACCCCTTCTCTTTCAGGAGTTTAGCTGTTTCAAAACTTACATAATCTTCTGTAATCATAATCTAAATCAAATTTTTAAGACAATATTTAATAGCAGCTTCACAGGCTTCCTCATAAGAAAAATAGAAGGTTTTATCATTTTCATCACCCTTAGAATCTATATAATCCACTCCATTTTCCAATATCTTTGTGATAATATACATCCACCCTAAAGCATTTGCAAAATAAAGCCAATGAATATCAAGATTTATGTGAATATTATAATTTTCCCTCAGCCACTTCATGACCATTTGTAGGGTTGGACAATAAATTGGGAAAAAGTTGCTTGGAACTACATATGCTGATTCCATTTCTATTCCTTTTTCAGTATAGAATGTGTGCATCTTCCCTTCAAACCCCTTTTCTTTTAAGAGTTTTGCTGTTTCAAAACTTACATAATCTTCTGTTATCATAATTAAATCAAATTTTCTATACAATATTTAATAGCAGCTTCACAAGCATCTTTGAACATCCAATCAAAAGATGTGTAGTTTTCTCTTTTATATTTCCCATCAAAACCAAGTACAGAGTAGGCATAATGTGGGTTTCCAATAAGGTCAATGCTCATCTTTAACTCAATGAAAAGTTTATGCATTTCCCACAACCACTTCATTGCCATTTGAAGAGTTGGGCAAGCAATAAGATGCATATCTCCTTCATGCCTCTTATGATATATCATTTCTCCCACAACACAACCCCTTGGTTTGCCATCCCCAACAAAATAGTTTACAGATGTATTTTCATCAAACCCCTTCTCTTTTAATAGTTTTGCTGTTTCAAAGCCAACATAATCTTCAGTTATCATAATTAAATCAAATTTTCTATACAATATTTAATAGCAGCTTCACAAGCATCTTCATAAGTTATATAACCATCATCTTTTGATACCACAAAATTACCATCTTTATATACATCAAATTGGTAATTATCACAAGAATAATCCCCATAAGGATAGATAGCAACATGAATCTTATGTACTTCCCTCAACCACTTCATAGCCAATTGAAGAGAGCATACTGCTATAACTTCATCATCAGAATTGTACCCATATCCAGTTCCTGGATTAAGTCTTTTGAATATGCCATTTATATATACACCTCTGAATGAATCATATGGAATAATAAATCCTTTCTCTGTTAGGAGTTTGGCTATCTCATAACTAATGTAATCTTCTGTAACCATAATCAAATCAAATTTTCAAGACAATATTTTATTGCAGATTCTGCTGCTTCTTCATAGGAAGTATAGTATTCTCTTACATAATCATCTGGTAACATATTCTTTCCAGAAGTAGTATAATCTAAAGACATATAATAAATCTGAAAATATATGGTAGTGTGTGGTTGGAGCAAAAGGGATGTTGCATATTGGATTTCAACAAACAAATTATGTTCCTCTCTTAACCACTTCATTGCCATTTGGAGTGTTGGGGCAGATATATAATCCTTACCCCTATGGTTATATGTACAATACCCCCAATATTCACCATTGCTACTGTAATATCCACAATACTCATCAAACCCTTTCTCTTTCAATAGTTTGGCAGTTTCAAAACTTATATAATCTTCAGTAATCATATCTGTTCTTCTTTATACATTTCTTTATATGCTTTATATATGGTGCATGTCTTACATTTCTCTTTTATTGGATTACATCTTACATTACACCAATATTTTGCCATTATATATTCTGCTTTTGTCATATCTAAATCAAATTTTCTAGACAATATTTAATAGCTGCTTCACAGGCTTGTTCATAAGTAAGAAATAGTTCTTTACTCATTTTTGAATAAGTGTCATCCATCAAACTCTCCACAAACCAATTATATCCAACAACAGCAGGTTCCCAATCACCATATTGTACCTCAACATCTTTCCATACACCAAGGGCATAAATGTTGAGACCTTGTACATCCCTCAACCACTTCATTGCCATTTGAAGGGTTGGTGCAGAAATCATAATTGGACTCCATTCACATTCTGAATTAGTGTAAGCAAGTATCTGCTCACCATATCCTTCACTACAAAAAATTCCAAGTGAAGATACAAGCTGTAACTCTCCATCATGATAGACAGAAATACATCTTTCATTAAACCCCTTTTCTTTCAAAAGTTTTGCTGTTTCAAAACTTACATAATCTTCAGTAATCATACAAATCTTATTAGTAAAAACACAAACTAAACAATAAATAAAAGTGGAAATGTGTACAAAAACAGTATTAATACAGACTCTGCTGCATCTTTCCATGTCTCTTTTATTCTTTTTTTTTGAGATGTTCCTTTTATCCAACAGGTATCATCTTTTACATCTTTAAAATAATGTATAAATGTAGCAATAAAAAAAACCAATAATAAAACAAAATATAACAAAGCAAAATGCCAAAAATTCATATCTTATTCAGTTTTATACATTCCTTCTGGTGCTTCTATAGCAAGTCCTTTTTCAATTAAACCTCTATAATCAAAACCTTTCTTGTTAAGCCAGTCAATTGCATGTGAAAAACACAAAGCAGTTGTTTCCAACATTTTTGTGTGTTTCATTTCACAAATTTCAAGGTAATCAATGTTTTTACATTGATGATACTCATATTCCTCATCTGCTGTCATACTTGACATTGGCCTGAGATAAGGCTTGAAATAATTTACTTCTATCCAACTCACATCACCATTATGCTCAATTGCAATATCATCTGCAACAAAATTAGCATGTCCTTTAAGTTGAACAGTACCAAAGCCATCAATAAACCCTTTAACTCCATAAGGCAATCTTGCACAAAGGTCTTTAAGCAATAATTGTTTTTCTTCTTTTGTCATATTAATCTTTTAACAAATTTAAAACCTCTTCAATTTTTTCTCTTTGTTTCTTGCAATACATTTCTATATAGTCAAGTTCACCAAGTATTTGTTTGACCAACTGTTGTAACAAAATTTCATATAAAATCTGCAAGGAAACTAATGAATCTTCAGTTCATTGGAGGAATTGCTACTATATTTTTTACAAAAATACTAATAATATTTTAAATTTTATAATATTTTATTGATTTTTTTAATATTTATACTATTTATATATAAAACAAATAATATTTAAAAAGTAAATCAAAGGCAATCAATGTCAATGATGTAAGAGCATTAGTAAACATGCCTTGCCCAAAGGTTTGTCCTTGGTCAAAAGTCCACAAATCTTTAGTTTGTGGGTAGTTTACTTTCCTGTGTCATATCTAAATTATACTATTTTTCCTGTTAATTCAAATATTTTATTCTTTTGTTCTTCAGTTGGGTTATGCCCTTTTTCTATCACCCAACCAATATCATCATAACCACCTGTTGCATAATTAATTAATGTTGTATATCTCACCCATCCAAGTGATTCAAGTGCTGCTGTTAAAGAACCATGCATTCTATCAAGTTCATCTATTTCCTCAATATCAAGACCTAACTTTTCTTCCATGATTCTCCAAGCATCTTGCCCATGATTCCACTTTCCAGAGCAATAAATTACTTCACCATAAGGAGATAACCAACAATCTTTCATTATTATTTCAATTTACTTTGTTCATTTATCTACAAATTTCATGCCAAAGATTTATTCTTTTTTAACAAAATTATTGTTTTCATACATTGAAACAATCATGTCAAGACATGTCGTTGGTGGAATATAACCTTTAACCTCAATCTCATCCTTATACAAATCAAATATAACCATAAGGAGAAAATGACAATATATATAATTTTTTTTCTTTGATTCTTTTGCCATTTCAATAAGAAAGGGCATTATTTCTTTGCCAAGTGCCACAACATTTTTAACATGTACATCATCATTATTAATAATAGAGTTAAACCTATTTTCTTCAAACCATTTCTGTGCTTCATCAATTATATATTGTTCAGTATCAGTTTTTGGTTTTAATATAAGTGGATATGTTTCTGGTAGCATTTAATCAATATATTTATCTTCTATTATTTTTTTAACAATATTATACATTGCAAGTTCAAATGATGAAAACCATTCTTGGTCATCAAATAATAAATCAAAAGATGCATTATCCACATTAATCTTATATACTTTATAAAAATAAGCAACATTGCTGTTAAGTGCAAATGTAAAACATGGATTTAATTCAATAACAATTCCTTTTTCAAACAACCAATCAATTACTTCAGCATATGATGGTGCAAAATAATATCTTCCATGAACAGTATCACCATCATCAATCAAATCACCTTCCTTGTATTTGCCAGAACCTAAGTAATTATCCCAAGTTACTTCAACATCACCAGCAGCATATTTGTTATCAGTAAAATCTGCATATACTCTATTGTTTAAGAGTTTAGCAAGTTTAAAATCAATAGTGTTACAAAGATTCATGTTTAATATTATTTAATTCTTTATTTATGTTATTGTTTATATGTTTGTTTTGAAATATCTATGTCTTTATTTATTAAGTCAGTTTTATTAACATTAATGATTTTCATTTTGTTATTAAAATAATATCTCTTATCAACAAAATGCTTTTTATATTCAATTCTTTTTAAGACATTTTTTATTTTTCTTCCAACAGTTGATTTTAAGTTTTTAAGTGCTTCTTCACAATCAAGTTCATTTTCAAATACCAATAGTTTCCCATTATATGTACAATTAAACCAACCATCAAATATATTATCATTAACATTTGATATTGTTGCATTTATTGCATATAATCTATTTTCTTTTCTTTCTTCATCTTCTTTCTTATATTTTTCAATAAGTTGTGGAATTAATGCATCTTGAATGGCCTTTAATTTCTCTCTATCTTCTTCTTTCTTTAAAAATCTTGGCTCAAACTTAAACCTGAACCCCTTTTCTCCTGGTCTGTTGTACCACCCACATGCATCATTAGTTTTCTGTAAATCTCCATTATAATATTTATATGTTAAAAGACTTTCCCAATATTGGTCTTGTATTAACCAATCTTCTTTATCTTCTGGTTTAAGATATGCTGTTATAGAAAATGCAAGGCCAAAAAATACAATTGTAAAATGAGCAGGAAATTCATATCTAAAATCATCATCTGCCCATTTTGTCTTATACATTATATCATCATTATACCAATGAAAAGCCAACCATATTGGAAGTTGCCAAACTGGTTTTTTTATTATCTTTGAAAGAATTGGATGATTTTTCTTTCCAAGTTCATTCCATTCAACAGATTCAAGTTTAGCCCAATTCCACTTTTCAGTTATTTCACCATATTTTCCAAACCTAATTTGTGGTCCTCTTCTCCATACAGGAAGATTTGGCTCCTTTTTCCATGAGCCAAAATACCATCTGAATTTTGGTTTTATGAATATATTTTTAACACTTTTCCAAGTGTCTAAGAAATGATGTTTATATTTATTTCTCATTTAAAATACCTCCCTATTTCCAAATTTATAAACAATTTCACCAAATCCTTCCTTTCTCCTTCTAAGTTCATTCAAGGTATCAGCACAAGGATTCATATAACATTCAAATTCCATTGGAAATGAAAATCTCTTTAATCTGTCAGGATTATTATAATCAAGATTATTGGTCTTAATTAATGATGTATAATATTCATTATCTGGATTATTCAAATCAACATCATCTGATGTTGCCTTTCCAACAATATCACCATTTCTATTAACATAATATGGTGGATTATCAGGGTCTTTAATCAAAACACTATCTTGATTATACTTTCCACATAATTGAATTGCCAAAAGTTTTAATTTTGAAAAATCATCTATTTCTCCTGTTTTCTTCAAATGATTAAAGATAATAAATGATGGTTCATAACTATCAACAATACCATCAGTACCATGATAGCCACCATATACAGGGAAATAACCATAGTCACAAGCCTTTAAATCATTAATAAGGCTTTTTGTGTTCTTATTATTAACATCATTAGGCTGGCCAGTTCTATTGGCTGAAACAATTACATAACCATCATTTCCATGCTTGTTAATAATTCTTGACAATGTTTCCTCATTGAGTTTTTGCAAAGGATATTCATTGTCAATATTATATAATTCCTTGAAAATGGTTCTTCCATCAACTGCTTCACCAATTCTTTCCATTAAATTCTTTATTTCATTTAAATGTCCCATATATTTTAATTTAATTAGTTTTTATCTCTCCAAAAGCAATAAAGACAATTATTTCCACAAGGTTTTGGTTTGTCTTTAATTAATTCTGTTTTATTTTTTGCACATCCACAATGTGTTCTTGCCTCCTTGTTGCCTTCAAGTTTTATTTTATCAGTTAAACCAAGAATATCAACATCAATTTGTGATAAACATGGTGTTGTCTTAAATGTCATTCTACTGAAGTCATAATTATATGTGATAGGTGGTTCACCACACATTTCAAGTTGCAAACCATATTCATCACAAACTCTTCTTACTTCACTAAATGACTTTTTAATCATTTCCTTATCAGCATGAAATGTTTCATATGGTAATTCAATGTTTTCAGCATGAAACCTTTCTTTAACATGATTATACATATCAAGAAAAGAAATTCTTATTCTTTTAAAACCAAGTGCTGAAAATAATTCAATTACATCAGTTGCTGTTTTTGTTCCTTTTTCAGTTGGAACAATGGGGTCAACTCTTAATACCATTTGTTCAACAGGAAATCCTTTTTCAATTAATTTTTTACATTGATTAAATGACCATTCCTTTTTAGGTACAAGTGGTTCTATTTTACTGCCACCCATGCCAGTCACAGTGCAATGTAATATACATTTATCTTTATTTTCAACAAGTTTATCAATAAGTTTATCAGTCAATCTTTTTGTAATAATCAGATTTCCATCATATAACCTATCAAATATTTCAAGATGAAAGCATGGGTCTGATATTTCTGTTGTTCCAAATTTTACAATATCACTCATATTAAATTTCTGGTTTTCTTCCTGTTAATTTATAAACAAAGTTTCTTAATCTTTCACTTTCATTATATTTTACTTCTGCTTTTTTAGACAATGGCATTCCATGCTCATCAAAATTTGTTTTAGCAAATATCATCAAATCCTTTCTACTATTTAGATTTCCACCATCATTTGCCCATTCAAGAGCATGTTCTTCTGAGAATTTTTTTGTCTTTAAAAACAATTCACTGGGTTCATTCACATATATTGTATAATTACTACCAATTGGGCTTCTACCATCCCAAATATAAGCAGTTTTTAATGTAATAATATAATTATAATTATCTATATTACTTTCTTCAATTTTCAAGGCAATAAACATGCAATTGTTTTGATTAACAATTTGATAAATCTGTTTAATTGTACCAAAATCATTAATTGAATTCATTAATCTTTTTTTAAGTTCAGGCAATGCAAGTGATATGGTTGCAAAAACATCACTTAAACTTAAATTATATTCTTTCATTCTTTCCAGAACATGTGGTTTTTTTGTTTTCTGAATAAGAACATCATCAATTTGTCCAAGATAATTTAAGTTTTTGCTAATTGATTCTTTGATTAATTCAATCAATTTTTTCTCATTAATCTGTACCATATATATTATATCAGTTTATCAATTAATTTTTCCAAAGCATGTGTAAAATAAAATCTTTCATTTTTCTTAATGATTTTATAACCATTTATTTCTGGCTTTGTAATACCATGTTTGTCAGTAAAATATGTTGTACACCACAATTTTGATAAATCAATATCTAAATTTGCTTGTAATTTAAATAAATGAATATCTTTTCCTCTAATATACTCATGTATCCCAAGGTCAATTATTTCATTTCTTGCTTCACTAACATCAAGACCAGATTCTTCTCTTAATTCTCTAATGGCAGTATCAAGGTCATTCTCACCAACATCAGAACAACCTTTAAGTAAATCATAACATTCCTTGTCATATCCTCTTCCTGTTGGATGACCTGCTAAAATACTGCCATTATTATCAACAAGAATAATGCCACAAGTAATTATATTACCATTTTTTTGCCTTTTTAAATTTTCTGCCATTATTTATAGTGTTTTTACAAAATCATTAAAATCTTTTTCATAAACATTATCATCACTTTTAACATGTTCAGAACAATTCTTATTTAAAAGTAATGCCATTAATATGTCTTTGTTAAATTCTCCATCAGGTGATTCTTGTAGTATTTTATTTTTTGCAATACAACAAAAATCACCATCCCACCATGCAAAATGCTTACAATTTACACAGTTATTTTCAGGTATCTGTATCATCATTTTCTTTATTAAATTTTTCAATTGCCTGTTTAATTTCAGGCTTATATTCCAAATAATCCAAATCAGGGTCACAAACATTGTCAATCAATACATCTGCATCTGTGACAATTCTCTGAAATGAACCACAATAATTTGCTTTTTTCCATTTTAGTCTAATAAATTCATACAAAATCAATCTATTATCCACCTCACCCCAAATGTCTGAACCTTCAGTTTCTTTTAAATCTTTCTCTATCTTAAGCAATAACTTCTTATCTTCATCATCATCATTCCATTCTCTCCAAGATTCTTCATCAGAAAAAAATTTGTTATCAAACAAGTCATCCATTATATTGATAAAGTCATATACTTTATCAAATTCTTTACTATCTGCTTTTGCAACTTTCATGTTTTGTTAATATTTAAATTATCTCTATTTACTTGTCCTCCTTTGCTTTTACTCCTTACACTATTGCCCACTCTGCACCTGCTTTGAAACCATCAATACAGCCGTGGTCATAGTCAGCAATAGAGGCAATGGCATAATCCTTTGAATAAAGTTGTTTTCTAGCATTGTCTGCAAAATCTATTGCTGCCTCATCAAGATTGGAGGGGAGAGAAGGCTGCAAATTATTCACTATATCATCAGCAAATCTGTTTAACATAATCTCCAATTCTTCCTTCTCCATGGCATGACCTTCATACACAGAGATATATTGATTAATTATTTGTTCTCTATTCATATCATTTTGCTTTTAATCAATTAGCACTTTTCCAAGAAACTTCTTTCCCCAACCATCTTCCTCTGTCATAACCTCAACTTTATTTGGGGTAAAGTCTGCAAGACCATAAAACATTATTACATCAGCCTCTTGTGGCATCTTTTGTAATTCTTTAATTAATTCTTGAACAGTCATATCATTTTGCTTTTAATCTAAGTTCATAGAAGTGTTTGGCAATTGTCAATCCTACATTTCTATTTATAAGTGTGCTGAATACTGGGTCATCTTCAACATATTCTTTGTATTCCTTCTCCAAATCAATCTCAGGCTGCTTTCCATAAAGAAATTCCTGAACAGTAGGCCCTATATTATTCCAAGGCTCCAATTCTTTCCATTCTTTTTCAAGTTGTTCTTTTGGTGTTGTATCAAGATGGTGTTTAAGTTTTGCAACTATATCCACCTTTGGCTGCTCCTGCTGAAGAGAGTATTGGTTTCTAACATCTTTTAATAATGTTTCAATAGCATCTTTCCTGTAATCATCACCATTAGCATATCCTTTTGAATAAGCATAAATTCTTTCTTCAAGGTCATGAATTAGACTGTCTGCATCAATGTATTTCTCAATATATTCCATATCTTATTCATTTTTATACATTCCTTTAGGTGCTTCTATAGCAAGTCCCTTTTCAATTAAACCTCTAAAATCAAAATGATGTTCAAGAGCATAATCAAGAGCATTTTCATTACAAGGGAACATTCCTTCATAACAATTTATTGCTCTATATTCATTTTCCTCTTCCTTAGCCATACTTGACATTGACCTGAGATAAGGTCTGCAATCTTCAATAAGGGAAGATTGCTGATAATGTAATTCATTTTGCCTTGTTACAATAGTACCATTCTCAGGAATAATTGTAATAATGTTTGTATTATACCTGCTTCCATAATTGTATCTTGCACAACATTTTACTCCATAAGGTAATCTTGCACAAAGGTCTTTAAGTAATAATTGTTTTTCTTCCTGTGTCATTTACTTATCCTCCTTTCTTGCATTAGGGTCAAGGTTTAAGAAGTGACTGGCAATATTTACAGCAAAATTACTCCATGTTGGATTACTCAACATTTTCTTGTCCATTGGAGTCATATTAAACCACACTTCTTTTCTTGAATCATATTCAAGACAAAATTTCTCAACCTCCTTCTCCAAGTTCACCTCCAGCTGCTCCTGCTGGAGAGAGTTGATGATGTAAAGTATATCCTTTATTGCTATTTGATACCCTCTCTCTTCCATTCCATCTTCAAAACCTTGCTCACATTGTAGACCTTTTATCCCAGCAATCAGTTTTTCTACATCAATGTATTTCTTAATATATTTCATATTCTATTCAGTTTTATACATTCCTTCTGGTGCTTCAAGAGCAAGTCCTTTTTCTATAAGACCATGTATATCCAAATATTTTGAATATAAATAATCTGTTGACTTGATGTTATTCTCAGTAGTAGCTAACCACTTCTCTTCATTAGATGTTGCATCAAACCATTTATTTCCCATATCAAAAGCAAAACCATTGAGAACCTTTTTTTCTTCCTCAGTCATACTTGACATTGGCCTGAGATAAGGCTTTATTTTATCAATGTTAAATACTTCTGACCAATATTCAGAATCATTAGCAACACTTAATTCAATTAGTTCAGAGGTATTTATAGCATAGGCATAGCCAACACCATTTTCTGTTTTAACATATGTTTTGTATGGCAGTCTTCCACAAAGGTCTTTAAGCAATAATTGTTTTTCTTCTTGTGTCATATTTATTTTATTTTTAATCCCACCATTCAGCATCATGTTCATATCTTATTTTGTGATAAAGATATTTTGCTTTTAATAAATAAAATTCATGTGGATTATTAATATAATGTTTTTTCACATTATCATCTTTTATAAATCTGTCAATATTCTTAGTATTTACATTTACAAGACATTTATATTTAAAATCATCACTTTTCTTTATTTCATAATTGTCATCAGATATTTTGGAAAAATATAGATTACCATCATAATCAAATAAATTTGTTTCATTTTCCATTATATTAATAAGATTTAAACAAATCTGCATATCTCTTATTACATATTCAACACCAACAAACCTATTTGCCTTTTTATGATAATTTATCATTTCTTGAATCTTGGCCTTTTCAAGTTCATATAAAAAACTTTCCTGCCATGGATAACCTTTCAAGGCTGTTATAATGATTCTCCAAAAGTCTCTGTTAAAATGGTATTTAAACCAAGATGTAATTTCATACCATTTATTTTTTAAAGAATCTAAGTCTTTTATGCTTTTAAAAAATGATTTACCAACTATTACTTCCATATTTAATAAGTATCACCAGGGTCACTGTCTTTAACTTCAATGTAATTTGCATCATTCTCATCTAAATGAATTAAATCAAAATTGATGCATGGAATTGTTATTTTTGAATCACAATTTGTACATTCTAAAACAACATTATTAGAATCAAAGTCTTTTAATAACATTGAACCATTTAAACATATTGGGCATGAAATTGCATCATGTACAATATTTATAACTTGCCCATTCTTTAATGTAATCTTTCTCCTTGTGTTAATGTTTCTCATCTTATTTTGCTCTTTTTTACAAAAATATAAAAAATAATTGATTATAACAAACTTATAGCAAAAATTATGCCAAAAATAAAAAAATTGGGAGATTTGTTTATTAAATCCCCCAATTTATATTTAAAAACTACTTTACTGTACAAGAAGAAGTACTTCCTGAGTAAGTGCATCCTGAACAACTTCCTCCATTGTAGGCTGAACCTTCTTTCCAGTGTTAGGGTCAACCTTCACTTCACCTGAAAGGATGAGGCTGATAACAGAACCATCAAATCCTGAGACAAGATACTGTCCACCATGTTCCATGGTTGCAGGTACATCCTTGCTTGCACCACTCCTACCTGCACAATACCACCAAACAACCTTGAACTCATCAACCCATTCACTTGGGAAAAATCTCCTAAGTTTTGCCATCATGGTCTCATAGTTAGTCCTACCACCACAACTATTAAACTGCATGTCACTAACAACAAGAAGAGTCTGTGGAAAGTCTTCAAGTGGCATTTCAGGATGTTCAACCCTGGTCTTACAAATCAGGTCAATCAAACTCTGATAATTAGTACCACCCCAAGCAACTTTGCTATTCTGGATTTGGAACCACTTGTCAACAAAACTGTCTCCCTTAAGTGTCTTAAGAGTTGAAGTGTCATCAAACATTGCCACAACATTGTGGAATGCACCCTTGTTCAATTCTGAGAAATAAATTCCCAAAGAAACACAGACATCAAAAGAAGTAAGTCCATTAGGACCACCATTAATAGGGCATGTCATAGAACCTGAGGTGTCTAGTGCACAAAGCACATTACCATTAATTGCACCATTATTCTTAGATGCAGTTTCAATAAGATTCTTGAACTGCTTGTCAATGGTAATCTTTGTTACATCAGTAACTTCACCATAACTAGGCAACTTCATAGCAAGTTCAAATGGATAACCATTAAACTTAGCAACAGGCTGTTCCATAAGCCACTTAATATAACTGTTCTTAAGGTTGTGATTAGTAAGGAACTTTCCACTCACAAGATTAAGAAGAGCCTTACCAGGAATAGTATTCCACTTAATGTTAGAATAGTTCCTTGCACAAATGGTCCTCTGGAATTCATGTGCCTTACCTGTTGACTTGAACTCTCTATAGTCCTTCATAGACCAACCAACATACTTAGCAAAATCCTTTGCAAGCTGATTGGTAGACTTAGCCCAATCAGTAGTACAAAGCTTGTTACTCCTGATTCTAGGCATATACTTCTTAACAAGGTCCCTATGATTATCATCATTGATACCAAGAGCAATGACATCAAAGAACTTTTCCTTATCCAAGGAATCATCCATTGAAAGAAGCACCCAAAGGTCCTTCCAAGAACCAACAACAGGGAGAAGCCAAAGATTCCTATAGAATTCATCAGCATGATACCTTGCAATCCAAAGGAGTCTCTTGAAAGATTCATCCTTTGCACCCTGTCCCTTCTGAACCTTTTCAGTCTTATCACCACCAATGATATTAGACTGTCTGGTAATCATTCTAAGGTAAAAAGGAAACCTGAGGGCATTGACAGGATTTTCACCCCAAAGAGTGGCCTGTTCAGCCCAAACAGTGTTAATGTCCCTACCTCTTGCAGTACCTGCATGAGCAAACTGGTCAAGAAGTGCAGAACCTGCACTTGCATATGAAACTGCACCATTTTCAGTCCTTGCACCATTAGCACCAGCACCAATTGTGTTCACCTTAATAAAACTATTCATATTTTCCATAATCAGAAATTTTTTATGTTAAACTTATTTTTTATTGCTGTTAAATTTCTTTTGTTTTGCAAATATACAAACAAAATTTTAATATCACAAATTTATTTGATGTTTTTTTCTCTTTTATATAACAAAAACCATGCCAAAAACTATTCTTTTGTAAAGATTTTTACTTTTTTTTATTATTTGGCCTCATTCTATTGTAGAATTCTTCTGTAAAACAAGCACCACTTGGCCACATTTTAACATATTTCTGGCCTTTATAAATGAGCCTGTCCATGACATCATCAGGGTCATCAGGATGTCTACCAATACTTGTTGCCACATCTTTCTTCCTTTCAATGTCCCAAAATATGGCAACAACTATTCCAAGTAAAATGAGTACTAACAATGGCCACCATTGTGTTAAAAAAATCATAATCTGTTCCATATCAAAATTAAAAGTTAATCATCCCATGCATCAGCAAGTTTCCTCAATGCTTCTGCAACTTTACTGTTTCCAACATAATAGCCATGCTCACATAGCCAATTCATAAGTGCTTTATATCTTCTTCTTTCATTTCTAAATTAAAATTTCTATTTAAACCAGTCTGTTCCAAATATTCTTGCAAAAAATATTCCAATAAGGCCATACTCATATATCTCTTCTTCACTAAAATGATAATAATGTTTAGCCCAATAATTTCCAAATAGACAAACAATTATAAGTGTTATCATCTTTATTCAGTTTTATACATTCCATCAGGTGCTTCTATAGCAAGTCCTTTTTCAATTAAACCCCTATAATCAAAATGATGTGCAAGAAGCCAATCAACTTCATCAACATTAAAATCAAGCCCATGAGTATAAAAATGCTGTAACTCATCATACTCAAATTTTTCATCTGAAGTCATACTTGACATTGGTCTAAGATAAGGTTTAATATTTTCTATCTCCACATATTCATCAAAATCAAAGCAATATACCAAATCACTTTCAATGTCAATTTCAGTTATTTTACTGTCACCATGTCTTAAATCAGTACATATTACACTATATGGCAACCCTCCACAAAGGACTTTTAGTAATAATTGTTTTTCTTCCTGTGTCATATTACAAAACATTCTTTTATATTCTTTCTGTAGTTCTTCATTTTCATGACCATAGAATGAAAGGATGTCAAACTTCCCCATATTTATTCAGTTTTATACATTCCTTCAGGTGCTTCAAGAGCAAGTCCTTGTTCAATTAAACCACAATAGTCAAAATGATGTGCATTAAGCCAATCAAATACTTTAATGACACAATAATGTGGTACTTCTGAAAGATAAAATTCAAGTGTTTTGCAATTATCCCATTCTACCAATTCAAGTTGGTCATATTGCAATTCTGTTACAGTTGTCAAATTTATAAATTCTTCCTCAGTCATACTTGATATTGGTCTAAGATAAGGTTTAATATCTTCAACCTTGTACTTATATTTACCATTGTCAAATTCAAGGCAATAAACCTTATAAGGAGATACTGACAAAAGTTTCTTGGCCTGTCCAAGTCTATTACAAATCACCCCATAAGGCAATCTTGCACAAAGGTCTTTCAACAACAATTGTTTTTCTTCTTGTGTCATTTTCTTACTTCTTCAAATAGTTAATAAAGTTTTCAATAATATAGTTTGACATGTCATCAGGATGATTAAAACCAAGTTTTTTAAGAGCAATCTTTAAATCTGTTTCTTCATCTTCCCATAACTTCCAGTTATTCCTAATCCATCTTCCTAAAGTGTGATGAACAGAAATTGCACCATTTTCAATAAGATATTCTTTATCTTCATTAGTAATCATTGAATTTAGCAAATCAATGCATTCATCAATGTTATTAGGTATTTTGTCCATATTAGTATTTGTTTAATCAGTATATCCTTTGTCTTCCCACCATTCTTTATGTAGATATTTTTCAAGTGTCCAATCATTATCATAAAGTGGATTTCTTACAAATTTATAGTTAGTTTGTCCATCATGATGTTCTTTTGGAAAATCCATTTCAGTAATATCAATACCATCAATAAGAGCATGGAGAATTGTCAATATTTTTTCTGTGGTTTCAATAAATTTACTAAGATACTTTTGTTTATAAAAAGCATTATCCCAGTTGCTTTTCAATGCCCACTTGATTCCTCTTAAATCATGATATGCTTCATTAATAAGAGCAATATTTGGATTAGCCCAAATTTCAGCATTATCTTTAAAATGAAAATATCCATCTGGACTATTACTATCTTTATAGTGAAGCACTCTATCTCTTACATATCTGTAATAAAGATAAATTCCATTATTTGAAAGTTCATATGTGTCATACACATATCTTCCAATCAGTTTAATAATGTCATCATCATATAAATCAAAATATTCATCCAAAAGATATTTTTCTGGAGATTTTCTAAACTCATGATTTTTAATTTTATCATGCAATACTCTCAATTTGTTAAGAGTTTCTTGTGATATTGGTTTAAACATATATTTAGTTAATTATTAAATCCCATACATTCTCTATTAAAACAAATAATAGGATTGTTCCTATCAATATATCCATGTTCAATAATATTCCTAATAGAAGAAGGTTCATCAAAAACACATCTACTTAGAATATTACACATTAAAATATTAGATGCATCAATTAAATTTTGGTCTAATGGAAGATTATACCATGCTGCTTCACTAAGTTCACTGACAAACATTCCTGTTGCAAAAGCATTTAAGTTATACTTTTCAGCAAAAACATTTGCATTACACCAAAAGCAAATAACAGGTTTATCTCTAAAAAATTGCAAATCTTCTGAGGTTATAACATACCTGTTACCAATCTTATCAAGAAGTCCATATTCAGTACCATGTCCAAGAAAAACAATCCTGTCAGCATCTGCAAGTGCTGCTCTTATTGAGTGACTTGAAATTCTTGTACCTTCAAGTACAGTTATACCATCATTGTTTAAATAATCATTATAAACAATGTTTAAAAACTCAGTTGAAGGGTCTGTTGGATGTATAAACAATGTTCTCATATTAATTAATATATTATCTTTCTCCTTTTAATATCAAAAATCATGCCATGATTTTATTTTAAATCAAATTTTCAAGGCAATATTTGATTGCTGCTTCACAGGCATCTTCATAAGAAGGATAGTTAACTGCTTTATGTGGAAGATAGGTTTTTATCTCTGTATCATGGTCTTGGACAATCTCTTTTAGGGAAGTTATTTGAATATGCCAGCCTAATCTGAAATCATAACCAACATCACAGTGAAGATTATGCCATTTTCTCAGCCACTTCATGACCATTTGGAGGGTTGGTGCTGACATTTTTCTACTTGAAATATTAATGTGAACATCTAATTCATTATTTTCTATAGATGCATTGTGATTTTCTCTTATTGGGCTATAACATAAAGTCCTTGTAACTGAATCTTCAATATAGTAACAATTTGTATTACAATCAAACCCCTTCTCTTTCAGGAGTTTGGCTGTTTCAAAACTTACATAATCTTCAGAAATCATATTCATTATGCTTCAAAATCATCTAAATATACAAACTCTCCAAATAATTCATCTGGCCCATTTTCATCATACCTAATCCCATAGACAACCACACAAGGATATTTTTCAGGGCCTACCCAAAAATCAGACACAACCCTTCCATGCTCAGGAATTATTCCAGTATGGTCATCTACAAAAGAGACAAAATCATCATAACTGTTAAGTAAAATCTTATTCATATCTCATTCATTTTTATACATTCCATATGGTGCTTCAAGAGCAAGACCTTTTTCAATTAGATGATGAAAGTCAAAATGGTGGCTGTTAAACCAATCATGAAGTTCAGAAATTTTTTCTTCCAGCCTTTCATCACAACTTTCTGCAATATTGTTTTTGTAAATTTGCCATTCTTTATCTTCTTCCTCAGTCATACTTGACATTGGCCTGAGATAAGGCTTAATACTGTTAATTCTGAATGGGTCAGAATCAACATTTAGATAGATTTCTTCTCCATCAACTCCACATAGTAGGCATTTTTCTGGTTTACCATAAGCACCAGGATTTAACTGCACAAGAGTGTCATAGGGAATCCTTGCACAAAGGTCTTTGAGTAGTAGTTCTTTTTCTTCCTGTGTCATATTATTTACTGTTTTTATTCATCTATTGGATATCAAAAATCATACCAAAGTATTAGTCTTTACTCATTTTGTCAATCTTTTCCAAGATTTCTTTTACTATTAAATTAAAACAAGTGTGAACAATTAAGTAAATTAACAATTTTTTTTGTTTCATTATCATCACAATTAAAGAATTGCTTCACATATTCAGTTATTGTTACAAAGCCATTTTCTTTATTGTTTGTAAAATATTTGTCAAGGAATTCAGAAATTGAATTCCTGATTTTTTCAGCATCTTCTTCACTATAATTCAAACCATCTTCAAGATAATGGTGTAGATATGAAACACCAATATTTGGATAGATGGAATTATAATCAACAAGAAGATTCTTAATATTTTCAATAATTTCAGTATTTACCATATGTTTATCTTTTTATATTTTAAAAACTATTTATTAATATAGAATTTATTTACTTATAATGTTTTTTATTTATTTTATTTTTAAGTGAATAATTCAAAAAAGTCAACAATAAACCATTTAATGAACATGATGACAATATAGAGGACTATAATTGAAAGAAAAACTAACATAAACCACCAACTAAGAAAAGACAGTAGGAATAGGAATATGTGAAAAGGTGTTAATCTATGAAATCCAACAAACTTATAATAGTTCAAGGATACAAATATAGAAAAAAAAGCAAGTACAAAACCAAGCCAATAAAAAGAAGTCATTAAAATTGTCATCATAATAAATTAAATTTGTTGCTTGTTTAATAACAAAAACCATGCCAAAATATTAATATCATGACAATAAAAGAACAAAATGAATTGAAATCAACAATCAAACAAATGGTCAGGGAATCATTGTTTGATTTAATTAATAAGAATGAAACAAAGTCTTCAGAAGATAACACTGATTCTGATAATTCTAAAAAGCCAACTTCAAAGAACAAGGAAACAAGAGTTATTCAAGCACTTAAGAGTGATGGTGTAGATATGGCACAATATGCTTATAAATTATGGCCAGATAAAGATAAAGATAGTGCAAGAAGTTATTTTTATAAATGTCTTAATAAAGAAAAAAATGATAATGGTGATACATATTCATTTAATGATGATGAATTTGTCAAACTTCACTCAATGTTAACCAATCAACAACTTTAATAAAATATATAATAACATAAAAAAATATTTGTCACTATTTGATTTTTTTTCATGTTAATGGAAAATTGCTGTAATTCCTGCAATCTATTATCCAACTGTATTTTAAGAAACTAAAAGAGAAGAAGACAAAAAGGTTCAGGAATAAAACTGAACCTTTTTTTATGGAAAGAATTTTAAAAGAAAATAGAGATATTATAACACCAGATAAATTGAGAGTAAGAAATTGGCATCTTTCTCTCTTTCACTGGAATTATGATACATTAACTTTATCTTTTGATGGTGAAACCATTTATTATGGAAATTCATCATTGAAACACCCTATTATACACATGAAATTAAAAAATAATGATTTATTTGATTTTAGATATTGGTATAATGAAAATTTAATTTGCTGTTGGTCTTATGATGAAAATACTGTTGATGTCCTTAAAAAAATTAAAAATGCATATAAAAATAATAAAATAAAAAAAATTGAAAGCCTTGATGATAAAAGATTCTATTATTATACAAAAGACCCTAAATTTTTTGATGTAAATACAGTTGATATTATATTTGAACAAAATATTAATGATAAAAAATATATTGTTAAATGTAAATTTGATGAACTTGATAATGTTACAGAAATGTCATCAAATAACCACCTTAGGCAATACCATGTCATGCCACCTCAATTGAAATTTCAAGAACTTTCTAGTAATAAACAACTCATGTCTGAAAGACAATACTATATCCAAGAAGGGCAAAAAGCATGGGTTGCAAAACATGGTGATATTGACCCTGCTTATTATCATTTACTTATGTATGAAGAATAATCTGAAAGTTACAAGTTTTTTTATAAAATAATATATAAAAATAAAGGTCAAGGAAAATTGTCTTCCTTGACCTTTATTAACAATAATTAAATATTACTTTTTGATTTGAAGTACTCTATTAGACCCTTCTTCTTTCTTTACATTTTTCTGTGAGCATTTGATAACAAGTTCTTGTCCATCAAGTTCAGCAGCAAGTGTATTAGGGTCTGCATTTTCTGGTAATGAATATTCAAAATCACCCATCATTTTGCTATTTTTATCAGTATACTGATATGTTACATGAACAACATTTTCATCAACAACATTAATTGAGACATGTGTGTCAGTAACTTTTTCAGGCAAATGAATTTTCACTTCATATCCATTATCAGTTTTACTAAAACCATCATTAAAAATAGATGCTTCATTAACATTTGTAAGGTTACTAAAATTATTGGTAAAAACCTTATTAAACCAATCATCATCAAGAAAACCACCAAAAAGTGGCATTAAACCAAATCTATCTGCCATAGCATTAATATTTTTAATTTTATTATTTTATTAATTATTAAAATATAATATAAAGTATAAACAAAGTCAAGAAAATTTGAACAAAATGTACAATTTGGTCTTGTACTAGTGTGATTTTTTTCTCATTTGCTTTTAAATCATCTGTGATGTAATGTATCATTGCATTTGCAATCCAAATACAGAACACTGAAATACCAGCAGTTGGTGTTAAAAATAGTAATGGTAACAATATCATTGCAGACCAAGATAATGAGTGAATTAGCAATGCAATTTTATAATCATTTTTATAAAATTCTTGTTTTTTAAAATCATAATTTCCATTATCATCAATAAAAACATTATCAAACCACCAATCTTTCTGCTTCAATTTGGAAAGGCATATTGGTTGTAGTACAAAGTCATCAACAACATGACATATAAACATTAAGATTAATAATTTCCAAAACATATTTAATATATTTTATCTTTAATATTGTTGTAAACCATGTCAACAGCAGTATCTTCATCACCACCAACAAATTCATCAATCAAATCCCATCCTTGGTCTCTGACTTCAATTAGAGTAAGTCTAATTATTTCTTTTATGTCCATAATTCTAAAGTCTTGCAACAATTCTTCCTCTTGTCAAATCATAGGGTGACATTTCAACCTTTACCTTATCACCAACAAGTACCTTGATAAAATTTTGTCTCATTTTACCAGATGATTGACATAAAATAACCATACCATTAGTGTCAAGTTGTACTCTGAACATTACATTTGGTAAACTTTCAAGTACAACACCTGTTTGTTCAATTAATTTCTCTTTTGCCATATATTATTTTTCTTCATTAAATATTTTTTTATATATTTCTTTTGCAATGTTAATACATTCTTCAGTGCTTGGTGGTTCATTTTTGCTTTTTAAAAGCATTGCACCAAAATAAATTAAATCATTTTCACTCAACATATACTTATATAATTTTCTTTCTTATTTTATCATATGAATCTTCTTCAAAGTTATAGATATCAGCCAATGTAAGACCCTTTGTCACTTGTGGAATTTCAAGTTCTTGTACATTAATAGGGTTTTCATCATCATTGAGTTCTTTTGCTTTTTCAGTATAGATAATCTTAAGCAATTCATTAGTTTTTTCAACAGTAAGTGCTTTAAATTCATATTTACTTACAAGTCTTCCTTTTCTCATAAGTGCAGAATCAATATCATTAACATCAGCATTGAATGTGCAGATGAATTTAAGGCCCAAATCATCAGCAAGAAGTCCATCACTCATGTTTAATAATGTTGACACAGCTGATGTTGCACCTGTGCTTTTTCTATCTCTAATTACATTTTCACAATCTTCAAGTATAATTACATGATTACTCAAAGTACCTAAGAAACTAGTGAATGATGGTTGACCAAGAAAATTAACAAGGTCAGGTGTTACATAAACAAATTTTTTATTTGGATTTGTTGTTATAAGATTTCTAATATAAGTTGTTTTACCTGTTCCCTTCTCACCATGAAGAATTACAAGACCACTTTTATCATTGTCATTAATGAATTTCCTAATCTTTTCATCTTCATGTTTAAAATTATCATTATATTGTTTTTCAAGACTGAAATTTTTTACTTCCTTGATTTTTCCTTTCTGTAAAACAAAACCTGTATTTGTTTGTGCAATTTTATATAAATTGTTCTTTTCTTCTTCAGGTAAAACATAATAATCACTAATGAAATTAATGAAATCCTTTAATGCTTCAATATTTTCATTACCATAAAGAATATAACTTTCACACACATTCTTTTCAATCCTTGCAAATATGTTCTGTTGAAGAAGTATAATACAAAAACCTACTGTTTCTTCCTGTGTTGATAGATTCTTTGTAATATATTCAATATACTCCATCTCATTTGCATTGTACTTTTCCTTCAATTTTTCCAATATTTTAAATGAATCAAAATACATATCATTTTGCTTTTGAGAATGTGTAAACATATAACAGTTTGGAAAATAGTTGTTTACACTAAAAAATAAATTTTGAAGTGAAAGCCCATCAACTTCTGAATATATTGTAGTTAATGATTTATTTAACCTTAAGTTATTTAATAATTTGTTCATATTTTAAATATGTTTTTTGCAAAAATACAAAAAATTGAAATTAAAAACAAAAAAATCAGCCAATTTCTTGACTGATTTAATTTACTTATTGTGCAACAATTCCACCACCACCACTCATATATCCACTTGACCAAATAAACAATGTACTACTACTACCATTAATCCTAAAATATAAATTAAGATATCCTGGTGTTATATCAATGTTTTTTGCTAGATATGGAATTGGCATGTTTGTGCATGATGGATAAAATACATATGGAACTAAAGCATAATGAACTGTTTGTCTAGAACTAACTTGATAAAGAATCACATCTTCACAATAATTATTTCCAATTACAGCATTGCATAATGCTGGAAGAGTATCATCATGACTGTTTACTCCAATTTTATTTTCTTTAATATTACTTGTTGTAAATATAGAAGATGATGAATTAAAACAAAATGTAATATTATTTAAACTTTGTCTCCCATTATCATATTTACTTATTTTATTTCCAAAACATTTCATATATAATTGCTCTATTTTTTTTATCAATTTATTTATTATTTACCAGTTCCTCCTGAATTATCTGTATATGGACTATCTGTTGTATAATTAAAATATTTACTATTATTATATAATTTAACATATTTATCCTGAAGTGAATAACCATTTAAAGAAAGATATTCTAAATGATACAAATCCCTAAGATAAAAAGTTCCATATGTTGGTGAAACAAAGGAGTTCATAACATAGTTATCTGCAAAATCCATATCAGTTGTTTTTCTTGGATAAGTGTTGTTATAGGAATTAACACCAATTTTATTACCAATAAAACAAGCATCAGAAAATATATAACCCTCCATTTTATCAGTATTGGTATTGTAGAAGAAAACATTACTATTTAAAGCTTGTTTTTCATTCACCATCCATTTATTTATTTTATTGCTGTTACAAAAATCCATTGTTAATTTTATGTTTTTTTAGTTATTATCCTAATTCTTCTTGAACATCACCTTCCCCATAGTTAGGGAAATATCTTGCAAACATAATGTTCTTGAAGTCATAAGGGCAATCATTTTCATTTTCATCAATCATTCTATAGATAACACCTTTACCTGAAGAAGATGCCCATTCAAACCTGTCAGTATCATTATCAAGACAATACCATAATTGCCATGCTTCAACATTTGAATTTTCAAAATAGCCTTGTGTATCTCTTTCACTATGCATTGCCATTGCTTGCTCTGATAAAGTATTTTCACTTAATGAAAGGACAACAACATCAAATGGATGTGTTGCTGCTGTAGTTCCTGACTGTGATGTTGTTGTAACATAATCAGTAATTCTATAATAAGTACCAGGAACAAGATTACCACTGTCTCTTGCAGATACAAGGTCAGCATATGTGGTTTCAATCATACCACCACCAATACCACCACCTGTCATATCAAACATTAAACCACCAATTTTAACTTTTGCAATTTTTGCCATAATTTATATATATTTTTTTTCTTTTTATTTTTCTATTATTTAGTCAAATATAATATGCATTCAACATCATCACCCATATCAGGTGTTACTTCTTCACCATCAATTGTTCTTACCAAACCCTTATATGGTGTATCATTTGGATTAATTACAAGAACAAGATTATCTTCTTCAAGATATTCTTTAGAATCACCACTTATTGTATATGTTCCAAAGAAACCACTGAATGATTGTTCCAATTCTGCATCAGTTGCATATTCAGATACATCAAAAGTTTTTGCACTGAAATTCTCAACAGGTGTTTCACCATCAATGTGCATTGGATTGTTTTCAAGTTGAAGTTCAAAAAAGATTCTTCTCTTGTCATCATAAAACAATGTATCACCTGAAATAACAACTGGTCTTGGATTATAATGTACTTTTGATGCACCTGATAGTGAGTCAACTGCTTCCATATCTACTTTGTCTTCAACAAGACACACTGATGGTAACTCATGGAAGTTCTGTTTATCAGTTAAACCAACATTGTACTCAGTCTCATTTTCTGCAAATGTTTGGTTATTATTGTATAATTTTAAATAAATCATAATCTATTTTTTTTTTATATAAATAGTATGAAAATAACAAAACAAATAGCCAAAAAAACATAATATCATAATTAATTATTTGTTAATTAACTACTATTTATTAGAAAGCTTGGTCATATGGTTAATATATTTCAGTTAATTATAAACTTTTTAAAAAAAATTTTTTTAAAAAATGAAGATGAAGTCATTGTGAATACTAATGACCCTGACATAATAACAGATATTGATAATCAGGAAGATAATCAACAGGAAAACAATGATGAACCTAAACCTGAAATAACAGATAATAATATAAAACCAACTGAAACAAATATTGATATGGATAACTATAATGGAAATATTATAATATTGGATAATGGACATGCAAAATCAACACCAGGCAAATGTAGTCCATTATTTGAAGATGGGACAAGATTCTATGAATATGAGTTTAGTAGAGATATTGTTAAAAGAATTGCTAGTAAACTTGAAGAACTTGGTATAAAATATTATATCATTGTTCCTGAAATTGAAGAAGATATTGCATTATCAAAAAGAGCAAATAGAGCCAATAAAATTTGTGAACAATTTGGTGCAAACAAATGTATGCTAATATCTGTTCATGCAAATGCTGCTGGCATGGGTGATAAATGGATGTCAGCAAGAGGTTGGAGTGTTTGGACAACAAGAGGTGTTACTAAATCTGATGCAATTGCAACAATGTTCTATGAAGAAGCAGAAAAAATATTACCAAAATATAATATGACATTAAGAAAAGATACAACAGATGGTGACCCTGATTATGAATCAAATTTCACTATTATCTATAAAGCACTTTGCCCAGCAATCTTAACAGAAAACCTATTTCAAGACAATAAAACAGATGTCCAATTCTTAATGTCTGATGCTGGAAGAAATGCTATTGCTGAAATTCATGTAAATGCAATAAAAAGATTTTGTGGATTAAAATAATCAAATCTATATTTGAATAATAATTTTGCTTAAATAAGCATAAAAAAAACATTTTATATAAAATGGCTGTAATTAGAAAAAATGGTATTCAATTAAACAAAAAAAGTAGTGTACTTAACAAAGCACCTGAACCTTCACAACTTCAATATGGTGAAATTGCAATCAATTATGCAGCAGGTTCTGAAGCAATCTATATTAAAAATACAAATGATTCAATTGTAAATGTTACTGCTGGTAGTGGTGGTGGAGGTGGTGGTACTGTTGGTACTTTAACAACCACAGCAAGTACTGCATTATCAACTCAAACATCAGAATCATTATCAAATGCAGTACAACTTCATAAGGTGTCTAAAACAGGTTCATACAATGATTTAAATAATAAACCTACAATCCCTTCAGCACCAGGCACATTAACAACTACAGCAACAACAGCACAGGCTACTGCAAGCAATGAGGCATTATCTGGTAATATTGCATTACATAAAGTATCTAAAACAGGTTCATATAATGATTTAAACAATAAACCTACAGCACTTTCTTCATTTACAGAGGATGCAACACATAGATTAGTTACTGATACTGAAAAATCAACTTGGAATAGTAAAGGAAATGGTACTATTACTGGTATTAATATGAATGGTGCAAGCAAAGGCACATCAGGTGTTGTTGACCTTGGAACTGTTCTTACTGCTGAAACTCAATTATCTACAGGTACAACAAGTGGTAATGGAAATGCAGTAACAAGTATTAATGTTTCAAACCATCAAATTTCTTTAGTTAAAGATAAAACATTTACAACATCAGGTGATGTTAAAACTCAAATTGAAGGTTATAATTACTTAACAGGATATACAGAAACAGACCCAACTGTTCCTTCTTGGGCAAAACAAACAAATAAACCAACATATACTGCATCAGAAGTAGGTGCACTTCCAACAGGTACAACCCTTGATGGTGTTGCTGATGGTACAACAAGAAAACTTTCTGATACAATTACAGCTGTAACATTTAATGGTGCAACAGCAACTAAAACAAATAGAGTTGCTGCAATTACAGCAACAATCCCTGCTGCACCAGGCACATTAACAACTACAGCAACAACAGCACAGGCTACTGCAAGTAATGAAGCATTATCTGGTAATATTGCTTTACATAAGGTATCTAAAACAGGTTCATATAATGATTTAAATAATAAACCTACAATCCCTTCAGCACCAGGCACATTAACAACTACAGCAACAACAAGTTTATCTACTGCCACTAATGAGGCATTGTCAGGTAGCATTGCTTTGCATAAAGTTGCTAAAACAGGTTCATATAATGATTTAAATAATACACCTACAATTCCTACTGTCAATGATAGTACAATTACAATTCAAAAAGGTGGCACAAATGTAAATTCATTTACAACAAATGCATCTTCAAATAAAACCATTAATATTCCAAATGAACTTCCAGCATATAGTGCATCAGATAGTGGAAAGGTTCTTTCTATTAATAGTTCTGGCCAGTTAGTTTGGATTACACCAGTTACAATTTATACAGGTACTACAGCACCTAATAATTCACAAGGTATTGATGGTGATATTTATTTACAAACATCATAAAATTAATAATAAAATAGAAGATTAATATAGGTTATCCCTTCCTATTAAAAAGGAAGGGATTTTATTTTTTATTTATTATGAGCAGAATTCAAAATTATAGTTTTAGTGGCTATCCTTCAAGTTATGATACAGACATTTCATCACAAAATGGAGATAGTTATACAGAAAGGGGTTGTACAGATGTAAGTAGTAGTACATATGCAAGATTTACTGGTTCACAACAAGAAAATAGAACATGGTATTACAAATTTAATACAAGCAATATTTCACAGTTTGCTAATATAACTTCAGTATCTTGGAAAGCAAAGGTTACTGTTTCAAAAAATAAAGATACTTGGACATTATCACTTTCTAATTTAACTACAAGTGTTGGAGACACACAAACACCTACTAGAGTAAGTACTTATACAACACCTGAAACTAATGGAGGAAATTGGAATGTAACTGATTTAAATAATTTAAGATTTAAAATTGTTCCAAGTAATAATGTAAATACTAATTATTTTTATGGTGCTGATTTATACATTAATTATTCAATTACATGGTATTCTATTTCAACAAATTCATCTGTTGCTGGAACTTCCATTACATCTTCTGCCAGTGAAATTGAGTCAGGTAATAGTATAACATTGACAACAAATGCAAGTTCATTATCCAATATAAAAATTATAGATAATAATAATGATATTACAAATAATTTTACAGGAAGTAGTGGAAATTATTCTTATACAATATCAAGTATTAATTCTGACCATGTAATTTCAGTATCAGAGAAATCAAGTTCATCCAATAGAATTTATCATAAAGAAAATAGTTGGATTGAATATAAAAAAGTATATAAAAAAAACAACAGTGTGTGGGTAGAACAGCCTATTTCAACAAATTTATTTGATATAGGAACTATTTATTTAAATAACAATATTTAGTAATTTATATGAGTAGACCAATTAGTATAACAAGTGCTGCAACTTTTATTCCTTCATCATTTGATAATGTTAATTCTTCATATGCATCAAATTACAATGATGGCAGTACAGCTGTTGATGGTATTTACAATGGAAATGTAATAAGTAATGGATATACTGATAGTGGCTCAACAACTAGAGCTGCTTTTTATACAAACACAGGACAATCAGCAGAAAGTTATTTTTATTATAATTTTGATTGTTCTTCAATACCAGAAAGTGCAACAATAAATTCAGTTTCTTGTGTAGTAAAATGTGGTACACAAGGCACTAATTATTATAATATAAGACAAGCACAGTTATGTACTAATACCACACCTAAAGGTAATGCTACAACAATAACAGGAACCAATACTAGCCCATCAACACATTCATTAACAACAGGAACTTGGACAAGAGAAGAGTTAGCAAATTGTAAAATTAGAATGTATATAACTAAACTTAGTAGTGGGACAGGAGCAACTGGTTATTCTACAGTTTCATTTTATGGTGCAAGTTTGAAAGTTGAATATTCTGTTGAAGGTAGCATGTATGATATTAATGCTTCAAGTGATACTGATTTAGCAACAGTTGAACCTTCATCACAAGAAGTTTTTCAAAATCAAAATGGTATTGTTAAAATTAATGTTGATGATGTTAGCAGCATAATTGTTAAAGATAATAATGTTGATGTAACTGACCAATTGGTTGCAAAACAAAAAGTTACATCTGGTTCTTCTGAAACAGTATTAGGTGAATACACACTTTTAAGTGGTGGGTTTAATGGTAATGGTGCTAGTTATTTCCAAGGTCTTGTTGGGAAAGGGGTTACAGGTTCTACTACATCATCAAATTATTATAGTTCAGGTAGTAGAACTATTGCTGGTTTTACATACAATTTAATTTTTAACAATATCCCATCAAATGCAACAATTACAAGATTATATTGTCAAGTAAATGGACATGCTGAAAGCACCTCAAATAATAATGAATACATGTGTGCTCAGTTAATACTTGGTACTACTGCAACAACATTAAGTGAAGAACTTAACTTTAAATCCATTGGTACTAGTAATTCAACACAAACAATAGAAGCAACAACATTACCAACAGTTGCACAACTTCCAAATTTGAAATTATATTGTAGATTGGGTTATTATGGTGGTGCAATCAATGGTGCAACATGTTATGTTGAATATACTATTCCTGATAGTGGTAATCCATATTATTATGAATATACTGTTACAAATATTACTGAAGACCATGTAATACTTGTAACTGAAAATGTTATTATACCACCTGAGGAAGACCCTGATAAGACATATTATCCAATAACAATATCTGCAATTAATGCAACAACAACGCCATCAAAAGGTACAACAAGGGTTGAAAGTGGGACAAGTGAAACTATTACTATTACACCATCTGACCCAAAATTAACACTTGCATTAGATAATGGTGTTGATATTACAAATCAGTTGGTGAAACATGGTAATACACCTACTTCAGCAATAACAACAGCACCTGGTGCAACTTATGGTTTTACATTAAATACAACAACAGGATATTATACATCAACAAATCAAGGTATTTCAAGTTCTGCATCTATTGCAAGAGTTACATTCAATTTTTCTGTTAGATACTTAGTTACTTTTGAATATATTAATTATGCTGAAGCAACATATGATTTTGGTGTGTTTGGTAAAGTTGATACAACATTATCTACATCAGGTTGGAATTCATCACAAACTGCTGGTGATACTACAACAGATGCAGGTTTAGAACAAATAAGATTAAACACTGCATCATATAATACACCAACACCACAAACAATAACATATGAAGTGCCTTCAGGTACACATTATATTGATATTAAATATGGTAAAGATGAAGCAACTGATTCAAACAATGATAATCTTCAATTTAAGATATTATCAATGGAGCCAGTTGATGTTGATTTATATTATACATATGATTTAAATAATATAAATCAGTCACATTCTTTAATTTTCATTTTTGGTGATGTAACATATTACTTTGTAACATCACAAACAAATACAGATTGTAAATTATATCCAAATGGTCAAACAGTTGCATTATTAGGTGATTCATATAAACTTACAATTGTACCATCAAATCTTACTGATACTATTTCAGTAACAGACAATGGTGTAGATGTAACAAATAATATTGAAAGAAAAGAAATAGAAACAGTTAAAGAAGGTGTCCCAACAATATTTGTCAACTATATATATAAATTAACAAATATTCAAAGTGCACATACAATTAATGTTATTTCTTCCACTGGTAATGTTTTATATTTAAAGAAAAATCAATATATAACAGTATATAAAGTTTTCAGAAAAGAATATAGTGAAAAAGAAAAACAACATATCTGGTCAGAACAAGAAATTTCTATTGATTTATTTGATAATAATACTATTTATATTAAACATAACTAATTCAAATATATAATATTATGACACAAGTTAAATTAAATGAGAAAGCATTACATAAATTAATTGCTGAATCAATTGTTAAAATATTAAAAGAGGAAAGAAGTGAAGATGTTGATAATAAAATTATTGACTTAATTTCATTTTTACATAATGCACAAAAACCTGTTAGAGAAATTCATTGGAACACAGATAAATATGCTTTACATATGGTAACAGATGAAAGCATTGGTGAATTATGCTCATGGGAAGATTCATTGGCTGAGACTTTTATCAGTGGAAAGGATATTAAACTTTTAATTAATGAAACCAAACCATCTTCAAATGAAGATTATAAAGCAATTATGGAAGAATTAATTAATTTAGCAAGTGAAATTAAAGAAATGATTTCAGACAATAAGGACTATGATAACATTTGTGCTGTTGTTGATGAAATTTTAGAAACCTCAAATCAATTAATTTATAAGGCTCAATTAAACTAATATATTGTTATGGAAAAGAAAGTTGTTAATATAAATGAAAAAGAACTTAAATCTATGGTTGTTGAATGTGTTGCAAAAATTTTAAAAGAAGGTTCAACAAATAGTAAAGTTCTTGAAGCATGGGATGAAATGACAGAACAAGTTGGTGCACAAGCAATGCTTGATATGGTTTATTCAGCACTTAGTCATGACCAATTAGTAGACCTTATTAAATACTTCAATAGAGTATATGAATTTGGAATTGATATGGATAATATTTATTAAAATGTTTTTATTATGCCAGCAAAAAGTAAATCACAACAAAGATTGTTTGGAATGGTTCATGCTTATCAAAAAGGTGAACTAAAACATCCTTCTGAAGAAATTAAAAACATTGCAAATTCAATATCAAAAAAAGATGCTGAAGATTTTGCAGAAACAAAACATAAAGGACTTCCAAACAAAGTAAAGAAAACTAAAAATGAATCAGTTAAACTAACTGAAAGTCAATTGAATTCAATAATTACTGAATCTATTAACAAGTATATTAAAAAATATTTTAAATAAAAAAAGACCTGATTAACTCAGGTCTTTTTATTTTATTTATTATTTAAATTAGTCAACATCAGCACACTCAACAACAACATATGCTGCCCTGCTTGCTTCAGGAAGTGCATTGATATCAAGTTCAGTAGAGGTCTTGACATTGGTTGCACCAAAGGTCTTTGCAAGATATTCCTTAACAACCTTTGCTCTCTCACTTGCAAGATAATTGTTCCTACTCTTAGAGCCAGTCTTGGTATCAGCAGAACCAATTACCTGAACAGGACTATTCTTATCAAAAGACTTAACAAAAGTATCAAGCTTTGCCTTCTCAACAGCACTCAAAGTTGCACTACCAATAGGGAAAGAAACTACAGTTGAACCACCTTCAATAACAGGAACCTCCTTAACAACTTCCTTGACAACTTCCTTCTCAACAACAACCTCCTTGACAACAGGCTTCCTACCTTCAAGTTCAGCAATCCTTGCCATTGCAGCATCATAATCTGCCTTACTATAAGCATAGTTATTGGTTACAAAGTTATGGGAATTAACCCTTCTATTACCAAACTTATAGGTAACACCAACAGTAAGATTAGCAAATGCATTTTCAAACTTAGGGTTGATAACATTATGGTCACTGACAGCTTCACCCCTATTCATCCAAAGAACAGCAGGTCTTACATTGATTTGCCATGCCCTTGCCTTACCAAGATTAACATTGACCTCAGCAGCAGCCCTATAGTTAAAGTAATTCCTATCCTTAAGTTCATCAAGGTTGCCATAATCATGTCCCCAACCAATACCAGGAACAGCAACTACCTCAACCCTCCTTGGATAACCCTTATATCCACCAAAAAGATTAGAAAGGTTCAACTTACCATTAGCAAGGACACTGTGCTGGTCAACAAAAGTATGAGCACCAGGAGTTCCAAACAATGCAGTACCCTCAACACTGAAACCCCAAACAGGAGTTACATAAGTACCAACTTCAAGAGCAGCAGTGGGTCTGGCATTATGTACAAAGTCACTGAAAGATGCTGCATTGAGTGCAGAAACAGCACCACCATTAACATTAACATAAGGCATACCAAATGCACCTACATACTCATAATTCTGTGCAGAAGCCATAATTGCAATGGCCATAGCTGCAATAATACTAAAAATTTTCTTCATAATTTTAATTTTTAAAATGTTATTTAACAATAATTTTTTTCTTATTCAAATTGTGTAGATATTCTTTATCAAAAATCATGCCACAATCATGTTTAGTTTTGCAAATATATATTAAAAAATTTAAAAAACCAAATTATTTATAAAAAAAATCAAATAATTTAAATCTTTTGCCAATTTCTTCAGGTGTCATTTCTTTAATGTCCATATCAGTTAATTGATTTAATCTTTTCCATTTCCTATAACAGAATAGTTTTTTCAAAAATAGTTTAATCTCCATTTTCAGCAATTTTATTTACACAATCAGATATTGCAGATGTCCAATGTCTGATATATGATTTATTATTATTTAATGATAAAAGTTTATCAAGGCATAAAACACTATATTCTGGCCTGATAATATTATCAAAAGGTTTTTCTCTTGGTGCAATTTGATTATTGCCATTTACAATGCCTTCAATGAATTTTGCCATATCATACCAAGAAGCAAGTCCTAAGTTAGCAAAATTTAATATATGAGCATAATTAATTGGGTCAAAACCATTGTTCCAATTGTTATTTATTTCATTTGTAATAAAGCATCCATCTTCCATTTCAATTTTATTAATAATGAAATTTGCCAAATCCATTGCATATGTTGGTGAACCAATCTGTGTTAAAACAACTTCAAGATTTTCACCATTGATTATTTTGTTATATATTGTCTTTACAAAATTTTTACCATATTCAGAAAATAACCAAGAAACAATAATTACAACAAATCTTGGTGTTTGTGGGATTTTCTTCATTTCATTGAATAATTCCCTTATCCCAAGCAATTTACTTAAACCATATTTATTGATTTTTTCATTGGCATATATTGCAAAATCTTCATTCTTATATGACCAATGTATTTCATTTTCTTTAATTGGCTTATTTTCATATGTTCTATACATATAATCAGTACCAAAATGTACTAAGAATATATCATATTTATTACATAATATGGCAAGATTTTTAACAGCATCCCTATTAATTAATAGTGCCTTTTTAAAACCATCTGTTGTTTCAGCATTTTTTACATCAGTATAAGCAGCACAATTAATAATTATTTCAATATCTTCATTGTCTTGAAGATATTTTTCCATTTGTTTAATATTAGTTATATCAAAATCAGTTCTATTGGTAAAAATATATTGGTCAATGTAAGGACTGCTTTCAATAGCCTTCCTTAAACATTGACCTAATTGACCATTTGAACCTGTAATTAAAATTTTTCCTTTAATCATGATTAGATAGTTTGTACAAATTCACTTTCTATATTGAATAGACTGTTGGTTGTAAATATTTTCTTAACAGTACCATTTTGAAGTCTTTCAAGTAAAATACTCTTATCAGCATCAAGAACACTCTTTTCACAATGTGTTGCATAGGCATAAATCTCTTTTGCACCAAGTTCCTTTAATTTATCAGCACTGATTGAAAATGTTCCACCATAAGAAATAATATCATCAACCATCAGAACAGTTTTACCTTCCAAAACTTTTACATTTTTTTTGTCAGATTTAAGTTCATAACCATTCCTATCATTAATAGTTAAACCAAGAATTTTTCCTGTTGCCCAGTCTCTGTTTTTTATACCATAAAGAACCTCTCTATTACCAAACAAATTAGTATCACAATATCTTTTCATTGCACCATTATCTGGAAAGTAAATAACAAGTCTTTCAATCATTTTTACACATCCATCATTACTATGCTCTTGATTAAGATTAACATTAAATTCAAGGTATTCCATCACTCTCTTAACATAATCTTCCCAAGGAAGGATTGTTACATTATTAATAAGAGCAGGAGTAACATTTGAATGAGGGTCCAAAATGTAAACATTATTTAAATTAAGTTCATTAATAAACTTTGCAAAATATTTAAGAGTAAATACTTCATCATTTGCTTTAGTTCTATCCATTCTGGCATTAGGGAAATACAATACATAAAGATTTATAATTGCATTTTTCTTTTTATCTCTTAAATGATTTACAGCATACCACAAAGTCATACATTCCTCTTCATTCTCATATGCCCATGTAATAGTAAATAGATTTGGAATTTCTTGCACAAAACCAGTATCAAGTTTAAAAAATTGAGTGTTATCTGGAAAATGCTTAGTACTTATTTTTTCATTATTAACAGAAATCATACCTTATCAATTTAATTTAACATTTTTAATGCTTCAATATAAAGATTTAATCTTTCAGTAAACTTTTTATTAATTTTTTCTTTTTCTTTCTTTTGCCAATCAAATAATTCAAGTTGCCTTTCTTTAAGCCAAAAAGATAAATTATTTTCTACAAATTTAAGGTTTTCATTAAGTATAAAAATACCATAATTGGACTTAGACATGAATTCAACTTTATTCTTTGGGATATGTATTTTGTTTTGATTTTTTTCAAACTTTCTTTCTTCACAAGAAAATGTAATCTCATATAAAGTTCCTGTATCTATGATATTTTCAATTGTTATATATACAGGTAAAATAAGAAAATTTAATTTTTTTGTCTTATAATCTATACATGCTTTAGCATAATAAAATGCTTTATGTAATATTTCTTTAATATCTTCCATCATTTTTTACATTATTAATTCCTTGATAAATTAAAGCATTGATAGCATTAATAAATGAATTATCATTAAAAATACTACTTTGTAAATTTTTCATAAACAAATTAGCAAACATGCTTAAAGCCATTTTTTGAATACTACCTTCTTCAGTAAGATATTCTTTGATTTTTTTCTTTACTTCATCAAATATTGGATTGCAATCAACATTATTAATAATTTTAGTAAATATTGATGATGGCTCATTTGAAATTTCTCCCCAATGATTTCTTTTTTCAACCAAAAAAAGTTTTTTCATTTCTTCATCATTTGCAAGATACTCACTCATTGCCTTTACAATAATATCATGTAATTCATCTTTTGAGAAAGCATTTAATTCATTATCCAAAACATCTTTGAATCTTGTTTCATCTAAATTAACCTCTATCTTCATATTTTTATATAATTTATACCAAGTTATATTTTACAATAGGCCCATTATTAATATATGGAATAGCCCTGATTGTATTGTAATCAATAAACTCCATTGCATCCTCAACAGTCATACCATCTTCTTCAACAAGACAATCTACCATTTTATCATAATCATAAATTACTCTATTGTCTTGTGAAATACCAATAAATGCATTGGCATAATCTGGATTTTCAAAAACAACTGCTTCCTCAGTACCATTATCTATTAATAATGTTTTTAATTCATCTAATGTCATAACAAATTATTTTTTTACAAATATATGATTTCTTTTTTTAATTAACAAACTTTTTCATAACATAACAATTGTTAACAATAATCCATGAAATAATTGTATTAATTAATATTACAATAATAAACAATGCAATATATTCACCATTTGTCAATTGAACCTTAATATATTCAAAATCTTTGAATTCTTTTCTTTTCCAATTGTTTAGGTTTTGAATTAGCCATTCACCATATTCTGATATATTAAGTTTTTCATTATTCCTATATTTTTCCATTGTACTAATTGAAAGAAATGGTTCATCTTCCCATGAAAAAGAATAACACCAATCAACTGTTCTATCAGAATTAACCCCAAAACAAACTATTAATTCATTTTTATTCCCACCTTCCCAATATGCCTGTTGTTTAAATGCTTGCTCAATACCAACATTGGATGGAAATAAAAGAACAAACAATCTGAATTGTTTTAACTTTCCATAATAGCCATTAATGTATTTAATAGTTTCAATTTCCTCTTGGTTTACATTTATACTATTAGTAAGAATTGTATTTTGGTCTAAATTATCTATTTTTGGATATTCAAACAAGTTAAGTTCTTTTGCTTGTTTTTTTGTAATTTTTTCAAATTTAAATATTGAATTTGATTTCCTGACTTTGTTTTTGTAATAATGTGTTGTTGTAATTGTCCTAATTGTGTTTCTTGTTTTTGGCCAATAATAATCCTGAGCATCACCATCCTTTCTATAATAATGCCTATGCATATCAACAAAAACTTTTTGAGGATGATTGAATCTATTTAAAATTTCATTGAATTGTTCTTTGGTTAAGATATGTTCATCTTTACTTAAATTGTCAACATATATCCAATATTCATTATGATATGCTCTATATGAACAATCATATTCCTCTGTTTTATAAATTGTATTACCATCACTATCTTCACCAACTGCAACCTCTCTGGTACAAGTTTGTTCTATCCATTCATCCCAATCATCATAATGCCTTATCTTTTCAATATATCCACCAAAATATTCAATATCATTAGTTTTTGAACTTTTAAATATCCAAATGAATGACAATGTAATTATTATAGAACTACATATTAGTATAATGTACTCAAAAAAAGTTACTTTTTCCTTATAAAAATTTAAAAGGAAAAAAGCAACAATAAAAGGTATAAAAAATAAAATGATTTCCACTACCTCAGCAAATCAATAAACATTGGAACAAAAGGTAAATACATATCAACAAGCCAATTATATTTAATGCTATTGAAAGAAAACCTTTCAAACCATATCATGAATTTGTAAAATAAAATCTTCATAATTAAAATAAATTAATATTATCATCAAGTCCTGTTTCCCTAACAGTTTTTGCTATTGTAGAACTAATTAAAACATATTCAATATGAGACTTGTCCTTGATAAACCACTTTGAAGGATATGTGGAAATAAGAACCTCATGCTCTCTTACAATATCAATGAGTCTTTCCTGTGACTTTTGAAACTCAGTCCTATAAATCTCAATTGAAGCCATTAAATCTTTATACAATGAGGAATCAAAATCTGGATTATCTTCTTGAATCCATTTCATTAAACTCCCATCACCACTTGAATATCTACCACTGATAATTTCAGGATAAATTTCCTTAAAGGCTTCCTTATATTCATTGGAAACCTGTGCTTTTTGCTGAAGGATTTTCCACATTTTGTCATAAACACCTTCAACCTTGTCATACTGAGCAACAGCTTCTTTCCTAAGTCTAATTTCACTGTTGTTATAACTAAAATAAAGTGAAGCACCAAGTACAACACCAATTCCAATAATAACAAAACAAATTAAGGTAATAATGCCATTCTTTTTCATAAATATTTTGCTTTTTGTTTATTTAAATGTTAACTCTTCAAAAATCATGCCACATCTTCCTCAAAAACAAAGAAAATGTGATTATCTTCTACAACAATTTTTGTAAGAACATAATTTTCAAGTTTAAATCCAGGGCTAATAAATGGTCCACCTGATGGGTCAAATGCTTTAATATCATTTTGCTTTCCAATTACTCTATATGTTGCCCAATCATGTTCAGCAACAAAAATATAATAATTATCTTTTACTTTCTTAAAATAGTTCTTGTGCCCATCTCTGTTGACAGGAATTTGAATGATGTTTGGTAAATTAGTTTTTTCCATTTCTTTATTTGTTTTTACAAAAATATAAAACATTTTTAAAAAAAAACAAAATGTCTTAATACTATCTTATGTACTATGAGTATTTATTTAGCTAATATATATAATTAGCTTAAAATAATATATTTAGCTATTTATTTTTTTTATAATAAAATATTCTTGAAATAAAATTACTAGTACTTATAAGTTATTGCAAGTTAAAGGAAATTTTGTTTTTCTCATTTTTTATTTGTATGTTTGGCAAAAAACTAATTATATGTCAGGAGGAAGTTTTGATTACAAAGAATATAATATTCAATATATTATTGATGAAATAGAAGATGTTATTTTTAAAAATAAAGTTGAAATAACTGAAGAAGATAGAAGAAATAATCCATATAATTATTATGATGAACAAAAATATCATTATAATTATAGTGATGAAACTATCAATGAATTTAAAAAGGCTGTTGATATTTTAAAGAAGGCTCAGATTTATGCTCATAGAATTGACTATTTATTAGCAGGAGATGATAATGAAGAATCTTTTCTTAAGAGATTACATATGGACTTAGAAAAATTAAATAAAGAAAATGATGAATAAAGTGCTTGAAAATAACCATTTGGTTTTTAAATTCAATGGTGGTGCTGGTGCAGTTCTTTGCTCTAATTGTAGAAAAATTATATATAGTGGTAAAAATATACCTGAAGAAATATTAGAAGGAAAAGACACTTCACCCAAATTTTGTAGTGAACAATGTAAAAATGAATTTAATTCAAATCTAAATAATAAAACATAAAAATATATGAATCATGAAAAGGTTAGTTATTTGTTTGATAAGTTGCCTTATATTATTTATATCTTGTTCTACAGCATACAATGGTTCAAGATATATTAGCTCTGATTATGAAATTGCTTATATTTTGGAAACAAGATATCCAAAATTATATGAGTATTATGTTAATGATGTCTTATCAGTTTCTTCTATTAGAGAATATAAATTACCTAATGGAAATGTTGACTATAAAGTAAATTACAGATTTAAAAAACATTATTTTTATAACTATAGTGAAAGAATGACAATTCTTAAAGAAAGATATGCTGAACTATATGAGTTATATTGTTTGGGTTTAGTTGAAATTAATTCAATGTATATGTATGTTGATAATCATGGGAATATAAGATATAATGTATCTTATAGAAGGATAGGTGATTATTATTATGACTATCATTATTATTATGGGAATTATCCATATTATGATTATAGATATAGGCCATTTATACTTAAAACCCCAAGAGTAAGACCTATTCCAAGACCTGAATCAAGACCACAGCCTAATGTTTCACCAAGGCCAAACAATAATCAAAGACCTCAACCTACTAATCCACAAAGAGTGATACCAAGACAACAACCTAACAATTCATCAAGACCAAACACTAATAATAGGAGAAAATAATTATGATTTTTGAAACATTAAAAGAAAAATGTAGATACTTTCAATCATTATATGATTATAAATTATTGCCAAATTGTTTTGCAATTGCACATCTTGATGGTAGAAGTTTTAGTAAATTAATAAAAAAACAATTTAAACTACCTTTTGATGATGATTTTATTAATATGATGAATGAAACTACCAGATATCTATGTGAAAAAGTACAAAATGTTGAATTTGCATTTACACAATCTGATGAAATAACACTTATTATTAAAGATAATAGTCAGACTGATTTACCATTTGGTGGAAGATTATGTAAATTACAATCTATACTTGCTTCAATGGCAAGTACTAAATTCAATCAATTATATTTAATTAATAAAATTAAATCACAAGAAGAAAAAATTAAAACAAATGAAGATATTTGTAATTTAATTGAAAATCATAAATTAGTAGAATTTGATTGTAAAATTTGGTCAGTTCCATCATTAAATGATGTAAAGGCTTGGCTAATATTTAGACAAAATGATTGTATTAGAAATTCAAGACAACAAACAGCACAAACCTATTGCAGTTATAAAGAACTTTTAAAAAAAGGTGCAAAAGAACAAGTTAATTACTTAAAAGAAAAAACTGGTATTGATTGGGATTCATTATCAGATGATAAAAAATATGGAAGAATCTTTAAAAAAGTTCAAACTGAAAAACAAAAGGAAATTAATGGTGAAACAATAACCTTTATGAGAAATACATGGGAAATAGAATCAAAAATAATTGATTTTACTAACTTTGGTGAATAAAAAAAATAAGGACTGAATTTTCAGTCCTTATTTTATAAATAACCAAGAAAGTATTCCAAGAATTTTATATCTTCTTAAATCTTTTTTATTAAGAACATAGTCTAAATCAACATCTTTAACTCTATCTTCATACATATTTAATTTATATAAGAAATTGTGCACTGCCCATTCCATTTTTAAATCAAAATATGTTCTGTTTTCAAACAATTTTGTGTTTGGAAATCTATATTTGATTAATTCAAATACTCTCTCAAAATCTCTTTTTCTAACCTTGTAACTATCATAAATTTTAATTCTGTCCCAGAATTCAAACATCTGTAATTCATCAAGGTCTTTTATGTATTCATTGTTTTTCATATCATTTTCTTTTTCTTTACTTATTTTTTTAATTTACAATAACATTTTCCATTTTTAAGATGAACTGTTTCTATGTTAGCACATTTGTTTGCCCAAGATTCAGTATAGAAATTATAATAACATTTTGCCTTACTAAATGTTGCCCAAAAAATACTAGGAATACCAATAACAAATAAATATAGAACACCTAAAATCTTGCTTTGTACTGTGTGCCCATCTAATTCATGTGGGATACCATAATCAACTTCTGTTAATTTATAATCAACAAAACTAAATGGGCCTAAAGAAATTCCACCATGCATTTTGCTTGCCTTGAAACATATATTAAAATGCCTAATACCAACAACTTCTAGTTTTCCAATGAATGGAATCATAACTAATGAAACTAAAAATTGTGGGAATTGCCATATACATAACAAAACAAATATAAACCACCAAAAAAAACTTTTCTTTTCCATAATAATACTTTTTTTATAAATAGTTTTTGTTTTTAATTAATTTGTTTGTATATTTGCTGTGAATTGAATTATTAATTATTTAAAAATATATAAAATTTATGTGTATTATTGTAATTGGAAGACTTGGTAAGGATGCTGAAGTTAATCAGACTGCCAATGGAACAAAATTTGTTAGATTTACTGTTGCTGAAAATAAGTACAAGAATGGTGAAGATAAAACCATCTGGTATGATGTTATTTCCTATGATTCTTTTGTAATCAACACTCAAATTAAGGTTCTTAAGAAGGGTACTTTTGTTGTTATTGTTGGTGCACTTGATAGTAAGATTAATATTGGAAAAACAGGTAATGTTTACCTAAATCACAATATTACTGCTTGGAATATCAATGTTCCTAATCTTGGTGGAAAAGATAATGCAAGAACTGAAATGCCTGAATCTGCACCTGTTGAAACACCTATTGCTCAACCTACTATTTCTCTTAGTAAACTTAGTAAACCTGAGGAAAAACAAGTTCTTAATGAAGCACCTTCACAAGTTACAAGTGGTACTTTAAATGATGATGGTGGTGATGACCTTCCATTTTAAAAGGGAACAATATACTTGTTGAAGTCCAGACAAAAAAAGTCTGGACTTTTTTGTAAAAATTCTTGTTATTGCTGATAGATTTTTTAAAGATTATTATGTGGCAAAGCCAATGGCCAGTTATCCACTATTTTAAGATTCCCAGTGAGGTGCAATGTCATATGTGTTCAAGTCACCACATACAGCATTATATTCATGTTCAATATTCTTTAATATAGCATAAAGTTCTTCATTTTCATACCTATATTTACCACATAATCTGGATAATTCTAAACCTAATTCTTGCACCTTTTTTCCCCAATCACATACATCTACAGGTATTTCATAATCAGAAACTGGTTCATTTGTTGCATATTCTTTCAGTACTTTCTTAACACTTTCAGCAACAATCTGTCTGAGAATGTTTTCATTTATCTTTACAAGATTCTTTTTCATATTCTTATTTGTTTTTGATTCATTGGTTATTCCATATTGTCTCAGAATACTGATAGCATCATTTCCTAATGTTTTTCCAAATCTTTAGCAACCAAATCCATAGGTAAATCATTCAAGTCAAAGTATTTTATCTTGCAATGGCTACAACAATTCTTTGTCAACTACACACTAAACTAAAGGTTTAGTATCTTCCTTGATGATATTTTCTATGAATCTGCTCTGTTCCAACTGCATATTATCAGTAATCTATCTCCATATGGATTGTTGTTGTGTCATTATTTGTATTACCTTTGTAATAAATAGTTTGTAAATGTGGAAAAGTTATGGAATACATCAATTATCAGAAAATAAGGTTAATGTTGTACAGTCCTTTGATACTGTATGGAAGCATAAGAATTCTATTGTGATTAAAATTTTTTATCCTTGCTTTTTTTATGTAAAAATAGTATATTTGTAAAAAAAAATAATACTATGGTTACAATACATCAAATTGAAAATAAAGAACAATATGATTCTTTAATTAATTCACCTGATGGGTGTGTTTTGAAAATTTCTGCTGAATGGTGTCAACCTTGTAAGATACTTACTAGAACTATTGAAAATCTTGATGTTGAAAAGGTTGGTAAAGTGTTTTTTGCAGAACTTGATGCAGATGCTGAGTTTGCTGATGATATTACTTCACAATTAAGAGTAAGAGGTATTCCAGTACTTATCTATTTTAAGAATGGTGAAGAAATTCATAGAACAGTTGGTGCTGTTGGTTCACAAGAGATTTATAATGGTCTTGAAAAACTTAATGTATGATGTTAATTCTTAAATATATTTGTGCTGTTATTTGTATATTTTGTTTATTGGTTTTTATAAGTAACATTATTACAAATTTAACATCACCACAAGCATTTATTGTTGAAGAAGGTAAACCTGACCCAGCAATGAAACATGCTGCACTAAGACTGATTCTATCAATAATAATTGCACTAACTTTTAGTGTTTTAATTGTATTTTGATGGAAAATAATATTGAATGGTTAAATGAGAAGATAAAGTCTGTTCCCCAAAAGAATGGCCTTTATCTTTTTATGAAAATATTTCTGTTTAAATGGAAAGGTTTGTCTTATAAAGAAATGTACCTAATTCTACAAAATCTATATCAATATAAAAGTGATGAAAAAACAGCCAAATCTAAAGCCTTAGCAGAAATTATAAGGATTTATACATATAACAATAATAATTCCCCTAAAATAGAAGGAAATGACTGATGATTACAATTTTTTTGTCACTATTGTTGCTGATGAACATCCAAAAGAACTAATGCAATATTATGACAAAAATTTAAAAGTTAAACCTTATGTGGTTTATAAATATGAAGATGCTGGTTTACTTAAACAAAGATATATTACAATGTGTAATGCTCTTTTAAACAATAAAGAACTATCTGAAGATGAAAAATCTGATATTAAACTTACTATTGAATCTGTTTCTGATATGACAGATGATGATTTCTATTTTGATTATGTCTCTGAATATACAATTGACCCAAAAACAGGTAATGCAATATCAGATTTAAATAAAGATGGAAAATGGTCAATGTTTCAAGATGGTAAACTTTTCTCAGTGCCTTTCATAACACTTGATGGCAGAGAAGTATTCCAAGCAAGAAAATCTGAAATTGACTGGTCAAAAATGCATCTTGCTGGCCAGGAAATTTATAAAAGAGCATGGGAAATGGTAATGGAAAATAGTAAACCACAAAATGATAATGAGCATATTATCTATGAAAACATGAAAAATAGAACTATGTATTTTTCAAAATTCAAAACAAAAGAAAATTATGTTATTCATAGTACAGCATTTTGGGGCTATGCTTTCCTTTCAGAAAAAACAGGTTGGAAAGAACTTGAAGAATATATGAACCAATTTGATTGGGTCTCACATTTTTATGATAATTTTATTAAGCCACTTGATGAAAATACATTGTTAACTATTTTTGAATGCAAAAAATAAAGAGAGTAGAAAACTACTCTCTTTATTTGTTTAATATCATTTGTTTTAACTTGCTGCTTGCCAAGCAACTGTCCATCCTTTGGAAGCAGCATTATCAATTGCAGTTTGACTAATTTCTCCTTGATGTAAATTACTAAATGTAACAGTATGTGGATTTGCTGTACAATCAGCAACATTGTTTAATAAATATTCAATTGAAGTAACATCCATCTTTGGAATATGTGTATATGTTGAATCATCAGCAAAGTTCCAATCATTGTTATTAAGATTAATAAGTCTAACATCTGTTAATTCAGGACATTCAAATGTTGGACCACTTAAACAACCATTCTGTATATTTCCATCAACTGTATGACCACTTGTTAAACTTGCTGCATTCATATTAATTCTTGGACCAAGGAATGTTAATTTCCTACAAATAAATGCACCACCAAAATCTGCATTTCCTCTTGTACCATCAAATCTTGGATATAGTGTATTATAAATTGCATCATTTTCATTATCCCTTCCCCAACCAGTTACATATGGAATTGAGGTTAATTCATTACAATTGTAAAAGATATTAGTTGCAGTTCTGACTGCATCCCATCTAAAAGGTCCATTAATTACAAGTGTTTTTAAAGAAGTATCAGCTTCAAACAAACCAGCAATGTCATGACAACCAAAAATATCAGTACCACCAACATTAAGTGTAATACCTGTTGTTGTTGACATCATTGATAATGATGTTTGAAAAACTGAACTATATTGATTTCTAATTGTAATATTTACTTGCTTAGGTGTTAAGTATGTAATTCCTGGATATGTAGTACTATATCTTCTACCAATAATACTTGAATCACAAGTATAATAATACCCTTGATTGAATGAAAGTGAAAGAGTTTCAACATTACTCATGTCAAATGGACCACAAAACATTTGTTCCATAGGTGGTCTTGCAAGTTGAACATCATTATATTTTGCTAAAACATCTGCAATATTCCAACCATATGGAAGTTCCTCCCTCCAAACAAAGGTTACTGCACTTGTTAAATATGTATCAAAATCAGTGATATCTTCAAGTTTTACTGGACAATTTGAATGTATTTGAATTACTTGATAATCTGATTCAGAACCAGGACTTTTCCATGGACCAGCATCAGCAACATCAGTTTCTAATGTTGCATAACCTGCATCAAGTAATTCTTGCACTGACATTGTTCTATATACAGGGAATACCTGTTCATCACCCATATATGCTTTCAATACAAGTGATGAACCAAGGTATAATTGTCCTAAATCTGTAATTTGATTATTACCTAACTGCATAATTATGAAGTTGTTCCTGTTATTATATATAAAGTATTAGAATCTTTTTCTGTTATTGCATTAAAGTCTGCTTGACTTCCTGACCAAATAAATCCTACACTAGAACTTCTTACAGTATTTTGTGGAATTAATGCATTAACCTCATCCTTTGTATAAACATCAGTCTTGTTAGCCTTTCTGTCATTGAGGTCATTCATTGCTGCTGAAATTACTTTACCATCATTGTCAATCTCATCCTTTGTATAGAAATTTTCAGCAACATCACCACTTGTGACTAAATTAGCAGTTGCAGTTTCAACAGCAGTTGCAATTGCAGCATCAGTTTGACCACTTGTGTAATATCCACTCAAATCAACCTGCCCTGAATTACCACTTAATTCAATAATTCTTGAATTCAAGTCATTTAATGATGTTGAAATAACAAATTCATCATTTTCCCAATCTTCTTTTGTAAGGAATTTATTATCAGCCTCTTCTTTAGTATAAACTGAACCAGTAACACTTTCTTCAAGTTCACCAATCCTGTCATTGAGGTCATTTATTGCTGCTGCAACAACCTCTTCTTTAGGGTTGAAGAAATCATATGTTACATAATATTCAGTATTAGCTGAAAGTTGATTGAGTTTACTGTTAATTGTGTTATCAGCACTCTGTCTTTCACTTCTTTCATTGTTAATTGAAGTATTTAACTCTTGCCTGAGACCATCAAGTTGGTCACTTACATCAATGTCAGCAATTAACTCATCAATTTCTTCCTTAGTATAAATGTCACCCTTAACTTTATCTTCAATACCTTCAACTCTATCATTAAGGTCATTTAAAGCAGCTGCAATTACCTTTTCATCTTCTTCAAGTTTTTCATTAATCTCATCATCATTTAAAGTTCTTTCAGTAATTTCTTGTGTTAATGCACTCCAAATGGCTGTTTCTTCAGTAATTGCTCTTTCAGTTTCAGCATCAATCTTGTTATCAAGTCTTTCATCTTCAGCAGTTCTGTCTGCTGTTTCTGCTGAAAGTGCTGATTCAATTTCAGAAACCTTATTGTCAATTTCAGTCTTGTTATAATAATTTGAAGGGTCAAATAAATCTTCAAGTGGAATTTCTATATCTTCTTTACCAGCATCAGTATTGAATCTAATTACTAAATTGCTTCCTGATACAAATACATTATCAACCATTCCATCCTTAATGAAATCAGTTGCATCAATTGTATCAATAACTTCATTATCATGTTTGAAAACAATTGTCTTTGCACTTGAAACATATTCAGCACCATTGAAAGTTCCCATGGTAGCAGCACTTAACTCTGCAAGATTACTTTCAATTACTTTTGTTGCACCACTAAGGTTATTAAGATTGTTCTCAATAATTTGAGTTGCACCACTTAATTCACTAATATTGTCATTGATTTCAGAGATTGCAGATTCAGTTGCTGCTGAAAGTTCATTAAGATTACTTTCAATACCCTGTGTTGCAGCACTAAGTACATCAATTTTTCCTTCAAGTCTGTCAATCTCAGATGCTGTTGCACCACTAAGTTCATTAACCTTATTCTCAATAACCTGTGTTGCACCACTTAAATCATCAACCTTTTCATTAATTTCTGAAATTGCAGATTCTGTTGCACCACTTAAATTAGTAATTTCATTTTCAATTTTATTAATTTCTGAAATTGTAGAAGCTGAAAGTTCATTAAGTTCTTCTTGGATTCTTTCTGTTGAACCAGAAATATCAATATGTGAAACAATATCATCAACTTCTTCTTTTGTATATACATCAGATTTGTTTGCTTTTCTGTCATTAAGGTCATTTAATGAAGCAGAAATAACTTCTGACATATCATCAATTTCTTCCTTAGTATAGAAATTTGTTAATCCAGACTCAATTTCATCAAGTCTTTGATTAATTTCCTCAATTTCTGAAGGTGTTAAACCTGAAAGTGCATTAATTTTATCTTCAAGTCTTTGGATTTCTTCATTAGTTTTTGCACTAATAGCATTGTCAGCATTTTGTCTGTTAACAATTTCAGCTGCTATTTGCTGTCTTGCATATTCATCAGTACCACTACTACCTGAGCCATTTTGAAGTTCTTGTAAAATTGTATCTAATGTTTTACCACTTGCCCAACATACCATATCAGCAGTATTATTGGATGCATAATACATCTTCTTGCCAGTATTAGGGTCTTCATACCATTTAAGTAAATTATGTTCAGCCTCTTCAGGATTTCCTTCAGCAGCATTAATATGATTGAAAATATAATTGTTTAAACCATTATCAATGTCCTCCTTTGTATAATAGTTCTCAGGATTGAAAATGTCAGATAATGGAATATATACTGTTTGTTTACCTGCTTGTGTATTCCATTCAATAACAAGTTGATTACCAACAATTTCAACTCTATCAATCATGCCATCAGTAACAAATTTGTTAGCATTTACTCTTGAAATCTCAGCATCATTTTTACCCTTAAGTACAATATATGTTACATCATCTTCTTCTGCAATACCAACAGTAAGATTTGTTAATAATCCTGAATTGTCTTGGGTTAAAACCTTATCAGCAGAATTAATCCTTAATGAAACAACTTTATCAGAATCACCTTCTACTAAAATTGCACCTTCACCACTAAGTGTCTCACCTTCAAGACTATCAATTCTATCAGAAAGTGCTGAATCTGCTGATTCTCTATTGGCAATCTCATCATTTAATTGATTTTGTAATGTTTGTTCTGCTGCTTCTGCTCTTGTTTGTTCAGCACTAATTGCATCTTGAAGAACATTTTCAGCATTCATTGCTCTTTCAATCTCATTATTAATTGTGGTATTAAGACCACCTTCAGCAGTAATTGCTCTTGTTCTTTCATTATCAATTTCCTCTTGAAGTGTGCTTTCTACACTTTCTGCTCTTGCTTGTTCTATACTGATTGCATTTTGTAAACCTGAAGCAATATCAGCAGTTGCACCACTTAATTCAAACACAGCAGTATCAAGTGCATGGTCAGCTTCTGCTAATGAATTAACCTCATCAATAAAATGTGTTGGATGGTCATGAACATATGAACCATCTGCTGCTAAACCAGCACCTGTTTGTGTGTTATCAAGTTCATCTTGAATTGCTTGTTCTACACCCTCTGCTCTTGTTTGTTCAGCATCTTTTGCAGCATCAATTGCATCTTGAACACCTGCAACTTTAACACCATTTTCACTGACAGTTAAGAAGTTTTCAGAAGTGTCATCAATTTTTATTGATACTTCACCAGCAGCATTGACTTGTAAACCATCTTTAAATTCTGCTTCAACAATTAATTTTGATATATTAACATAAACAGTTGTTTCAGAACCATCAGCAACAATATAGACCATTTTTAAGAATTGACCTTTATTACCTCTATCATCTTCATCAACCAATTCAACAGATTTAAGTGTTTGGTCTTTGTAAATCTTAATTGTTTCACCAAGTTGCTCACCTTCACCTGTAACTAACTTATATGCATCTCTAACATTGGTATCTTCTGATGTTGCAGAAACAATTTTTAATCCATCAAAGTTTTCAATGAATTCAGTTAATGGGTGATTATGATGAATAAATTTTCCTTCATAACCTGCTGGTGGAAGGATATTATCAGTTGTAAGTTCAAAGTAAGCAACATTGTCTTTAACAACAGCAGTTACACCACTACCATTAACCCAATCAATTGGGTCAGTTCCATTTCTTTTAGTATTAATTTCAACACCTCTTAAAGTGCTTTCTTTAATTTCTTCAGTTGCAGCAGATAATTCTTGAATATCAGCATCAATTTTGGCTGTATCTATAACATGGTATTTACCATCTTCTTTTGCACCAATAGCCAAAATTAATTGTTGAACATCATTATCAATATATTTCACAACAATTGGTTCACCAAGAAGGGGTTCACCAAATTTTCCTGAAATAGTTTTAGATTGGTCAACCAATGCTTCAATGTAATTTAAAGCAGCCTCTCTTGTTTCAAAAGGTGTGTCTAAATGTCTAAACTGTAATCTATTGTTTGCCATATTATATATTTTTTTTCATATTCTAAATTATTTTGGTTATTCAGTTGGTAATTCACCATAGTTTCCATCAAAATCAATTGAAATTACTTCACCATTCTTTCTTGAAAGTTTAAGGCCATCATTAACTTTAAGTGAGTGACCATTATCTGCTAAAGTAAACCCTTCAATTTCATCTTCTCTTTCAGTTGCTCTTTCAGTTTCAGCATCAATCTTATTATCAAGCATTGTTTCTGCTGAAATTGCTCTTTCTGTCTCAGCATCAATTTTCTCATTAAGCATTGTTTCTGCTGAGATTGCCCTTTCTGTTTCAGCATCAATTTTTTCATTGATTTCTTCATCAGCAGCAACTCTGTCAGCAATTTCTTGTGTCAAGGCACTCCAAATGGCAGTTTCTTCAGTAATTGCTCTTTCTGTCTCAGCATCAATCTTATTATCAAGCATTGTTTCTGCTGAAATAGCCCTTTCAGTCTCAGCATCAATTTTATTATCAAGTGCTGTTTCTGTTGAAATTGCTCTTTCAATTTCATTATCAATTCTTTCATTGATTTCTTCATCAGCAGCAATTCTATCTGCTGTTTCTGCTGACAATGCTGATTCTAAGTCATCAATTCTTTCATTAATTTCATCAAATTCTTTACTGAATTCTTTTTTAAGTGCTTCAACTGTATCAATAAGTTCATAGACACCATCTTCAACCTCATATACTCTCCATTCATGATAAGTATCACCTGAAGTTGCAGGGTCATTATCATAATCAAGAATAACAACTGAATCACCAGGTCTCATTTGTTTTTTGACCCATTCAGCACCATTCCATTCATTAATGAAATATAAGTCTTGTTTTTCTCTATCTTCATCAACTAATTTATTCCATTGTTTACCTCTCTTACCATCAAATTCAGGATTTGTAAAACCAATATTAACTGAAGTCCAAATTTGGCTATAGTTAGTATCAGGATTTGAAATTAAAACACAAGGAACATTATAACCAAGAATATTTGTATATTCATTAAAATCAGTACATTCCAAATTAAAATCTCTAACAAGTCTCAATGATAATCTTGAACTTGGTTTTGAAGATTCTTCAAGAACATGTGTTGAATCAAATGAGAATGTTCTTGTATATATATTTGGTTGTGCAGATTTGAATTTACTACCTGTTGGTGTGTTTGACCAGAATGATGAAACCTTTCCAAGACCTTCAATATCATAATTGAAATCACTGGTAATAGCACCTCTACTACCTTCAGCATAACCTACAGGAATAACATGGAAAGTACCATCACTACCTGTCATTGGAAGGTTATCAAGACCCTTTGTTGGATTACCATCATCATCACCATCAAAGTCTTCCCAAGATGTTGTTGATTTTGCTCTTATACCTGCAACACATCCTTTCCATTCATTGATTGAATCTGATGTATGATTTCTACACTCATCACAATATTCAGCAGAATTAAGCATTTCACCCCAGTCTTTTCTTGTAGGGACTCTCCAAGGACTGTTCATTGCAGTTAAAGCACTTTGAATTGCTGTAACACCTTCAAAATTATAAAGAAGGCCAAAAGGCTCAATAGTTTCTTTTGTTACAATTCTAAAGCCTTTACCAAGGTTATCACCATCAGGCATTGTATTTGCACTGATAGTAAGGTCAAGGAAATATTTTGCAGGAGCATATGTACCTGTTTTTTCTACTTCACTAAGTCTAAGTGGGTTACATATTCTACCATCACCTCTAAGTGTATAATCAGTTGCTACTCTCACATCACAACCTTCAAGAACAAATCCATCTAAAATTTCTTCAGTACCATCAGGGAATGTAATAATAATCTTGCCACTCTTTTTATCAAGTTCAAAATGTGCCTTTGGCATTTCAGCAACAAGTTTATCACCATTAACTCTTGTTAAAACAAGGTCATTATCAACATATTCAGCATCTTTAATATCATATCCTCTTAAGAAATAGAAATTTTGGTCCATTTCATTAGCAAGGAGACCACAATGCTTAACATAATCTCCAGGATATTTTGATTGTAATTTAAAATATGTTACACCATTTATTGTTTGCATTACAGCCCCTTTAGATGTAGTAATATTATTTGCCATATTTAAATACTATTTGTCAATTATTTTTCTTATAAATAGTTGTTATTTTCAATAAATATTTGCCTAACATTATATTTTTAAATAATAAAAACCTCTTTATATAAAGAGGTTGCATTTAGTTAGATAATTTGTTTTTAATATTAAGATAATTAAGTTGGCAGTTATATATTTTAAATGTTTTTATATCACCAATAAAACTTCCACAGAAATCTTTTTCAATTGGAAAAACATAATCATTTGTCTTATAATAATCAGGCAAAATTGATTCAAGGAGACCTTGTGTTCCACCACCCAATGACATATTATAAGGGACTGCTTCTTGTTTTTGATAAGTGTCATTTAATTCCCTAAAATTAAATTCATCAAGTTCCTTAGTAACAAAAACTAAAAATCCATTTACATAAAAATATAACTTCATTTTTCTTTTTCCCTTTTTAGGGTCACAAATACCATTAAATGATGGATTTATAATTGATATTTTAACAGTTATATAATTCCATACATCAGGTTTAATAAGACCTGGTTTTGAATATTCTTCTTTAACTGTATAATGTTGGTCATTATCTGCATCACAATCCAAAACAGCATATTTATAACCTATTGCACCATCATCAGTAATTCTAAGGCCAAAAGAATTGTTTTTAATATCTTTATATATGTTATATGGTATTGTATTTTCTTCTTGGTATTTATAAATGTTTTTGGTTGTATATCCTGTGCAGGTTCTATTCATTATTGGGAAATAATTAATATTTGACCAATCTTGTCTGCCAGTTAATGTGACTTTTGTTCCTTCAATCCAATCCTTAACAGTAAAGCCTTCTGGTGTTCTATCAAACATAAGGAACTTGTTGTCTGATTCAATTTCATAATAACCTTTCTTTGTAATTAAATGACCAAATGTATCAGCAATTTGATTTTCATTAATGGTTGCATCTTCCATTAAATATGTATCTTCAATTGATTTTGGACCATTATAACATTGGTCATCATAATATTCTGAATTAATATGGTCATCATCACAATTACATGGGCCTAATGGTTCCTTACATTTATTTTTTCCCTGACAGCAATATGAATTTTCTTCATATTTATACTCATAAAGACTACTGATATGCCAATCATAATCAGGAATGGATGTTATATTACATTCACAACCATCTTTTGGTATATATGGTTTATATTTTTTCTTTGGCTTTGGTTTTTTGCATTTATTGCAATCATTAGTTCCCTTATCATCATAATATTCAGGGTCAATATGATTATCATCACAAGGGTCAGATTCTTCTGGAACAATATCTCTTAAATATTCATCAAACACAACATGGTTTTCCAAATCAAGGGTTTCACCACTTTCACCACAAATGGATGGGTCAAGATAACCATCATTTTTAATTGATTTTATTTTAAGTTCTTCTGTTGTTGCAGAATCCATTTTATATAAGTTGGCAAATTTATTTTCTGCTCTTGTTCCCATATAAAAGAATATTCCTTTATTTTCAGGATGAAGTGCATTAATAGTATCACCACCAATTTCATAATCTGTTCTTGGTCTTAACACAAAATGCAAGTTCCATTCAACATCAGGACCATTTGGAAGTGTTTGATAATCAAAACCAAAGAGTTTATAAAATCCTTGATAGAAGCCACCTTTGAGTGCAAGATATTTTTCAGTTTCATTTTCTTCAAGAAACATTGGATATGAGAATTGTTGTGTGTTTCCTGTTACTGGTGTAAAGAAAAATCTTGTATCACCTGATGGAATATCATAGGTACTTCCTGTTAATATTTTAAGGAAATCATAATTTGAAATCCTATCTCTTTCAAATCTTATAAGCCCATTATCAGGTCCTGTAAACCCAATATCTTCCATTAATGTTCCATTGTTTACTGCATCTTCCCATACAACATCTGAATAGAGAATACCATCCTCAATATTCAAATTTGAAAAATCTGAAATTAAACATTTATTAATGTCTGCATCACCATAGGTTTCACCCTTATAAAGCATGAAATCCCAATATTCATCCCTATATATTTTGCAATCAATGCTTCTAACATTATTATTTTTTATATTTTGATATGTAAGCATAGTTAAGATACTATTAGTCCTATATAAATAGTTTTTACAAAGGTATTATTTGTTTGTGTGCAATATTTTTTGTATTTTTGTAAAAAATATTATTGATGGATAAAATAGAATCAGAAAATCTACTTAAAGAAATTGTGTTCACTGATGACTTCAATGAACTAAAAGAGTGGAAAATGAAAAAATATGAGATTTTAACTGAGTCATTAATTGATGAAGCATATGAAATAATGCATTGTTTTCAGCAAAAAATGCCAAATGTAAAGGGTGTAAATTTGAAATCTATGATTTTGTATAATTATTTACTACAATTTCAAAAAACTTATGAGAATTTTAGTCACTTTTTCTTTTATGGAATGTATATAACATATTCATTTGAAATGGCTGCAAATGTATCATCAGTTTCAAGTTTTATTGGTGAATATTTTAAGAATAGAAACAAAAATGAAATAACAACTAAAGAATACCTTTCAGCATTAGAAAAATGTGATAAATATGATGCATATGTTGAAGTATTAAATTGGCTTGCAAATAGCAAACCAAATTCAAATGATATTGATTATATCAAAAAATGCATGACAGGAACATTTAAAAACATGTTTGGTGAAGGAGAAGAAATTACATTATATAATTCAGAAACTTTTAATGTAGAAGCATTTATATATAAGACAAAACAAGATATAATTAAAAAATGTCAAGAAACAATTGAAAAAATGCATACAAATATAATGAACTTTTTAGAAAATTAAAATTTAAAAATATATGGAAAAATCAGAACTTAATAACAATACTGTTATCAAAAACATTTCATGTGACCAAAGTGAAATTCTTTACAATATTATGCAATTGCATAATAATGGTCAGCCATTTGAATGTGACATAACAGCAAGTGAACTAAAATTTTACAAGAAAGGAAAAAAAGATAAATATGATATTCCTATTCCTAAAATTTTAATGGATGTTTATCCACTGAGAGAAGATATTATTAAAATTACACCATTTCAGAAACTACCATTGGAAGACAATAGTATTTCAAGTATTGTTGTTGATTTACCTTTTGTTATTTCACCTAGAGATTGTAAGTCAAAAATTGAGAATAAGGATGGTAGTAATCTTATAAGTAATAGATTTTCTTCTTTTTACCCAGCTGATGAGTTATTTGAAAACATATATTGGTGGATAAAAGAATGTTATAGAGTTGTTAAGGATGGTGGAATTGTTGTTTGGAAATTTCAATCAACTGTAAGTGGAGGTAGAGAGTGCTGGGGTGCACCTTTTTCATTTATGGTTGCTGATAAGGTTGGCTTCTACATTAAGGATGAATTTATTCTTGAAGCCAAGGCAAGACTTATTTCAGCATCAAAAATAAATAAGCAAAAACATGCAAGAAAATACACATCTACTTTCTGGGTTTTTCAAAAAGACCCTGTTTTAGCAGGAAAAAATAGTTGTTTCAGATGGCTTGAATTATGTGAAAAGCAAAATCTTGAAGGAAAGGTTTGGGATAATACAATGAAAAATAAAGAAATTAACAAAGAACTTGACCTTAAATATATTTCTAAAAGCAAAAGAAGACAACATAAAGATAAAAATATAGAAGAGAGTACTATGTTTGAGTTAAATAGAGAAAAATATAATAAGAAAATAGAAGAAGAAACTAAACTTACTTATTATGAGCAAATAAAGCAAAAAGTAAGAGAAAGACATCAGAATCATGAAGAAAATAAAAATGTTGTTGAAGATAAAAAGCCTGATGTTATAGAAGAGGTTAAGAAGATAAATAAGATTCAACAATTTTCTTTGGATGGAAATTTAATTAAAGAATGGAATACATATTCTGAAATCACAAAGGAATTAGGTATTTCAAGTTCATCATTGTCACAATGTATTAGAGGAAAAATCAAGACAAGTGGTGGATATATTTGGAAAAAGATTTAATAAATGTATTAGTTTGGTATAATTTTTGTAGTTATCTAAATAAAATTTTTTAGTATGGCTGAAAAAAATTATTATGAAATATTAGGTGTTCAAAAAACTGCAACTGATGATGAAATAAAAAAAGCATTTAAAAAATTGGCAATGCAATTTCACCCTGACAGATTTGCAGGGAAGCCTGAAAAAGAACAGAAGGAAGCTGAAGCAAAGTTTAAGGACATTAATGAGGCATATCATGTTCTATCTGACCCTAAAAAAAGACAAGAATATGATAATCCAACACCTGAAGGATTTTCTGGTTTTCCACCAGGTTTTGACCCATTTGGTGTTTTTAGAAGAAGAAGTAGAAATGTAATGAATATTGGGTCTGATGTTCTTATTAACATGCAGATTTCAATTTATGAAGCATATTCAGGAATAAAGAAAAAAATAACATATCAGAGAGAGGAACATTGTCCTGATTGTAATGGTACAGGTTCTATTGATGGTAAAGAAGTTGCTTGTCCTCATTGTGGTGGTACTGGTATGATTAAGCAAGAATCAGTAAATGGTTATATGCATACCATTAACATGACTCCATGCCCATATTGTAATGGTACAGGAAAAATTGTACAAAATCCTTGTAAATCCTGTAATGGAACAGGTTTGAAATTAAAGACTGTTACTGAAGAAGTTGAAATTCCAAAGGGTGTTTTTAATGGTGCACAGTTACAAATAAATGGTTTAGGTAATGCACCAAAGGGTAATGGATATAATGGGAATTTAATTCTTAATGTTAGTATTGCACCTGACCCATACTTTACATTAGACAATAAAAGTTTTGACATTATTCATTATGAAAACATTAAATTTAATGAAGCAATGTTGGGTTGTGAAAGAGAGATTAGGTTTATTGATGGAACAACCAAGAAGTTAACAATACATGAATGTACAAAGGACAAAGAAGTAATTGTATATCATGGTAAGGGAATGTTTAATGTTCAACAAAATTATGGTTATGGTGATTATAGGGTAATTATCAATTATATTTATCCTACAACACTTAATAAGGACCAAAAAAAGATGTTGGAGGAATTTAAATGGTAAAAGAAATTATAATTGGAACTGATTTAATTGATGAAATTAAATTATATGATGTAATTTTAGTTGGAACAACAATAAAAAATGCATTAGGAAATGGTTTTCAACATAAAATAGCAATTAATTTCAGGAATGTTTTGTTAGAAAATGAAAAAACAAAATATGATGACCCAAGAAAATTAGGCACATGTAAAGTTGTCACTACATATCAAAAAGAAGGTTTTCCAATATTTGTATTATGTTATATAACAAAAGGAAGATATAGACCTGATAAAAAACCTGATGCTCTTGATTATAATGCTTTAAGGTCCTGTCTTGAATTGGTCAATGAACATTTTAAGGGGAAAAAAGTTGCAACAACATTAATAGGTAATTCTCCATTTGAAGGTGGTGGTGATGATAAAAAAATATATGAAATAATTGCAGATACTTGTGATGATATTGACTTATATATATATGATTATCTTCAAGAAGATTATGTAAAAGAAGATAAAAAAAGATTTGTTGAAATTGTAAACAATAGAAATGAGGATAAAATCACAAGAGAGGAATATGAAGAAAAAATGAAACAACTTTTATGGGAAGAAAATTTTGGTATATACAATAAAATGCCAGAAAATGTTTCATTATATGAATTAAAGAAAAAAATTAAAGAAATAAAATCACAATGGTGATTGGTATAATTTTTGTAATATAAAAAAATATGAAAGAAATAGTTATTTTAAGTTTAGTTTTATTTTGCTTGATTGTTTTTGGCATATTGGCAACTTATTATGATAGAACTAATATGTCAGTATTGTATAATCCTGAAAGTTTTGAAACCAATATTTTATTTAATAACTTGGACAGAGAGATTGAGTTTAAAATTAAAAATCTGAGTATCAAGAGTGAATATAGAAGAGTGTTATATAGAATTAAACCAAAAAATATTTTTGAAAAAATATTTAATAAATGGAGATATTTTTATGGTGAACACTTTGGATTATATGATGTTAGTGAATTTGAATTTTACAATGAAAAATGTAAAACTGTAAAAGATGTACTTCTTGCAGAATCTGAAAATTGTGAAATATTAAAATATTTTGCTATGGATGATGGTTGGGAAAAATATTCAAAAGTAAAAAATAAAAAAGAAAAATTTAAAGAAAAAATTAAATTATTAAATAGTGAAAAATGATTGGAACATTAACTTTTAAAAAATTTACAGGTGAAAAACTTGAAAATGTTGAAGAATATATAAAGGATTATTGTAAAGACCACAATAATATTGAAATAATGGTTGGAACTGATTCACAAAATAAGGGTGGAAAAACTTACTACTCAACTGTTATTGCATTATATACACCAGGCCATGGTGCACATTGTATTTTTAAAAGATGGAACACACCAAGGGAAAGGATTAGAAATATAAGACTTATGAATGAAGTTGCAGCAAGTGTTGAAACTGCTGAAAGTATATACCATTATAATGGTTGTCCAAAGCCAAAATATATTGACATTGATATTAATCCTAATCCAAAATATAAGTCAAATGAAGTTTATGCAGCAGCAAAAGGCTGGTGTGAAGGTCTTGGTTATGAAGTAAGATTTAAAACTCTTGGACCACTTGTAACAACATTGGCTGATTGGCTTGTTAAAAACTAAAATATAAAAATTAAAATAATTATGTACAAAAAAATTATATTTCTTGATATTGATGGTACAATGTCTTCAATTCCTTTTCTTTGTAAAGGAAAAGGGTTCATTGACCCTGAATGTGTCAAGAAATTAAACACATTAAAAGATATTGATGCTGAAATTGTAATCAGTTCAACCTGGGGAGAAGATGCAGATGAGCCACTTATGGAACTTGGATTAGAAATACCAATTATTGACCATACTGAACATTTTCATGTAGATTGGCTTTGTAGAGGTAATGAAATTGAGAAATGGCTTTGTGTTAATTTTGGTGGAATGTGTACAAAATATGGAGTTTCAAACGATGACGGTATTCCATATTATAGAAAGCATTTTCATGAAGAAGATATTGATTATGAATATGTTATATTTGATGATGATACTGATTTCCTTCTTGGCCAAAAAGACAATTTCATTCATGTTAATGAGCAAACTGGCATCACTGATGAAGATATAGAAAAAGCAAGGAACATTTTAACTAGAAAATAAGTACATTAGGTATAATTTTTGTAATATAACTTATATATAAATCATAACAACAATGACAAATAAATTAATTTTAACTGATGAGCATATTAAACTTATTAAAAATATTAAGTTTAATGAATTTGACATGGGTGAAACATTCAATATTGATTTCCTTCTAAATGCAATTGAAGAAATTGAATCTTGTCCAGAAAACATGAAGAAATATGGACAGCTCAGGGACCAACTTGTAAGGCTAAAAGATAAAATACTTAATATATCAGACCTTAAAGAATGTCATGCTTGGGGAATTAATCAGTGGAATCTTTTTGGTGGTACTTATGTAATGGAAGATGTTGCTCTTATTTTGGGGCATTATGGTGATTTTATTCCTGGAACTGAAGAAAGCCCAATGGGTAAACAATATCCAAAGGAACTTGAAGACCATTTTTGGGAATTGTATTTATATATTGTTGAAAATCTAACTGATATTATTAAATTGGTTTTGCAATTTATGGACTGTGGTGGTATTAGTGCAGGTGAATATAAATTTGATAAAAAAGAATATTGTTGGGTTAAAAAATAAAAAATTATGCTTCTTACACTTATATTATTTGCAATTTTGTTTTGTAGTATTTATTCTGTAATTTCAGCATCAAAAGATGTAGGAATAGATGATTCACCAGGCCTTTATTTGTTAATATTTTATTTCCATCTAATTTTACTTGGTGCATGTGTTTATTGTGTTGTTGATTTATCAGATAACAAAACTGAGTATTTTGAATTCCAAAAAGAATATGCAGAAGTTGAGTATTTGGTTAAAACTTATAACATAGACTTTGATGAAAATGGTGATTATTTACTTGACATTAAAGAGAAAGTATTTTATATTAATCAAAAAATTGAAAAGTGTAAAAAAAAGGTGAATAATCCTTTCTGTAAAGAGTTTTATCCTAAAGAAATTGCTGAAGCAGAACCTATTAATTTTGATTTTAATAATTTAATAAAAGTAAATAACAATGAGTGAATTTTGTAAAATTTGTGGGGCAGAAAAAATAGAAGGTGTTTGCCCAAATGCAGAAATGCATATTAAGAAAATGTGTATTAATTGCAATAGTTGTAATGAAAAAGATAATTTAATGTTTTGTAACAATGAAGATAATCTTAAAGATGCAACAAATGCAATGTTGAAATATGTTCCAAAGGGTTATTTAGTTGAAACATTAACTTTAAGCCCTATTGCACTTAAAGACCCAACTAAAAAGTGTATAAGATGGACTCTTAATGAAAACATTGTTCTATCTGAACTTGAAAATCTTTAATTTTTATTTTAAAATAACTTAAATTAAAACTTTTAATATGGATTTAAAAACTATTAAAGGTAGTCTTACTGTTAGAAATGACACAATTAACAGCTATCTTAAAGATATAAACAAATACCCTGTTCTTTCTGCTGATGAAGAAAATGAACTAATCAGTTTAATCAGAGAAAATAATGAACATTCAAAAGAATATAGAGATAAATTGATTAGTTGTAATCAGAGATTTGTCTTTGCTATTGCAAAAAGATATTGCTCTGATGAAAGAGTACTTGACCTTGTTGATGAAGGAAATATTGGACTGATGGAAGCAATAGATAAGTATGACCCAACTGTTGGTGTCAGATTCCTTTCCTATGCTGTTTGGTATATCAGAAGAAGTATTAACTATTACTTAATTAATGATAACCTCATGATTAAGAAATCAAATAATATGAAACTTGGTACAAAAACAAGTACCATTGAAAATAAATTCTTCTGTGAAAATGGTAGATATCCAAGTGATAATGAAATTATTGATATCTTAAAAAATGAATATGATATTGATATTAATAATAAAATTGATGTTATTGAAGTAAAAACTAATTCCATTAACTCAACCCTTACTGAAGATAATACATCATGTACTGTTGAAAATTCTTCTGAATTTGTTGATAAAACTGCAAGTTATAATGACTATGAAAAACAAATGGAAAAAGAACATGCAACTAAAACTGTTGAACATTACCTCTCTTTCTTGAATGAAAGAAATGCTACAATCCTTAAAATGAGTTATGGCATTGGATATAATAAAGAATATACTAACTATGAAATTGCTGAAGAACTAGGCTTGTCTTCTGAAAGAGTTAGACAACTTAAAACTGAATCAATGCAAAAACTACAAAAAGCAGCAAAATATAATTAATAATAAAAGGCTCAGAGACAAATCTGAGCCTTTATCTTTAATATATACATTTTTATTGTTAATTTATGATGGATTTACAGTACTAAAATAGATGTTCTCTGGGTAGTTTCCATTACATGCTTCATAAAATATCTTCATCAAACCTTTCCCTGCATAACTACAAAATCTGTAGAACCAGAACATTCTTCATATAAACTGGTTGCTGGTAATGTTGCATAAACAGTGTAAAAACCAACTACAAGACCTGATATAGTAAAACTTGCTTGACCTTCAATAACTGAACTTGTATATGTTGTCCCATTAACTGTAATGCTGCAATCCCCAACATAATCCTCAAAGGTATAAACTGTTATTTCTACTGGACTATTTGGGGCAGCATCTCCTACTTCAATAGATATTACATTAGTACTCTTAGATATCCACCCTGTAGGAATACCAGATGTACCTGTTGTCCATCCTGTCATTGATGGGTCTTTTACAAATGTACCAGTACTTGCCACACTACTTACCCAATCTGTTGTACAACCATTTGCAGAAATATCAGTTGCTAAACATTTGATATAGTTTAAATTACTACAACCATTAAACATACTTTCATAACAACTTTCTGTTAATGTAGTTGCAGGTAATACAGGTGCTGTTGTTAAACTAGTACATCCAGCAAACATATAACTATAACAATAAGAACCTAAAGTAGTATCTGATAATACAGGTGCTTGAATTAAATTAGTACAACCTTGGAACATTCCATAATAGCAACCTGATGTTAATGTAGTAGCTGGTAATGCAGGTGCAGTTACTAAACTAGTACAACCATAAAACATTTGACTATAACAACCATCTGTTAATGTTGTTGCTGGTAATGCAGGTGCTGTTGTTAAACTAGTACAACCATAAAACATATAACTATAGCAATAATCTGCTAATGTAGTTACTGATAATTCTGGTGCTGTTGTTAAAGTAGTACAACCACTAAACATACCACAATAACAACTGTTTGCTAAAGTAGTTGCAGGTAATTCTGGTGCACCTGTTAAACTAGTACAACCTTGGAACATATAAAGACAAGCATAGTCAGCCATTGTAGTTGCAGAAGTTCCAATACTACTTGGACTTTGTGCTAAACTAGTACAGTCTTCAAACATATATTGATAACACTTTTCTGATAAAGTGGTTGCAGGTAAAAGTAATTCACTTGCATCAATTAAACCAGTACATCCATAAAACAAGCCAGCAAATGCATATCTATCAGACAATGTTGTTGAACCAGTATTAATTAAACTCATTATATTACCTTTAGCACTAAAACTACATGTACTTCCACTAAAACAGTTATAAGAAGAATTTGTTCCATATGCTGTATTATTACCCCTAAATTGGACTGTATCACCAGAAACTACTGAAATACTAGTACCACCTGTTGTTGATGTTATTGATGTCCATTCACCTCCATTCTTACTATATTCTATGGTTCTTGTTGGAGCACTTGTTCTTGTTTTTTTCCATGTAATATCACCATCACTTTGAATTTCAAATGTCAATGGTGTTTCAAGAAATTTTTCCTCTTCAGTTTTATTATAGTCAACTCTTGCAACATCAGGTACTTCTTCATCAGTTACAGGAATATTTTCATCAAGATTGTACTCAGTTAAACTGAGCCATGGTTCATCATAATTTTCAACTGACCTTTTGTTATCAAAAGAATTTTCATTATTGAAATAAAGTATGTATTTACTCATAATTTATATAATTTTTATACAAATATAAATAGTAAATAAAAAATAAAAAATCCATAACCTGCGGAGTATCAATGGGTTATGCCCATTGCTTTATAAAACAAAAAAAGGAGCATTACTGCTCCTTTTCAATCAAGAATAATTAAGGTATTTAGTCATTTATATTATTTAACATTTCCAAGTCAGAACTTTGTGAATTCCAGCTTTCCATCCAATTAATATAGAAGGCACTTAATTTATTAAGGACAACCATATTATCTTTTGAAAGGATAAGTCCATCAGCCCAAATAAAGCATCCATTACCTGTATTTGTTCTTAATTTAAATTGGAATTTAAGGTTATTGAGTCTTGGAATAGTGCCACTAAATATAAGATTACCTGTTTTTGGCATATAGATAAGTGGGCAATCTGCTACATCATCTGAAGGTTTTGCAAATTGAGCACTTCCATCAACAATTGTTCTGAATTGTTGAATTTGGTTAGAAAGTACTTGTTGCCCAAATTTTGGGTCATCTGTAATTGCAATAGCATTATCATCAACCTCATCATTTGTATCTTCAACAATAAGATTTTTTTCTGAATATGTTCCTTCCTGAATATTTCTAATTGTAGAAAGGATATTTCTTGTTTTTATATCTTCTTTCATGTTAATAGTCCATATACATACCATTCCAGGTATATGTTATATTATTGTTTTTAATTATTGTTTTTACTTCTTCTTTAAGGTCTTCTGCTTTTTTCATTTCTTCTTGAATGATTTCTTCAGCCTTTTCAGGTTCATTTTCAATTTTTTCATTCAGTTCTTTTTGTGCTTTTTCAACCTCATTTATTTTTTCAGTAATTTGTTCAAAAACAGTTGTATCAGGTTCATTTATTTCAACATTTTCAGTAGTAATAGTTGTTTCAATCTTATTCAATGCATCTTCAATATTATTTACCATATCATTGTTTTCAGGTGCAACATTTTCAACAGTATTATTAGTTTCATTAACATTATTAATTACTTCTTTGTTTTCAGTGTTGACTGCTGTTTCAACTTCCTTTTTTGTTCTTGGTTTTCTTGTTTTTGTTTCTGCCATAATTACATTTATTTATAAATAGTTTATTTTTGTTTAATTATTCATCATTAATGCAGCACTTCTCATTTTTATAAAACTTTTTGCATTGATTTGCCTAACTCTTTCTTTTGAAATGCCAAGTTCTTTTCCAATTTCTTCAAGGGTTTTTGGTTTTGACCCATCAAGCCCATAATATTTTGTTAATATATTTTTTTCCTTATCAGATAAAAAGTTCATTAAATAACCAACAACTTTTTTTTCTTCATCTGCTTTATCTTGTTTTGCTTCTTCATCAAATAGAAAGTCATTATTAACAACAACAGTTGAATCATCTTTATAATCATCTTCTATTTCAACATCATTAATTGGAAGGTCATCTGCATCCATTACATTTTTCTTTTTAATTGCTTCAACTATAGCCTGTCTAATCCACCAAACAGAATAACTAATCAATTTAAATCCCTTATCACCATCAAATTTATCAATTGCTCTGATTAATCCACAATTACCTTCAGAAATAAGTTCATTATAAGACAATCCCATTCCTTGATAATGTTTTGCAATGCTTGCAACAAATTTTAAATTGCATGACACCAATTTATTTCTTGCTTCAATATCATTTTCTTCCTTATATTTTTTCCAAAGTTCATATTCTTCATCCCTTTCAAGGGGTTGACTCTTTGTTATCTCATTAAAATATAATAAAGCACTCTTATCATAGTCAATAACATTCTTATTTCTTTTCATCTTGTATCATGTTTTCATCTTCATTATTTTTAATTTTAAAATATTCATCAATTCTTTGTTTACTCATTTCATAATATTCATCAACCTTCTCAATACCAATAAAATTTCTATTTAATTTTATTGCTGCAATTCCTGATGTGCCACTTCCAAGAAATGGGTCTAAAACCAAATCACCTTCATTTGTCCATGATTTTATATGGTCATAAGCAAGTTGTTCTGGAAATACAGCAGGATGACTTGTCTTATTTTTTGCAACAGCAATTTCCCACACATTTGATTTTACTTTTTCATTATTAATGTTAAAAGTTTTATGTGTTCTTCCATTTTCACCACCCATATTTTTACAAGTACTATCATATTTCTGGCCAGCACATTTACAAGGAACCATTATTGGATTAAATGTTTTTGGCTTCCCTTTACTGAATACAAACATGTATTCAAAATCTTGATTATACCTTGGTTGTTTAACTTGTGGCATACTATTGGTTTTTTTGAAAATCATAGTATCATTCAGATTAAAGCCATAGTTCATAAAAGCAAGTGCTTGTTTAAATGAAGTACCTGTCTCACTCCCCTTTTCAGTTTTATCACCAACAACCCAAACAATAACACCACCTGGTTTAAGAATATCATATAATTTCAAAGCAACCTCCTTACAAATATCCAAATTCCATTCACAAGTATTGTTATAAGTTCTCATGTTGTCATAAGGTGGACTTGTTATTACCATATCAACCTGTATTTTTTTTGCTATAAGGTCATCTAAGATATCTCTACAATCACCTTTTATAATATTATACATAGTTAGTTACTGATTTTATTGAACTTATGTTATTTATTTTTTGGACTGTGATTATTTGGTCATGATATTCAATCCACTGATTTAAGTGACAGATATGCAAAACAAAATCATAATTTGCAACAATCTTATCATATAATTTCTTCATATCATCATAATTTGCTTCTGCAACACCACCAAGGACTTCATCAAGCAAGATAAAGGAGACATTGCAGAGATTACTCATGTTACCTAGAACAACCCTTAATGCAAGTGCAGCCTGTGTTTTTTCAAGTCCTGATGCTCCTGCCAAATTATATTTGATACCATCTCTTGACATTATAAAATTAACATCACCCTTTTCATTGATTTCAACTTGAACTTCAAAATCTGCAACACCTGTAAGTAATCTATTAATTTCTGCATTAATAATTGGAATTGCATTTCTTAAAACCATTTTTGAGATACCATCTTTACCAATCATCTTAAGATAAAGTTTCCAGTTCTTTTCAATTGCAAGTTCATTTTCAATTTTTACAATGTAAGACTTTTTTTCTTTAATACTTTCAATGTTATGATTAATCATTGCTTTATTTTCAGATAATGTATTGTTTAGATTAATTCTTATCTTATCTTCAATGTTAATACTATCATTACAAACATTTATCTTTGCATCAAGTTCATCATTGTACTTAATGGCTTCTTTATTTTCCTTAAGTTTCTTAATTGTATCAATAATATCCCTACCTTCAAGTCTTAATGATAATATTTGGGATTCAAGAGCAGCAACCTTTAACTCAATTTTGTTTTTCTCAGTCTGATTATTTCTTATGACTTCAATCCTTTCAATTTCTTTTATTAACTCTTCTTTCTTACTATTTTTTGTAATTCCTTCTTGAATTAGTTTATTGATACCAGATTCATTTGCTTCAATAAGTTTTGTATTATCAATATTATCATATTTCCTATGACATGTTGGACAATATTCACCTTCAGCAAGGGATTTGTTCTTTTCTTTAAGAAGTTTGATATTTGCTTTTATGCTTGCAATTTCTTCAACTAAATTGTCTTTCATTGACTTAAGTTCATTATATTCATCAAGAGAATAATCAACCTCCTTTATTTTTGCAGATTCTTCTTTTAAATCATTGGCTTGTTTTGTCTTAGCAACACCATCAGTCTTAATAATTTCAAGTCTTTTTTCCAATGTTGTTATATCACCTTTTTTAAGAAGGTTTTCATCAACAGGTTTCTTTTCTGAAAAATACCTTTCTTTATCTGAAGTATATTGTTTTATCTTTTTTTCACATTCTTTTATTTTTCCATCAATGATTTCATTGTCTTTACTTGTTTGTACATTAGTTTCTTCAAGTTCTTTAATTTCATTCTTTAAAGTTTCTCTATTATACAAATCACAATATCTGCCAACAGATATTTTTTTATTCCATATTTCTTTTGCCTTATTATTTTTATCTTCAAGACATGAAAGACCAATCCATCTTGACAATAATTTTCCTCTTTCATCATTTTTAAGAGAAATCAAATCATCAAGGTCCTTTGCATTTGCTGAAATAATAAGGTCAAAATCCTTTTCATTGCCAATGGCTTCCTTAATTATTTTATTGGTTTTTGTTGAACTTTCTTCTTGCAAATTTACTGAATCTTTAAGTTCTTCCATTTCACCATTTTCACAGACTTTAAAATATTCAATTTTCTGTGTTGCAGTTCTTATTTCTTTCTTTGATTTTGATGGTCTTTTTAATGTTCTTCTAATAATATAATCAGAGCCTTCAATATTAATACAACCTTCAACTTTAAGTTCAGTTTCATCAGGCAAAAATGAATTAAACAAAGCACCTAGATTAAATTGTCCACTTTCAGTTTTTGCTTTACCTGATTTTGTTTCACCAAAGAAAAGAAAATGTAACAAGTCATAAGCAAATGTTGATTTTCCACTTTTATTTGCTGGTTCACCATTTAACAAGACAAGGCCATGAAGTTGTGTAAAATCAAAATGGTTTTCTTTACCATAAGAAAGAAAATTACTCCAATCAAGCCATTTTACTGAATATCTTTTTCCAGTTTCATATTGTGAATAATCCATCAAAGCATTAACTGTTGAGTCAATTTTCACAATTTCATCAAAGTTACAATCTTCAATGTTATTTTCTTCAATATATTCTTTAAATAACTTATGTTGAAATGCTGGGTCTGTAATACTTTTTATGTTTTCACTATTAAGACCTGCATTGGTATTTGTTACTGATGTTTGATAATCCTTTTCAATAATAATGTTTGATTCTGGAATATCATATTTTTTTGCAAACAATGTTCTTATATTGTTTTCCTTTTCTTTGGAATAATCAACAGGTTTTACCTTCCAAACAATTGAAACTTTTGCTTTTTTTCCAATATCAATTTTCTTTTCCATTATTTTAATCTTCTTTTTTTTGGTTTATCTTTTAAATTTTCTATATGCTCAACTGTTGTTGTTTGTTTATCATCAGATTTAATTTGTGTCTGGGCTTCAGAAACTGGCTCAAAATAAAATGATTTTCCAACAGGCTCATCCATTTTAATTTCAGAAACTTCTTTTTTTGGTACTGTTAAATTATAATCAGCAACAGGCTCAGATTTTATTTCATCATTAATTAATTCATCCCAATGTTCATTTATAACTACTTGAATTTGTTCAGGAATTTCTTCTTGTTTTTTTAAATGACTAAATGGTGCATCACCATATTTTTCAACCATAAAAGATTTCCTTATTAAATCATCCACAAAATCACCAAATTTTAAATCATTTATCTGACAATATTCCTTTATGTCATGATAAAGTTTTTCACTTATTAAAATACTATGTGTTTTTTTGCTTTTTTCCATGTAATTTATTGATTTTTAACAAAAATACAAAAAATAAGTATAAAAACAAAATATTTATTTACTTTTTAGTCCAATAATTTTATTTTAAATTAAAACTATTAATATGGACAATAATTTTCCAAGAGTAATATTAGGTCTTGATGTCAGTACAAATTGTATTGGTATCAGTATTGTTGAAGATAATGGTGTTGATGAAAAACCTAAAATAATTGCAATCACACAGAAATCACCAAGAATTCCTAAAAAAATTAAAGGAATTGAAGCACTTTGTTTAAAAAAATTTGGTTTTGATGAAGGCTTTCTTAAAAATTTAAATGAATATACAGATAAAAAGATAACAGATGTTGTTATTGAAGAACCTTTGGTTTCATCAAATAATGTAAACACTGTTGCCACATTGTTAAAATTCACTGGAATGATTGCTGATAGTGTATATACTACATTAGGGATTGTACCAGTTTTTATTTCATCATATGATGCCAGAACATATTCATTCCCTGAATTAATAGCAATTAGAAAATTTAATAAACAAGGAAAGGTTTATCCTTTATCACATATCAAGAATGCTATTAAGAAGAATAATATTGTTTTATTTGGTGCATATCCTTATGATGTTGATAAAAAAACTGTTATGATGAACATGGTAAATGATACATATTTTGGTGATGACCTTATACCATGGGAAAAAAATAAGTATGATGAACTTAAGAAAGAAAACTATGATGCTTGTGATGCATTGATATGTGCATTGGCATATGTTAATATAAATAGACATGGCATTTCAACAACAGAAATTGTTGATTCTGAAATTGAAGAAAATGATGATGAGTATATTATTAAATATACAACATCAATATGGGACAAGAAATTCCCCAAAACACTAATTTTGCCAAAAAATAATGCTGAATAATAATTTTATTTGTTTACCAACTATTTATAAGAGAAATAACAGACAAAAAACAAATAATATATATTATGGCATATTTAAATGACCCAAGAGAACAAGCAATTGACATTGACAACCATGTTATCTGGGAATCTGACAATAGGATTGAGAAAAGATATCAATGGGGTGCAATGATTACAGATTTGTGTGACATGTCTCCTGAAGAATATATGAAAAATCCTTTAATTGAAGCAGTCAAAGCTGGTGGTAATACTGATGAACTTAAGGATGTAATTGAAGAAAGTGCTAACAAAATTACTGATAAGATTGGTGAAGCATCTGATGCTATTGTAGAAGGAAACTGTGAATGTATCAGTGATGCTACAGTTGAAATTACTGATGCAATCTATTCAGCAGCAACTATCATTTCAAAGGGTATAAGTGGTTTAACTCCTGTTGAAGTTGTTCTTTATTATACATCAGTCAATAACAGCACATTACCTGAAAATTTAACTGAAGATGATTTTACAAGTGCTGCTATTGGTGTTGGTTCTGATTCTTTTATAAACTTCATTTTAGGTGACCCAACACCTGAACAATGGGAACAATATATAAATAAGGAGATTACAGAACAAGAATTAAGAACAGTTGCAGCAAATGACTATTACCTTTCAATACCAAAGGCATATAAAGATAAAGTCTCAATTCAAGAAAATGGTACAGTAGATTTAACAGACAATTTCATTGAAGTTGAAAATGTAAGTCTTTTTGGTGATAATATCTTATATAGGTCACAAGATGTTGATTACTTCAATGAAGATTATGAATCTGGTGAAACCAAAGTTAAAATTCCATTTAAAATAACTATAACTAAATAAATTAAACTATGCCAAGTGTAAATTCAGGAACACAAAAATTTTCAAGTCAATTTCAATATACAGGTGATGGCCCATTAGATACAAAACAAGCACCTGTTCCAACACTTGCTGACCTTCCATCAGCATTAAAATCATATGAAGGACAAACAGTAACTGTTCTTTCAGATGATAAAGGAGAAATTAGTGATTGGCAATTCACTGATGGACAATGGGTTAAAAAATACCAAATAGTTGATTGTGGTGAATTCTTTTAAAAAATAAAATTAGAATAAAATTAAAAAAGGCTGTGGTAAAAAACTACAGTCTTTTTTGTTTTTTATTTCAACTTTTTGTATTTTTGCAAAAAGAATTTTATGTTACCTGTTGAATGTAAAAGAATATATGATATATTGACTATGTTGTTTGGTAATAGCAAACAAGGTAGTTTCAGTACATCTGTAGACCAGTACCAATTTTGTTGTCCATGGGAAAGAGATGAAAATGGTGGAATACCTGACATGAAATTTAACATGGAAATAAACTTTAGCATTGGTAAATGGCATACATGGTGCTGTAATCATGGTGGTAATATTTCTAAATTAATAAAAAAATGGGGAAATTCTGAATTACTTAAAGAATATTTTACTATAATTAATGAAATTAAAGAAAGTAAATATTATAACCTTGATTTATTTAAAGATACTGAATTTTCATTATATGGTATAAATAATAATGTAATACTTCCACCAACATTTACCAAAATAAACATTGAAAAATGTAAAAAAAACAAATTGGTTGATTATCTGAATGAAAGAAAAATTACACAAGATATTATTGATAAGTATAATATAGGATATACAACATGGGATGAGGAACAATGGCAAGATAGAGATAGAATTATAATCCCATCATATGATTCAAATGGTGACCTTAATTTCTGGGTTGGAAGAGATTTCTCTGGAAACAAAAGTAAAGTTAAATATAAAAATTGTAAAGTTGACAAAAAAGAAATAATCTTCCAAGAAGGAAAAATTTTATGGTCATCTGATATATGGCTTGTTGAAGGTGCTATTGATTGTATTTATGGAAATGGAAATACTGTTTCTTTACTAGGTAAAACATTAACCAAAGATTGTAAACTTTATAAATCATTAAATGAAAAAGCAAATGCTAATGTTGTGATTTGTCTTGATGGTGATGTAAATGATAATGAAATTAAAAGAATATATAATCTACTTAATAAAGGAAGACTATATAATAAAATTTGGTATGTAAAACTTGGTACTGATGAACTTCCATGGAAAGACTTTGGAGAAGCATATCAAGATGGTGGGAAAAATAATATTATAAAAATAATGAAATCAAGAAAACAATTTAATGAAATTGAATTACTTATATAATAGTCTGAAAATAAAAAAGAATTACTTGACTTAATTAATAATAGTATTTATTTTAAAATAAAAGAATAGTTATATGGCATATAAAAAGAAACTTACTAGTGAAGAATTTGTTAAAACAATTATTGATAAGGAACTTGAAATTGTTAATGCTGATATCAGATATGATGATATAATTAAACTACCAAAAGAAGAACAAGAAAAACTTAAATGGTGGTCTAAATATAGTTTTAAAACTTTTGAACAATTTGAAGAATGGAAAGAGTTTTTCTATGAAAAATTCTATGATTGGCAACCAAAATCAATATCAAAAGAAATGATGAAAAAAGAATTCTCTTGGATTAATCTTATGTGGGGCCTTAAATATGATTTCCCATATGAAATAATTGAATTCTTTAAAGACCCTTGCTTCAAAAAAGCATATGATTTTTATAAATCACATGTTCCTGAATATGATATTAATAAAAGTCAGATTAATTTCACAAAATCAATACTTAATCTATATGATAAAAAACTGAAAAAATCATTTGTTTCTGACTTTGATGATTTTTATGATAAAGAAAAAGATAATATTGATGCTTATTTCAAAAATATTAATCAATATGAAAATGACCAATTAAAAGAACCTGTTGTTTTATTGATTTTATATGCTTTGAGAAAAAGAGAACCAAAAACTATTGAACTATGGCCTTTCTCAAATGACTTGCTGAAAGAATTCTTGAAAATTATGAATATTAGTACTGATGCTCTTACTTAATTAATATAATTTGGGACTAATTTAATTAGTCCCTTTTTTTGTAATATAAAATTTTATTTGTATTTTTGTGGAAACAAACTAAAATAATATGAATACAACTTTAAATGATTTTGAAAAATTTGCAATTAGCAAAGGAATTAGTACAAATAAACTTGATGCATATTCAAAGAATATGATAAAAAATTATGGTGTTAATCCTGTTATCTTGGAAGAAAGACAAATGAATGTCACAGCAATTGACATTTATTCAAGACTTATGTATGATAAAATTATCTTCTTGGGTACAGCAATTGATGATGTTGTAGCAAATATTGTTAATGCACAACTTCTCTACCTTAATTCAATTACTGATGAAGATGATGATATTAAAATGTTTATTAACTCACCTGGGGGTTCTGTAATTGATGGACTGGCAATATATGATTGCCTGAACTTTATTACACCTGATGTTTCAACATATTGTATGGGTATGGCAGCATCAATGGGGTCAATCCTTATTTCTTCAGGTGCAAGAGGAAAAAGATTTGCACTACCAAACAGTACTATCATGATTCACCAAGTAAGTTCAGGAACAGGTAGAGTACAAAATGCTGACCTTCAAATTGCAGCAAAAGAATCACAAAAATGGCAAAATATTTTGTATAATATACTTGCTAAGAACACAGGAAAATCTATTGAAGAAATTGAACAAGATGCTGACAGAGACCATTGGCTAATGCCAAATGAAGCACTTCCTAATGTTTATGGCCCTTATGGTCTTATTGATGAAATAATAACAAAATCAAAGTAATTATTATGATTAATATTATAGTTGCAGTTGGTGACTATGTTGTTGATAAAGGCTATCCTATTGGAAAAAATGGAAATATGCCTTGGCATAATAAAGCAGATTTAAAATGGTTTAAAGACACAACCACAGGTCACCCAATTATCATGGGTAGGAAAACATTTGAAGCAATAGGACATCCTCTTAAAAATAGGACCAATATTGTTGTAACAAGCAGAAGCAAGTCTAATTTGTGGCAAGATAATGCAGCCATAAGAGTTAGCAATTCTCTTGAAAGTGCTATTGAATTTGCAAAAAAAATTGATGATGAAATTTTCATCATAGGTGGTTCAAGTCTTTATAAATATGCCCTTGAAAATAACCTTGTTGATAGAATCTATATTGATATGCTTGCAGAAAATGTAACTGATGCAGATGCTTTCTTTCCAAATGTATTTACTAATAATGATTGGGAAGAAATTGGAAGACCTATTGAAGTTGAACCAAGAAAAGCATATGTAATGACCTATGTTAAAAACAATGGAAGCAATAATCATGTTGATGAGCAATATCTTAACCTTGTAAATGAAATTATTGAAAATGGAGAATGTAAAGATACTAGAGCAGGTAAAACAAGGTCATTGTTTGGAAAACAACTGAGATTTAATCTTAAAGAAGGTCTCCCAATACTTACAACAAAAAAAGTATATACAAAAGGTGTAATACATGAACTACTATGGTTCTTAAAAGGTGACACCAACATAAAATATCTTGTTGATAATAATGTTCATATTTGGGATGATGATGCATATAGGTATTATCTTGAAGTAGTTAAAAAATGCAAAGGACCTGAAGGATTTAAGAATGCTTACAATAAAGAAGCATTTTTGAAATTTGTTAAACTAAATGCTTTTGGGGATGGGTTGTATAATATAGATAAGTCTACTTATTACTATGGAGACCTCGGCCCTGTTTATGGTAAACAATGGACTAATTGGAATGGTATTAATCAAATTAAGGAACTTATTAGTAAATTAAAAACAAATCCAGATGATAGAAGATTGATTGTTTCTGCTTGGAATGTTGGTGAAATCCCTGATATGGCTCTTCCACCTTGTCATTATACTGCTCAATTTTATACAAAGAAAATGACAATGGAAGAAAGACAAAAGTGGGTATTTGATAATAATTTTGATTTTCATTTACCTGATGATTATTTTAATAGAAACCTTGAAGATTTATTTGATGAATGGGGTGTACCTAAAAGAAAATTATCCTGTATGTGGAATCAGAGGTCAGTTGATTCTTTGCTTGGTTTGCCATTCAACATATTGAGTTATAGTGTTTTAACATATTTAATTGCACAATGTTGCAATATGGATGTTGATGAACTTATATTCAGTGGTGGTGATTGTCATGTATATGAGAATCAGATTGAAGCATATGAAAATGAGCAAAAAAATAGAAATCCACATATGTATGGACTTCCAAAAATTAAATTAAATACTAATATAAAAAATATTGAAGACTTCAAATTTGAAGATATAGAAATTATTGGGTATGAATCATATCCAGCAATCAAATATCCACTATCAGTAGGATTATAAATTAGATTGGTCTTCTATATGTAATCCTTTTGATAGTTTTCTTTACTGTTGTATTAGGAGTTTTACTTGTAGGTATTTTTTTAACAACCTGTTTTACAGCACTAACCTGTCCTGCTGATTTTGATTTACATGCACATGCCATAATATTTTCTATTTTATCATAAATAAATAGTTGTTTATTTTGGTTTTATAAAAAAAATAATGTATATTTGCAAAAAAACAAAATAAAATGAATGATAATGCTACTGCTAACAATTTAGCAAAATGTTTAAATGAAATAACAAGACATTATGAATATAATTTAAGTCCATGGACTGAACAATCAACATATTCATATCTAACAGAAAAAGACTTTGTTGAAACAGATGAAGAAGATGTAGGAGACAATAAAGTTGATTCAAAGTTTGATTTAGAAAATATAATGCTATAATAAATAAATTACACAATTATGGAAGAATTTAATAACAAAGGATTGTTTTATCAGAATCTCACAAGAGATTTTAAGAAGTTAAAGGCTGATAGGGCTGAAAGTGTTACTGAAGATGCTGAAATTGCATATAAGAGACACATTGAGGACTATTGTAGAGACCTTAGGGAAATCAGTAGAAGGAGAGAAAACCTAATGCTTGAACTTGCTCCTACTACTACATATGATGCTACTGTTGTACCTGCTGATTTTGATGTCAATAAATTTATGGCAGAAGATGAAAAACTGGGTATTAGAAGTAGGGAACTTACTATCAAACTTGAAATTATGCTTGATAGATATGAAACATTATTTGGTGAATATACAGATAAGGACCTTGTAAATAGAGTTCTCCCTGAATGGAAATCTAAATATAATGCTTAAACTTATTTAACTATGGGTGGTGGTACTTATTGTTATGCAGATGCTTCATATAGAAGTACAACATATGCAACTGCATCATCTTTTGATTCTTCTTACCTTAATAGAGAAATTTTCACTAAGAGAAGTCTTGATGAAAAAATGAATATTAAAGGCAAAATTAGAGAATCTAGAGATAGTGATGAACATCCAACATCTTTCCCAATTATTATTGGCCTTGATGTCACAGGTTCAATGGGTAGTATCCCTAAGTATTTGATTACTAAAGGTTTCCCTGAACTTATGAAAAAAATCATGGATGAAGGTGTTGACCATGCACAAGTTTGTTTCATGGGAATTGGTGACCATGAGTGTGATACTGCACCAATTCAAGTTGGACAATTTGAAACATCAGACCTTTTACAAGAAGAGTGGCTTAAGTCAATTTATCTTGAAGGAGGGGGAGGTGGAAATGCTGGAGAAAGTTACAGTCTTGCATGGTATGCAGCAGCAAGACACACCTCAACAGATTCATTTGAAAAACATGGGAAGAAAGGTGTATTAATCACTATTGGTGATGAACCTGTTCTTGAAAACCTTCCTAAGAGAGATTTGCAAGAACTTTTTGGTGAAGGACAAGCAGATATTGATGTACATGATATTTTAAATGAGGCAAGAAAGACTTGGGATGTTTATCATATCAATGTTACTGATTATTCTGGTTCAAGAAAAACTGTACAAGACCAATGGTCACAGTTACTTGGTGAAAACTTTGTAAATACACAAAATCCTGATGGTAAAGATGTGCCTGATTTGATTGCAGGTATTATTGTCAAGGCATATAACAATAGTGGAAACAGAGTTGTCCTTAATGAAAATGTTATTGAACCTACAGTAGTTGAACCAACAATGATTATTTAAATGAAAGCAAAAATTGTATTAGGTCATTCATTTGGTGATGAAGGAAAAGGTATAACAGTACAATATTTGTGTAAAGAAGCTATTGACAGGGGGCAAAAGCCCCTTGTCATTAGGTTTAGTGGTGGCCCACAAGCAGCACATACTATTAATTATAATGGTGTTGAACATATTTGTTCAACATATGGTAGTGGTGTTCTTCTTGGTGTTCCAACATTAATATGGGATACAGCTTATTTTGACCCTCTTAGTGCTAAAAATGAATATGAAGTTCTTAAAACTAAGATGAAGGAAGTTCCACCATTGTTTGTTATGCCTAACACAAGGATTATTACACCATATGAAGTTAATTTTGGTAGAAATGATGAAAAAATTCTTAAAGATGGAACTTGTGGAAGAGGAATATTCCCAACATTTAAAAGAGAAAGGGAAGGGCTTGAAATACATGCCAATAATCTGACTGATGATATTAACCTTTTTGCACTTGAACAATATTATTATCCTGAAAACACACAAAGTGATTGTGTCCTTTCTCATGAAGGAGAACTTTTTGAAGAAATAAGACAAAACATTAAGAATAATAAATATGATTTCTATTCAGTAACCAGTGGTGGCCTTTTATTGTCAATGTTTGATGTTTTAATTTTTGAAGGAAGTCAAGGACTATTACTTGATATGGATAGAGGTTTTTATCCAAATGTAACACCTTCAAAAGTTGGATTAAATGCATTTGCTGATAATAAATTTCTTGAAAAAATATTATATGATGCTGATGTCTATTTAGTAACAAGAACATATTTAACAAGGCATGGAAATGGCTATGAACCTTGCAAATTAGGCTTTAATTTTGACCTTAAAGATAAACATGAGACAAACATCCTAAATGATTTTCAAGGCCAATTTAAGACAGGTATAATGAATTTTGACTTACTAAATGAAGCATTAAATAGACATTGTATTGATAATTATTGGTTGTTATATAATCTTAATTTAAATTTGGTTATCACACATTTTGACTTATTAAAAGATATAGATTCTTATAATTATATTTTTGGTGGTAAAAGATTGAGTTTTACTGAGAACATTGAAGAAAATGTGTTGGATATGTTCAAATATTATCCAAAAACAATTAAGTATGAAAATGTCTATATAAATGATAGTATTGAATCTAATTTAAAAGAGGACTATATACTGATATGAAAATAATTGGAGGTTATCACTATTATACAAGTAAAGAACAAGACAAGTGGTGTAAAGAACATGGAGTTCCACCTGTTCATTGGACCCTTAAACAATGGAGAAATCTAAGAACAGAAAGTGGCTATCCTATATTGGGACCAAATTATGATAGATACTTTTAATTGTTATGTTTTGAACAACAAGTATATAATTCCCATTAAAAATTACTTGATTATTAATTATTTTATTTGTATTTTTACAATGGCCTTAGTTAAGGCTTAATAATAATATTATAAAAAAACAGATTGACTATGACACACTAGGTATTAAACCCTCCTTAATTCATGTTGGTTTTTGATTGGTTAGAAATAAAATGTGAAAAACAAAAATAAAACTATAAAATTAAAAATTAACATGGAAACAAATTACAAACAAATTCTTGATGAAATTAAAGACAGAATTGCTGATTTAGCAAAAGAACAGAAAAATTTAAAACCACAAAGAAAAACTGTGCACTTCAATGGTGAAAGAACAATTGACCCATCAGAAGCAACCTATAAGGTTGACAACAATAAATCTGAACTTAGATATTTGTATGCTGCATATGGTCTTTTAAGAGGTAAAGGTTTTGAAATTACTGAGAGTAGTTTTAAACCACTTGATGCAGATGAATATTATCAGAAAACTGGTAAAAGTTTAGATAAACAACTTTGTGGTAAACATCCATTAATGGCATTGCTATCTGATATTGATTTTATATTAAATCAATATGGTTATGAAATACCTAAAAAAGAAATTACTAAAAAATTTTATTGGTCTAAAGAGTTAAAAAAAATAAAAGTATATGACATTGACAACTATGAAAAGATTGTATGTGTTGGTGAATAAAAAATTGTCACCTGTTTATGGCTGTGTGCAAGCAGGACATGCTGTTGCTCAATGGCTTATTGATAACCCACAACAGGAATGGAACAATGAATATTTGATTTATTTGTATGCTGATACAAATAAATGGTATAAAAAATTAATGAATTTAGGTATTGATTTTTCTGCTTTTTTTGAACCTGACTTAAATTATACAATTACAGCAATTGCTGTTCAAGAAAACACTGGAGAATTGTTTAAAAACCTAAAAACAGTCAAATGAGCCTTGTAATCTTTAGGCTTTAAACAAAAGATTTTGATTTCCCTATTTTGTCAGTTTAATGGGTGATAAATAAACTGACACTATGCCACATTAGTACAAAGGTTAGTGCAACTGTCCCTAAAACAGATAATATGGGTTCAATTCCTATATGTGGCACAAAGTATTGAAGATATATTTGATTGATTTTAAATCATAGCAAAATTTGAAAAATGAATGATATTAATACACTGATAGTCCCTGATATACATTGTAGAGACTATTGGAAAACACCTGTTGATGAAACACTGAAACAACATCCTGATGCAGATGTTGTTTTTCTTGGTGATTATCTTGACCCATATCCTTTTGAATGGGAAAATGGTAAAGAAATTCTCCCAGAAATCATTGACAATGGTTTTAAAAACTTGAAAAAAATAATACAACTATCAAAAAAGCATAAAAACATACATCTGTTAGTTGGAAACCATGATGCTTCTTATATTGGCCCAATTGATGTTTGTCATACAAGACATGATTATTGGAATGATGCCAAAAATAGAAAACTTTTTTGGTCTAACCATAAACAATTTAATATTGTGTTTGAAAAAAATATAAATAATAAACAATTTATGTTTTCACATGCAGGTTTTATAAATGATTGGGTGGAATATAATGATGTGTTCTTTGAAAGTGTTATTAATAAAAAATGTAATATTACTGATTTTCTTAATAACAAATTTCAACTTACATTTGAAAATGATGGCAATAATGAAGACTTTGATTACTTCTGGAATATAATGTCATTATATGATAAATATAGAGGTGAACTTGGCCTTCCTTATGCTTCTATAATTTGGACTGATGTTAGAACACATATTGACAATAAAAAAAAATCTAAAAATGATGAAATAATTCAAATTTTTGGCCACACTTATCTATCTACAGACTATTTAAAGATAAATAATAATAGATATTGTCTTGATAGTCAACAATGCTTCTATCTTGATAATGATGGCAATGTTAGAAACTATAATAGTGATGAAATCATATAACAAAAATAATCTTATTACTGAGATAAAAAAATCAATTAATGAAGAACTTGGAATATCAAAAATTGTCACCAATGAAACTAATTCTTTGATTTCAACTATAATAAATGATAGTAAAAAACAACCAAAACAAAATAATATGAAAAATGGCTTGTTTGATACTATGGTATTTGGTGTGCCAATCTCAGTTCAATACCAAATTTTTTATGTTAATTCATATCAAGATATTAATACACTTAATATTGTAAATCCTGGTAATTTAACTGATGATAATTTTATTGTAACAACTCTTTGCTATATCAAAGACCAGAATAAATATATTGATTATGATGGTTCAACCCAACATGAACTGCAACATCTGTATCAAGAATTAATGTCAGGAAAAGATTTACTTGAAAATCCTAAAATTAAAAAAATATATACAACAGCAATTAAACTTGCAAAATCTACAAATGCTTTTGAAAAATTTGTTGGCTTTACAATTTATTATGGTAACAAATTTGAAAAAGATGCTTTCATGAATGAAATGTATAAACAAATAATGGATAACTGGCAAATTAATCCATTTGAAACCATTAAAAAAACTGTTGTGTATAGAAATATTAATGCAATAAAAAATGCTATTGATAACCTAACAGAATACCAAAAAACAAAATTACAAGAAACTGTCCAATTCTATTTTAATAAAAATCTTAACTGGTTTATTACTATTGCAAATAAGATTGTTAAAACCTATACAAATAAAATTGGTAAAATTATAATTAAAGCACAAAATGATATTGCTGAAAAATATCCAAAAATGACTTTTAATGAAAAAATTCAACAAAATTTACCATAATTTCTTGCTTTTTTAAAAAAATATTTATATTTTTGCAAAGAAATTAAGTTTTTTTGAAAAACAATTATATTTATTAATAGAAAAAAATGATTATGTTGCAAAAAGTACATACATATAAATCCATTCAAGCCATTAATGCTAATGGTTTTGGAAGTTTTGTACCATCATGTGATTATAACCAATCACTTGAACCAAGATGGTGTAAAATAAGAGGATAAGAAAATGTACAACAAAATATAATCACACATAGGTTTCTAACCACAACATATTTCCCAACCTCTTAGTTAAAAATTCCTTCAACAAAAGAATTAAAACCAAGAGGTTTTTTAATTTAAAGGCTTTTATTATGATTTTAGTGATAAATTTACATGACTTGTATAAAACATATACTAATAAAGATGATTTTGATTATTCAAATAGTTCATTGAAAGACTTGCAAAACTTTTTGAAAATTGCTGATGTAAACCAATTGAAAACTTGTAGCCAATTGAACTTTGACTCTTGGAAAGAACTTACTGATAAAATGAATACTGATAGAAAAGCATTCCCAAATGCATTTTTCTTGAAAGAAATTAAATAATGGCATGATTTTTGTTACTATGTAAAAATACTTGGCCCCTTAGACCAATTGGAAGAGTCAATAGATTCAAAACCTATTCAGTGTGAGTTCAAATCTCACAGGGGCTACAAAAAAAATAAAACTATTTGTTTTTATTTGAAAAATTTGTACTTTTGTAAAAAGTTTGGCATGATTATTGCTACTAAATGAAATGTAGTTCATTGAAATATTACTTACTTGGGTAGGTATGTGAAGTGGTCAAACACACCTGACTGTAAATCAGGCAGCTCAGCTTTCGGGGGTTCGAATCCCTCCCTGCCCACATATGCTTCCATAATTCAATTGAAAGAATGTTTCCCCCCTAAGGAAAAAGTTGAAGGTTTGAATCCTTCTGGAAGTACAAGTAATGGTCTTGTGGCAGAATGATTGATGCACCTGCCTCTTAAGCAGGGTGATGTGGGTTTGAATCCCATCAGGACCACACAAAAAAAAGTTAAGATTTATGTTGCTTTTTATCTAAATTATTTATATATTTGTAAAAAGTTTGGCATGATTCTTGCTATTAAACTTGAAAGTTCATTGAAAATATAATAATGGGAACATAGCTCAATTGGTTAGAGCAATTGACTGTTAATCAATAGGTTATGGGTTCAAGTCCCTTTGTTCCCGCAGAAAAAGATGTTTGAAATACATGCTGGGGTCTACTAATTGGTTGAGGTACCCAGATTTTCAATCTGTGCAATGCGAGTTCGAGTCTCGTCCCCAGTACCTGTAGGTTTGTCAGTGGCATGCCCTAAAACTGTCAAAGTACTAATCAGTCATCTAGTGAACAAGGATGCCTAGCAGTGATGCACATGGACACAGAGGTTTGAATCCTCTCTGATTAGCAAATTAAGAAAACATACAGCAAAATTTATTTTGTAAAATTTGAATTTGGGTTTCAAACTGAAAAAAATGTTTTCTGTAAAATATTGAAATGTCGTTCAAAGGTAGGACTCAGGATTTTGGTCCCTGCAATGTAGGTTCGATTCCTACCATTTCAACAAAGTTTTTTGAAAATTATACTGACTTTTTAAAATCTTGGCATGATTTTTGAATAACTAACATTAGTTCTTTGATTTAATGCATCAGTAGCTCAGTTGGACAGAGCAACAGCCTTTAAGTGATTGATTTTCAATCAAATAGGAGTGTACTTAAGGAAACTTAAGATATAGAACTTTCCAAATTAGGTGAAGGCTAAGTACAGTGGGAACCTCACAGTGTAGGTTTTAAAAGGATGATAACCCACATGAGTATATGCTAATACCTAGCCAATGTCCCTGATATTCTAAAACAAAACATTCAAGTGAGAAGTGTGTGTCTTCTCAGAATATTAGACAGTGTGTAGAGACTAGATGGAAAGAACCTAAGTTGAAATATTAATGTGTACAGGTGGAAGCAGACCACATAAAAACTTAATGCTTTAAAAGACATTAATTACTTGCAAGATTTCAATATGGTTAAGGTATAGTCCAGACTACAAACATTAACTTGTTGGAGGAAGTAACTTGATGAAACCTTAAAAAATCTAATCCAATTAATAATGTGATAGTGAAAACTATTGTAGTAGGCTAAGCTGTGGGTCCTGGGTTCGAATCCCAGCTGATGTACAAAAAAAAATTAAAAAGTTCATTGACAAGTTTGGTAAATACAATAATCTATTTTGTAGATATGTGATATTGAAATAAAATAGTTGACCTCAATGGCTATAATTGTTAAGTGGCTGAAAACAGTGGTCTTACCCTAAAGTACTGATATGGGGAAAACCACAATGTTAAATATAAAGTGCTGTATTTAACACACATTGGTTCAAATCCAATTTATAGCATACTAGAGAGGTTATTTAATAAAACAAATACTGACAGTAGCATTGAATAAATGCTTAACATACTTGATTTATGTGTTGAAGTTAACCTTCCTTGTAACATTTAACACTAAATAAGTTCACAGTAGCAAAGTAATCTGAGGTGGGTTCCGGCCAGCGGACTGGTATAAGCAAGAAGAGAGGAATACATAGTTTAATTAAAACAATTAGTGGTCATATATGTTAATGGTGACAGAGTTCAGAATAAGTTTTATTTTTTTATTGGAGAGGTGGCAGAGTGGTCTATTGCATCGGTCTTGAAAACCGAAGTCCTTGTAAGGGGACCCAGGGTTCGAATCCCTGCCTCTCCGCATAGAAGAAAACATACAGCAAATTATAATTTAATGAATTTAATGCTATTGAAATTTGGGATTTTCAAACAAAAAAATGTTTTCTGTTATTTACCTCATTAGCCCAATTGGAAGAGGCAATAGGTTTAGGGCCTATTAAGTGTGAGTTCAAATCTCACATGAGGTACTGATAATCAAATTGTTATCACAAAATTTGCTACTTTTTCATGGCCAATGAAAATGAAGCAAAAATATTGATAAAATATTGAAAATTAAAAACTTCCTGGTCTAGAAATAGACAAAAATAGCATTAGAACAATGGGCAACCTAGGAATGTCACATTGTACTTGCTGGGTGGATATAATTGAATGTGCACTTGATGAATAACACCCCATAGGCTTAATCCTTAATAAATTGGGACAGATGGATGGAAGTTTTTTTCTAAAAATAGGGTAGTAGTTCAGTTGGCTAGAACACTTGGTTTGGGACCAAGGGGTCGCAGGTTCGAGTCCTGTCTACCCTACCTAATCATTTAATAATTAATTACTTAGGTGGTTCAAAAAGTCATTAAACTGCTGTGGGGGTTAGACTTCCCCCTTTGTGTGAAAAATATATTAATACTATTTTATATTAAACTCTGAAAAGACAAGCTGCAACTTGTTGAAGTAAGTGGGCTTTTATTATTTTAATGTTCTATGTTGCAGAATACTATATTAAACTAATAAAAGAAAAAATTTCTTGTAAGTCTCAGTGGAAGAGCTACCCATGGGGTGGTCATTGGTTCGAATCCAATCAGGGAACAAATTAAGGAAACATACAGCAAACAACATTTAAGCCTCAAACTTTTAATTTGAAAATGCTAAATAATTTAGTTTCCTGTAAATCTTAACCTTGGATGAAATCATTAGTATATTCCTATCATTGCTAACAGAAAGTAAAGAAGAGCCAAGGTTTTTTTAATAGGAGTATGGTGTAATGGTAGCATCCGACTCTCCAAAAGTCTAGGCCTCTGTTCGACTCGGAGTACTCCTGCATCAGTTTTTAATTATTGTTTTTGGAGGTCTGGCAGAGGTGGTCTATGCACTGGACTGAAAATCCAGAGAACCCAGTTCAACTCTGGGGGCCTCCACAACAAAAAAAGGAAGACTCCATAGCTCAGTTGGTAGAGCACCACACTTTTAATGTGGGGGTCACGAGTTCGAGCCTCGTTGGGGTCACAAAAGCAATGTTGGCAAATCCAATTGCTTTTTCTTAAGAGAAAATAACCTTTTCACATTTATTGGTTGTATGTGAATAAATTACTGATGTATTTTAAAAACCAATATGTATCAGTATCTGCAAAGTTTAAGGGTATCTTTGTAACTAAAAGTTAAAACTGTTTGGTTTTTCTTGTAAAACTGGTTTCCAAGCATCTGTTCAACAGTCAGTACCTTTCTGGATGAATCATATTGCAGGTTAAAAATGATTCATCACATGCAGAGTTAGTACAATGGTTAGTATGCCAGCCTTCCAAGCTGGATATGAGGGTTCAATTCCCTTACTCTGCTCAAAGTCATAAAGTGCCCAGGGCATGGAAGTATTGCAGGTTGATACTTTTAATATTTAAACTTAGGTTCGAGCCCAGGCCATGCAGCAAGCAATACTTTATGAAACAAAATATTTTTCAATGGGGGTGTTCTTGGTTTTGACACATAACAACCAATAAACAAGCATGTAGTGCTTTGTATGTAGGCACTTAAATATTAACATTCAACAATTAACTGGCAATTATGCTTATTCTTTTGCTTATTAATCAATACAAGGTATCTGATTAAAACAAATCACAAGGTGATTTGGGCAAACATCTTATAAAGATATTTTCTTTGTTATTGTCTTTAATTATTAAGGTGTCATCTTAAACAAAGTGGTATCCAAACAGGGGTTCAATGAATAACATTTTGTTTGTACAATTACAAGGTTATTCTTTTAATGAAATTGTACTAAACATGTAGAAACTTTTGAGGAACTTATGTTGGACAGTGGTTCAACTCCACTCACCTCCACTTTTTCTTGTTTTTTTGAATATTTATCTGTATATTTGCAGTGTATTTGTTCTTTGACAAGTTTGTAGTAACATAAATATTTGGTTTAGTAAATGTACACCCAAATATACCATGCAAACAGGACTATTTGCTAAGGTCTCTTTAAAAACATTTACAGTTGAGTTAACAACTCATGTTAGCATAAGTAAACACATTTATAGTCCAATGTCTATAGGGTTTCTAACAGCTATTACAATAGTGTTGGTCTTTTCCTATTTTTTTTTTTGAAATTGATTAATAAAAAAAGATAGTGGTTTTTGGTGATTTTGGCCTATTGTCTTCTTACTTTGGATTAGTAAGTTTTTGAAAAACCCCAGGTTTTTGGCTTTTTTTACCCCTGTACTACTTCAAAAACAAAAAGAAATGAAAAATCTTTATCCCCATAAGTTTAATCCAACTAATTTGGAGGATAAAAAAACAATAGGTTTTCATTACTGGTTGTGGTAGATACCAAGTCTTTTCCTATTTTTTTTGAAATATAATAAACCACACAAAAGGTTTAAGAAAACATGCAGCAATTTTAAATAAAATTAATTTGTCTGTAATACAAAAGATGGTGGGTTCAAATCCCCCATAAAGAAGTTTGTGGTCCTTCTTTATTAGTTTAATGGTGAGAACTAAAATTTTGTTTTCTGTAAAATACCTTATATTTGGGAGCTTAGCTCAGTTGGTTCAGAGCATTTGCCTTACAAGCAAAGGGTCGATGGTTCGAATCCATCAGTTCCCACAAGAGATACTTGGAGAAGGTACAAGGTAGTTAATGCATCAATGGCTACAATCATGGCCTCCATGATAAGAGATAGTTTATGAATTTGAAAACACCAAGTAACAACATGTAGAGGTTGCAAACTCTATATGGCTCTAATCTTAACAAGAAAAGTAACAGCAAAATTTGAAGTTTTTAGATGAGTCATAAGATGATATGTATAGTGAAAACTATATGGGGTCTGAATCCCCAACTTACCCCAAACTAAAATTCTTTTCTGTTTTAAAGTATAAAATGGTGTGTTAGTTCAGCCTGGTTAGAATGCCACACTGTCACTGTGGAGGTCATGGGTTCGAGTCCCATACATACCGCCAAAAGAAAACTTACAGCAATTTATGTTGGATAAAATAAAAAATCTCTAAACTTTTTTATGAAATGGTTCAAATCCATTAAAACTAATAGTTTTCTGTTTATTTTTAAACTGGGGGATTAGCTCAGTTGGCAGAGCACAACATTTGCAATGTTGGGGTCAGGGGTTCAAATCCCCTATCCTCCACTAAATCAATTAATTACAATATTGTAATTATATTCATGCCATCGTATAATTGGTTAGTACCCTGCCCTTTCACGGCAGAAATGTTGGGGTTCGAGTCCCCCTGGCATGACAAATTTTTAGTACAATGTCAAAATATGATATTTTATTTAGTGAAAAAGAGAAAGAGAACATAATTAAAGATTATGTTGAAAACTTATTATCAATTAAAGAAATTTGTTTTAAATATAGTATAAAAAACAAACAATGGTTATGCAAAAAACTTTTAAAAGGAAAAACAAGAAGTTATAATGAATCTTGTAAAATTGCACATAAAAAATATCCAGAAAAATTCTTACATACAGAAGAAACAAAAAAATTAATGAGACAAAAAAGGCTTGATTTTATGAAAAATCATCCTGAAGAAACTGCTTGGAGAAAAAGAAACAAACCTTCATATCCTGAGCAATGTTTTATTGATTTTTTAAATGAATATGGATATTCTGACAAATATTTAATTGAAAGAGAAAAAAGTATATTTCCATATTTCATTGATTTTGCTTTTAATGATTTAAAGATTGCAGTTGAAATTGATGGTTCACAACATTATCTAGAGGAAGATAGAATTAAAAGGGATAAGAAGAAAGATGAACTATTAATTTCTTTAGGATGGTCAATATTAAGAATTTCAGCAATTTCTTTAGTCAATAAAGAATTTAAAGAAATTGATAAAAAGTTATCTGAAATCATAGTTTCTGTTAAAACTGTAGTACAACCATTACAAGTTGGTTTAATAAAGAAAATAAAGGGGAAGAAAAGACTATCAAAAAATGGTAAATGGTATGTAAATTACAGAGAAAAATCTGAAAAATATTCAGATAACCAAACAATTAAGCAATATGAAAATTCATTAAGACAGAGAAAAGTTAAAGACAGACCATCAAAAGAAGAATTATTTGAAATGATGTCAACACAGACATTTAAATCAATTGCTGAAAAATATGGTGTTTCAACAAATGCTATTCAAAAATGGTGTAAGGCATATGGGATACCACATAGGAAAAGAGATTACAATAATTTGGGATAGTGCTGGAACTGGTATACAGGCATGCCTAAGGAGCATGTGGAGATTTCCATGTGGGTTCAAATCCCCTACCCCATACAAATGAGATACAACATAACAATATAAGTTATTAGAAAAATAATAATATGGGTATATCACCCATAGTTTAAGTCCCCTCCAAAAAGGCAGAACAATTATTTTAATAATATAATAACAAAATTAATAATTATGGGGTACTTTGTTTTAATTTTTGGTTTCTTATTCACATTTATTGCAACAATAATCAAGGTGAATAAGACTTACATTCCAAAGACTGATTGTTCTACAGACATCAAGGATGCTAAGAGCAATTTGATTCACATGAGAACTTTCTTTATACTTGGACCAAGTTTAATTGTAATAAGTATTATACTTATTATTTTAGGTGTAGGATTATAAAGGAAATGTAATATGAATGGGTACAAGATGAACTTCTTGTACCATTTTACCCCCTTAGCCCAATTGGAAGAGGCAATAGGTTAAGGACCTATTCAGTGTGAGTTCAAATCTCACAGGGGGTACAAATAATATAAATATATTGGGAGGTAGCTCAGTTGGTTAGAGCAGAGTATTTATGTTTTTAGTAACAGAAACTTACAGCAATATTTACAATGCATTTGGAGCCTCAGGTCATAGGTTCAAGTCCTATCCTCCCAACAAATGGACATGTAGCTCAGTTGGTTTAGAGCATTTGACTGATATTCAAAAGGTCACAGGTTCAACTCCTGTCTTGTCCACCAAGATAACCTTTCATTGGTCTAGCTAGGTGAAAGGAGAACTAATTTTATGCTGATAGTTTGAAAGCACACAAGTAGAACAGTTAGCAAAATAAGGTTGTAAAAAGTTGGTGAAAACCCATTATCTTGACCATGCAGTAATATATCAATTGGTAGATAGTCTGCTTGCCATGCAGAAGGTTGAGAGTTCGAGTCTCTTTTACTGCTCAAAGAGTAACGGACAAGGCTTAGGAGTATGATTAATGTTAAAGGAAGGAGTTTATTAACAAACATTTTTACTTCTTAATAATCATTAAAACAAGACTGTGGGATGCGAGTGGTTACTTTTTTTATTTAAATGGGGATTATGGTGTAATGGTAGCATGTATGATTGTGGTTCATCAGGTCACAGTTCGAGCCTGTGTTTTCCCCCCATAAAAAATTATTTTTTTTTAGAAAAATTTGTTTATTTAAAATAATATTTATATATTTGTAGAGAAGAAAACAGACAGCAAATTAAGTTTAAGATTGTAGGTTCAATTCCTTCTGTTTTTAAAGAAATTTAAAGGCAAAAATAGGTAATCCAAAAACAAAGTTTTCTGCTTGAAATACAAGCCGCCTTAGTATAGTGGTATTACAACTGACTTGCTACAGAGTGATTCACTGAGAAGAATTGCAAGGTATTAAAAGTGGTGAGCAGTACAGATGATAGTTCAACTCTATCTACCTTGCCTAATCAGTAGATGTTGGTTCGATTCCGACAGGCGGCTCAAATTTTCTGAACACATAGGAAAATTTTTGTGTACACAATGCCTGTATAGACTGAAATGGTGAAAGGGAGTAACAAACTGCTAAACAAATTTTAGTGAATGCATTAAGTTAAACTTTGAGTTAGTAAGTGTGAAAGGCTTAAGCAGCACCCTCTTTTGATAGAGGGGGATGTGGGTTCAATTCCCACTACAGGTACAAAAATTGTGGGGTGATAGCAGTTGGTAGCTAGTCAGGCTCATAACCTGAAGGTCATGGGTTCAAGTCCCATCCCCGCAACAACAGAACAAATATTTTTTCCTTATCATTTCTTTGATAAGTATAACACAAACTTGTCCTATAGTCCCTCAAATATAGGACCTTGCCATGTGCAATTAGGTAAAGGCATAAAATAGTGTACATATGTTTATGCATAATAAGAGACCATTCCAAAGTGTTGGGTTGCTAATTAAACATGTACTCAGCCATTCTTGGCTAGTCAGAATATAACAAATAAATCTGGAGAGAAGCACCTTGCCAACAGTTAAGTAAAACCTTGTAAAGAAAATTATTTCCAAAGGTCATCCATTTAAAATGGTTAAACAGTCGCAGTGATGTAGTAAAGTTTGTGTTTTTTTATTATTTAGTGCTGTAAAAAGTTTGGCAGATTAAAGATTAGGTTGCAAATGAAAGTTATCCTCCCTATTGGCTGTGTATTTTTATAATACTGAACTCTAGTTGCATAAGCCTTGTATGAGCAGCATAACTAAAATTATTTAGTTCCAAACATTCAGGGAGTAAGGCATTAATAAGGGCACTGAACAGCACTATTATGTACCTGTGGCAGAGTGGTCAAATGCAAAGGTCTGCAAAACCTTGATTCATTGGTTCAAATCCAATCAGGTACTCCAAAAAAGCATATAACAATTTTTGAATTTTTGTAATTTAGAAGTTGTTATTTTTTTTTTATGGAGGGTTGGGTGAGTGGCTTAAACCAGCAGTTTGCTAAACTGCCGACCCACAAGGGTCCACTGGTTCAAATCCAGTACCCTCCGCATTAACAAAAAGAATTGTATTTACCAAATTTTAATTAGCAGCACATCTTTAATAGGTGTGCTTTTTTTTTGTTTAGTATTAAACTATTTATATAAAAATATATTAATTTAGGTATGACTTTATTTGAGGACATAGTACAGGAATTTGACAACAATAGTTTCATTTTGACAAGGGATTGGTTATATGAGAAATACAATGAAATGAATCAGAGTTTGTTCAGTGGAAGTCTTGGTGAATGTGATTTGGACATATTCACCACAGGAAGGGGTGCAAATGGAAGGGTTTTAGGATGGTTTTCAATGAAAATGAGTGGTTTAAAGTACAACAAGACAACAAGGAGGTTATATCTTGTAGATTATTGGGGTGATAAGGAATATGTTACCAAGTCAAATTTTTATGAAACCACAAGTCCATTAATTAGTTTAAATGGAAATTATACATGGAGTGAGAAGGCAGCATTATCAACATTAGTTCATGAGATGTGTCATTATTATACATTTATGTATGGCATTGCACCAAAGCAAGCACATGGGCCTGAGTTCAGGGAAATTGCATATATAGTATCAAAGAGGTCAAATGGTATATTTACAGTACAGAGGTTAGCAAGTGCAGAGCAGATGGGTGAAATGCAGTTAGATGCTGCAATACAGGCAAAGAATGATGAAAGGAAAGAGAGGAAAATGAGTAAGACAATACCAATGTTCATTTACTATAATGATGGAAAAATTGGATTAACAATGGCAAATAGTCAGAAGGTTGTTGATTATATTGTACATTATGAGTACAAAAATACTTCAACAAATGGTGCAATAAAGATTAACATATGTACTGATGAGAAACTAAAGGATTTTTTGGTAAATGATAAAGGATACAAGAAGACACAGACATCATATAGATATTGGGATATAACAGGAAAGTCATGGTTAAATGAGCTTGACAAATATCCAATGAAGACTATATTTTCCAGAGAATAACATAATTAGTTAATAGTATTATGGATTTTAGTAAATTAAATGAAGAGCAATTACATGAACTTGTCAGGGAAAGGGTTTTTGATAAGTTAAGTAAGGAGTATATGAAAAACAGTAATGACAATAAAGAAATCCCTGTTGGGATTAATTTAGGGGTTATTGATTTAGAATAATAAAAAAATAAAAAACAAGTTTAAGAAATGTTAGTAACAGCATTATTATCACAATTATTAATAGCAGTTCCAAGTATTATTTTAGGGACACAGACATTAACATCAGTATTCAATGGTTTTTTCAAAGTAGATAAGCCAGGTTTAAGGCAATTAGTATCTTGGATTTTTGCAATTTTAATTGCAATTGGATTTGTTGCAACAGGTAATTTAACATTTGGTTTACCAGTTGTTTGGGAATACATTGTTGGTATTGTTTCAGGTGTTTTAGCAGGTGGTGCTGCTAATGGTTTTTATGATTGGGCAGCAATTTCTGCAATTTTCAATTCATTTGAAAATGTAATTAGGGGAGAAAAGAGAGTAAAGGAATAAAATAAACAAGATTAATTTGTGCAAGGATTGGCAATATTGTCAATCCTTTTTTGTTTTCCTAATATGTTTTTGTATATTTGTAAAAAAATATTAGGAATATGAATAAAGGATATATTTGTACAAGTTCTTATGGTATTAAAGCACCAATTATTAAGGAAGGTGATGATTTAGTAAATATTATAGTGAAGTCTGTTCTTGATGCAACTTATGTTGACAGTACTTATAATATGGTTAAAAATGATAGTATTAAAGAGGGGTTTGAGACACAAGTGGTGAAAAATTATGACCTTGATGACAGGGACATTATTGGTATTACTGAGAGTGTTATTGCCAGGGCACAGGGAAATTATGTTACAGTTGATGAGGTAGCAGAGAACATAAAGGAACTTGTAGGTGATGTTAAGAAAATAATAGTAGTAAATCCAATTTATAGTAGGAATAGATTTAGTTTAATACTTAAGGCAATTGCAAGGGCTGCTAGTGAATCTATTGCCATATACATGCCTGAATTTGATGAGGTTGGAAATCCATCAGGTGTTAATCCATTTACTGGTGTTGATATAAAGGCATATTACAAGGAACTTGTTGAAAAAGAAGGTAAAAATTGTTATTTTAGGGAAGGAAGCCATTATGACTATGACAATGAAAACAATGCCATTGAGATTTATTGTGGGCTTCATGATTATAAGGAATGGAAAGAAAAATATGGTGATGAAAGGCACATTACATTGGCAGATATTTGTTCAGACAAGTGTGAATATGGCCTTCTTGGTTCAAACAAGGCAACTGATGAAAAGTTAAAGTTATTTCCAAACAAGGTAAAGGCTGAAAAGTTATTATATGAGGTACAAAAAAGAATATTAGAAAAGACAGGGAAATTAGTATATGTTGCATCATATGGTGATGGTTGTTTCAAGGATGCTGTTGGTGGTATTTGGGAGTTTGCTGACCCTGTAACAATGCCAGCATATACAAATCCTGAGGTATTTGAATCAAGGCCAAATGAAATTAAGATTAAGGCATTTGCTGATGACCAATATAGGGATTTAAGTGGAAATAAACTAATTAATGCAATAAAGGATAGTATTAAATCAAAGGATAATATGCTTATTGGCAAGATGGCAAGTCAAGGAACAACACCAAGAATTGTCAGGGATTTGGTTGCAAGTTTAATGGATTTAACATCAGGTAGTGGAGACAAGGGAACACCAATTGTATTAGTTAAGGGGTATTTTAATAATTATGCTAAGTAAGAAAATATGAAAACAATTAATATAGAAATTGAAAATGCATACATGGGTGATGCATGTCAATTTAAATTTAATACATCTGAAGAATATTCAAGTAATATTTCTTTAAAAGAAGTTATTACAGACTATATAAACAGGATACACATATTATGTAATTCAGAGGTAAAAAGTTTTGAATATTCTGAAGATTTAGGTGCATTGTATTTTGATGATGAAATTGAAATAAATTTTGTTAATAATATTGATACCCTTCTTGATGATTGCCAAAAACTTTTTGATAAAGGTGGTAATATATTTTGCTTTAAAGCATGTTATGAAAATGTAATTTGTTGGTTTAGTTTTATAATAAAAGAAGAAGAGTCTTAAATAAGGCTCTTCTTTATTTGTTTAATGGATTCCAGAATCATATATTTAATATCTTGTTCTGTAATTTTAATTTTTCTTTCTGCAACTATTGGGTCTGACAATCTATCAGGTGTAAGAATTTTATTTTTCATAAGTCTTTTCCTAACTTCTAAGGTATCACTATTCATAACATAGAAATTATCATCAACTTGTATTTGATAATAATCAACACCTTTTATATCAACAATTGTTGGTTTATGTATAGTATAATCAAAGCCATTTATATTATCAACAATTGTTTCTTTATCACCAAAAGTAGAATCATCAAACCAAGATTTTTTTACTTTAGTAAGTATAGGTTTTTGTGCTTTATCATTAAAATTTGATTTATTAATTATATTTTCTTTTCCAAATTTTTCAAATCTTATATTAAGACCAAAAAGATTTTTAATGTCATTATAATCATAAGTTGGTTTACTATTAGAAACAACTTCATCTATAAATGTTTCAAATTTAGCATTAGGATTATTTGGGTCATAAACAACATTATATACATTTAATGCCATTTTACTATCACTACTATCAAATCCTTTATTGTTAACTTTTGGGTCAATAAGAACATTTAACACAAATTGGTTTGCTTTAGTTTTATTATCACCATTATTTGACCCAAACCAAACATTTGGCCTTAATGGATGGTCAGCAACTCTTAAATTAAATGCCACTTTTTTACCTTGATAGCCAGGCACATTCAAAAGATAAAAATAGTTAGAGGTGTACCAAGCATCAGCACAAATCCAATCAAAGTTATTTTTATAACTATTAATATCATTGTTTTTTTTATATCCTATTTTATGCTTAAATGCAAAATTTGCAGCATCACCTTTTCTTTTTAATAAGTATAAGAAGAAATTAATATCAGTATTAATTTTATCAATTTCTTCTTCATTCTTTATCCATTCTTTTGTTCCATCTGAATCATGATAAAAGCCTATACCAAGGTCAGGTCTTGCATCAGAAAGAATAAAAACTTCATTTAAATTTTGTTTCATATTAATAACAACATTTTCATATAAATAGTTGTTAAATTAATATAATTTTTGTATTTTTGTAAAAAAAGGATTTAATTATGAGCACATTAGTTATTGTTTTGATTGTTGTTGCAGTATTGATTGCAGCATGTTTAATTAGTTATCATTATGGTGAACATCATGAACTTCACAAGGTAAGGGCTGAATTCAGTGATGTTTTAAAGCACCTTGGTCCAAGTAGCAGATTCAGACAGGGCTTTGAAGCAGCAGAAAAAATTATTGATGTTATGGATGCTGATTTTAATGGTAATTATAGAGAAAAAGAGGATGTTGAAGATTAATTTGGCACATTTCTTGTAGTATAATAATAAAAACACAAAAATATGGCTAAAAATACATTTACATTAGATTCATTTAAAGAAATGCTCAAAGAAGATAAAGACTTCAAAGAGCAGATTGTTAAGAAAAATGATTTTATTGACTTGGACAATGGTGTTATGAGGATTCATTCAGAAAATATAAACAAATATCTTGAAAAATATTCTTGTAAAGATGCTGAAGACCTTGAAAACACATTGTGGTTTAACTATGGTATTTTTTGTCAAGTAATTTAAGTACATATGTTTGGTAAAATTAAAAAGAAAGAATTATATAAGGTTAATGTTGATATAAGAACAAAAAGCAACCCATATGTTATTGCAAATAATACATATTTTGTTGTTGCAAAAGACATTTATGATGCAAGAGGAAAAGTAAGAAAGTTGCTTAAGGTTAACAAAGATATACAGCAAATTTCAATATGTAGTTCTTCATTAGTAAATGATGAAATTTATGAGTAACAAAGCAAAATATCTTAGATTTACAAAAGATTACAGTTTACCTATTAATATTTTTAATGATGAACTGTTTTCTTATTATAGGGAATTGTATAAGGATTTCTGGCCAGTTCATGAAGAAAATTTAATGAACAATGAAATTGAACAACTTGATGGAAATGTTGATGCTTGGTTGGCAACATATGCAACAATAAGGGATAATATTATAAACACCCTTGAAGCAAGTGACAAGTATCAAGAATTCAACAATAAAGACATTTCCATGTATGATATTCCAAATATTGGCCTTGGTGAACATAGCCTTTATAGTGAAGAAACTGATGGAAAAATGTTTATTTCACTTGATTTGAAAAAAGCCAATTTTCAAGCCTTAAAATATGTTGGTGTTCTTCCTTATGCTTCATATGAGGAATTTATTAAGGCATATGGTGGAACTGAATATTTTTCAAAATCAAAATATTTGAGACAGGTTATTTTTGGTAAACTTAATCCAAAAAGACAAATCAAAGTTGAAAAATTCCTTATTTATCAACTTTATCTTGATTGTATTAGAGAATATGGTTTTACTTCACCTTATTCATTAAATAGTGATGAACTTGTCTTTAATGTTAATGAAAACAATGTACCATCAGAAAAAAAACTTAAATATATTGAAGAAAAAGTTAAATTCTTATATGGTATTGATGTTAGAGTTGAGGTTGTGAAAATTAAAAGGCTTCCTATTGTTAATAGTAATGGTAATAAAGTGGATTGCTATATAAGGAAAAATATATATACAGGTGAAGAAAAATTGAAAAAGGCTTCTACTACATTTTTCCCACAAATTTGGAAACTTTATAAAGGTCTTGAAATTACAGAAAAAGATAGAATGTTTTTCTTTGAGGACCAAATTGCAACTTTTAATGAAAATTTAAAACTTGCTGAAAAAACTGATTAAAAATAAATATTAGTATATGGATACTTTAAAAATATTAGCAACAAGTGACTTTCATGGACACTTGCCTGATATAACAACACCTTTTGATTTGTTGTTAATATGTGGGGATATTTGCCCTGCACATGACCACTATTATGCATATCAAATCAACTGGTTTCAACATACCTTTGCTAATTGGATAAATAAACTACCATTTAAAAATGAGTGGAGCAAAGTTGTGATGGTTGCAGGAAATCATGATTTTTTTTTAGAGAGGTTAAGTTCTTTAAGTGAAGAAATCAGATGTTTTAACATAACAACTAATAACAGGGTTGTTATTCTTAAAAATGAAGAATATGATTATGAATATTTGTCTGATGATGGTATTAAAACCTTAAAGATTTTTGGTACACCTTATTGTCATATTTTTGGTAATTGGGCTTTTATGATATCAGATGAAAGTCTTGAAAAGAAGTTTTCATTTATACCTGACAATTGTGATATATTTATTTCACATGATTCACCATCAACAAATGGTCTTGGGACTATAAATGAAGGTTGGAATGCAGGTACTGATGCTGGTAACATACCACTTACCAATATACTTAAAGAAAAGAAACCAAAATACTTTTTTAGTGGGCACATTCATACAGGTAATCATAATTTTGAAAAAATAGACAATACTTGGATGGCAAATGTATCTTATATTAATGAAGGGTATAGAGTTGCTTTTCCTGTGCTTGAATTTGAAATAGATAAAGAAACAAAGATGTATGGAGAACATTGAAAAAGATTATAATGATATTGCAACAGCAATTGCATCATTATTGGTTAAAATACAATCAAGTATTATTGAAGAGAACAGTAAGTCAGAAAATGGTGAAAAAGTTGATGTTGAATATTTGAAGAAATTAAAAGCATCTGCTATGCATTGTTCACATGCAATAGGTGAATTAATTGAATCAAAAGCAATTTTGATTGATGATTTATCTGCTGCTGATAATTTAATTATTGAACAATATGAAAATGAAATGGATATGGCATTGGATAATTTTGGTAAAACAATTTTGTTCAGTGATATTTTAAAAGATTTTAATGATGAATAATTTTATTGTATTATGGAGAAATTAGAAAAAACAATTGTTAATGACCTGATGGTTGCAATGAAGGAAAAGAATGAAGTCAAACTTTCAGCACTTAGGTCTGTTAAAACTGCTATTCAGAATGAAAAAACAAATGGCTCATTCCATGAACTAACTGATGGTGATGTTGCCAAAATTATTCAGAAACAAATCAAACAAAGACTTGAATCTGAACAGATTTACAGGGATGCAAATAGGGATGAACTTGCAGACAAGGAAATGAAAGAAAGAGTTGCACTTGAAGAATATATTCCAAAACAGTTAAATGATGAAGAATTACTTTCTGCAATTAACACCATTATTCATGACCTTAATGCTACATCTATGAAAGATATGGGTAAGGTTATGGGTGAACTTAATAAAAGATATGCTGGTAGAATAGATGGCAAGAAAGCAAGTACAATTATAAAAGAAAAACTTAATGAATAAAAAAAGGTCACTGATTTTTCAGTGACCTTTTATGTTTTATTTAGCAGGAAAGGCAAATTTATAACAATCAGCACCTTTTCCATTTATATCATTTTTTGGATAGAATGATGGTGATTTACCTTCAAGTGGTATACAGCAATCACCAGCATTTAAGCCATTTGCCAATTCACATGGACCACCTTGCATGAAATTTCTTTCAAATGCTTTTACATCAGCAATATCTTCATCAGAAAGTCCTTCATAGTCACCATTTACAAGTGCAGGTAATGCCCATTCAGGAACAATTACATCATAGTAATTATTATTAAAAGAAGTAAGTTGTTCAGGTGTTACATTATCAAAATCCTCATCATCATATGATTCAAGCAAAACTTTTTGAACACTTTCTCTAATAATAGCACTCAAACTCTTATTAATTGATTCATCAAAATAACCTCTACTTGGTGCAAAATCATATGAGGATTCTTCTTGTTCTCTATTCATTTTTTCTGCATATGCCCATGCTTGTTCTTCACTATTAGTGGTTTTAACAATATCCATATCATTTAAATTAAGTGACATGTCTTCAATATAGTTTCCATTCTTATCAAACATATCAGATGAAAACACATTATAAGCACCACCATCATCAACAACATAATATTTCATGGTATCAATAAATGATTCAGATACAAGTCTTTTAACACATTCATTAACAACACTTTTTAAATCTGTTGTATTAATTGTTATTATTTTACTCATAATTAATTACTATTTAAAAGTACATTTATTTGGTTAGAATAAACTTGCATGCTTTTAATAACTTCCCTTGCACTAGGGACATCTTCTTTTTCTTTAAATATAACACCAAGACATGCAGTTGGAAGGCCATTTTTGCCATGCATTACATACATACCCATATATGCAACTTCTTCATTTTTTAATCTATAGTACATTTCAGGGTCACTTTCCATGCAATCATCAATAGGACCATACCAATATCCATGTTCAATAACATAAGAGGCCCAAGGATATCTTGAAAGTCTGAAATTCTTATATTCTGATTCAATAATATCATATTTATTTCTAGGGTCCATATATGTTAAGTCTGCATATAAGAAAGGAAGATTATTCAAATTTGAACCACCATTATGTGCTTCCAAAATATATGCTCTATCAGCATTAATACTTGACCTAAAATCAGAAAGTAAACTTCTAATTTGTGGGTCTGCTTGCAGTCTTTGTTTTATTCCTTCTTCATGTTTTTCAATTGAATATTCTTGGAATTTTTCAAATACAGTTCCAGGATTAAGGATAAAATATCCAACACAGGCCGCAATAAACAAAGTTAAAAGACTTGTAAAAGTACCTTTAAGTCCTTCCTTATTAATGAATCTTTTGATTCTTTCCATCAAGCCAACAACATTATTAATCTCAGTTGTTGTGGTTTTCATAGTTTTCTTATCCTCTGCCATGTTTTTTCATTATTAAGCATTGAATGCCAATTATAATTAAAAGAACTGCAACTGTGCCAATAACACCAAGTGCAGTGTTAATTTGGAATAAGAAACTTGCAGCATAGAACATACCACCAGCAATTGCAACTGCTAATATAGTGATTAAAATTGCTTCTAAATATTTTTTCCAACCAAGTTCTTTCCAAAAATCTACAATAAATTTAAAAACATTAAACATAATCATTAACTATTTTATTTCTCTTATTTTGTCCAATGTTGATTTGAAAGTCTCTTGATTTTCATTTAACCTATCTGCATAAGTTGTTTTTGTATCACTTGATTTGTAACCCATTAAATGCTTCATTCTTTCAAATTCTTCATCTAATTTAACTTTATTTGTGTGACTTACTACATTGGCTTTGTTATTTCTCCATTCAACTAAATATATGTTACCATCACAATCCTTCATGTTAAATTTCATACCATTTTGTTTGAAATCATCAGGAATCTTACTAATCATATGATTTTCTGTGATGAACTTTGTCTTTTTATAATAAATAGTTTTAATGTTTTCATTAATTGGCTTATTTGCAGATTTTTCAGCATCAGAAAGATGATTTATCATTTGTCTCATGTTAATACCATCTTTACTTTCATACATGCTTTCCCTATCAAAAACATCATCAGGCATTTCTCTTGCTTGTAAACCAGTTTTCTTGAAGGCTTTTTCATTCCCTTGCATTTTTTCACCAGCATCTTTTAATCCCTGATAAATGTTCTCATTATCAGAAAAATCTCCAGATTTTTCAAGACCATTGTTCATTTCTTTCTCAGAACTATAACCTTTTACTTGTGCATGCACTCTTTTCTTATACTCTGGAGTTGCATTCTCTGGATTATAGTCCAATGTGGTTTTATTTCCATCTTGCTTTTCATATTTGGCTTTCTTTTCACCAACCTCATCAGCAAGACCACCATCATAGTCTTTGGCTCTCTTTTTTGCATCACTGTAAGCCTTACCATTGTTCTTCCTGTCTTCACTTTCAACATTTGGGCCAAGTTTTGCCTTAAACTCATTTGAACTTTCCTTGACAAGACCTTTAATTGCTTTAACAGTCAATACCATTTCTTCCATAGTTATTTATTTTGTATATAATTTATTTATTAATTATCTCCTGTTTTATATACCAAAGTATCATCATCATAATCATCATCAATACAACCATAAACACTATAATCACCAAACTTATTTGTTGATTCTTTTTGTTTTGCATCATTAACTGCCTCCATATATGGGTCATATGATGGGTCTGACATATCCTTTGTATAATTTCCTAATATTGCACCATCAGATTCATCAACCAAGACATATGCATCATAATCCATGTCATCAATGATTCTTTGTCTCTCTTGTTCTGCTTCCTCTTTGGCATAATATTCCATTGCTTCATCTTCATCAGAAAAGTGCTTTCTGTAAAAATCCTCTTCATCTGGATAATCACCATAAGATTCAACAATCTGTCTTACACTTTCCTTTACCATTTCTTTTATGTCATCTACTGTGATTTTCATTACCAAGGTATATTTCTTCTATAATTATTATAATAACCTGAATTAAGTTCCATCCCTCTCATTAGTTGTTGCATTCTTAATTGTAACAATTTTTCATTATCTGGCTTTTCTTCACTCAATTCATTTTTTATTTTATCATTTATTTTTGATAAATCTCTTAATACATTTGGGTCAAAACTTTGACTAAATTCTTGTCTAACCATTTTATTTTTTAATTGATTTTGCTATCATGTTTTTGTGGTCATATGCAGGGTCTTTCTTTTTACTGAAAGGTGGAGCATCATAACCAAAATCTCCAAATCTTGTGTCCATTTCAACAGCTTCTTTTAAATAATCAATTTGCTCTTGTGTTAAATAAACAGTTCTTTTAATTGGCTTGCCAAACAATGGCTGACAATATTGCCCTGAAGCATCTGCTGATGTTGCACCACCACCTTCACCATCTTCATTGATAACAGATTCATGCATAGGCTCAGATGATGTGTTCCCTGTGTTTTCAATATTCATAATATTTTTATCATATTTAATAAGTGATATATCATTAAAATTCTTTTTCAAACTGCTTTTAATTTCCTTTGGGTTTTTCCAACTCTTTATGAATTCTTCATTATGATATAAAGTCCTTAATATGTTTTTAGCAAATTCAATAGCATTGTTAAATGCATCTGTAAATAATAACTCATCTTCTTTATATTTTTTGATAAAATCAATTAATACACCAACATTTGCCCACATTAAATCACTGTTTCCACTATTATTGATTTTATTTATCAAATATTGTAATGCAAATTCACCAAACTTATCTTGATTGTCAAGTGCTGAATCATTTTCAAGAATTCCAGTTCCCCAAGCACCTTCAGTAATAGGACTAATTTTAATTGTAACATCATAAACATCATCCAATGTATCAATATTAACATCATTTATATATACATTGTTTTCTTTTGACATGTTTTTGATGTCTTTTCCAATTTTTACTAATTCATCAGATAAACCCCATCCATTCTTACCAAAACTATATTTAATCTCATCACCATCTTTTTCCTTTTTTATTTCTGATGGAAGTTCATTTGCATTCATTTCATTTAATTGATTACCTTCTATAATATGTGATTCAAATGTGTTTATGTAAAGATTTCTCATCTTTTTCATGTAATCTTTTCTTGGTAATTTGTATTTAATATGAAATTTATCCTTCCCTGTACTATTACCATCTTCATCAACATCAGGCTTAATCCTTTCAGTCCTAATTAAAATTGCACTGTTTTCATCTGATGGGTCACTTCTCTTTAACAATAATTCCAATGCCTTTGGACTGTCAATACCATGTGCTAATAGATACCTATCAACACTTGCTGACTTTGGACTTGTCAACAATTGCTTAATAAAATATTCCATATGAGATATGAAACCATATCTTGTCATTTCATCATTCTCTGGAATATATGATTCTATTAAACCCATATAATTCATGACTATTTCTGTATTTCACTTTGATAAAATGCACTCCTTTGCCACAATGTCCTAAACAATGTGTCAACTGATTTTGCTACTATCTTCTTAACTTGTTTTTCAAGTTCTTTATCATTCTTAATAGCATCTTTTGCAATATCTTTGACCTTTTTATTGAATTCCTGATTCTTTAATATGTCATCAATATTGCCCTCAGTAATGATTCCTTCCATTACTAATTTCTTAGCCATTGATTCTGAAACAATTACCTTTTTAGCCATTTTTGTATATTTTTATTCATAGATAAATAGTTTTATTATCTAAAAAAGACTTAATTATTTGCTTTTCTTAGTTTTATTTTGTATTTTTGAATTGTCAAAATATTATTATAAAATAATATGCTTTTGGCATGATTTTTGATAATGAATAAGGAAAATAATTTTTATATGAAAGAAATGTTTAAAATATCTGAAAATGCAAATCCAAACTACCTTGCATTGATTACTAAAATTGGTGAAACCCATCCAATTGAAGGTGCTGATAGGCTTCTTAGAACCACTGTTAATGGTTTTGACATTGTTGTTGGTAATAACATGAAAGAAGGGGATATTGTTGTATATGTTCCTGTGGAATCTGCACTTTCTGAAAAGTTCCTTTCTACAAATAACTTGTATGAACTTGATGAATGGCAAAAAAATGCCAATGCATCTGAAATTGGTGTTCTTTATACCAAACTTAATGAACTTAAGTCTGAAGGTAAAAAGGATGAAGCAGATGCTGTTTATAAGGAAATTAAATCTAAGGTTGGATATTTTACCAATAAGAATAGGGTTAGAATTATTAACCTTAGAGGTTGCCCTTCTAATGGCTTTGTTGCTGGTGTTGATTCTCTTGTAAAATATAATTCTGAACTTGCTAATTCTAACTGGGAAGAACTTGTTGGAACTTATTTTAATTATGTAGGTGATGATGAGTTTTGTAAGAAATACATCCCTACTATCAAAGATAATAATGTTCCTCAAAATAATAGGAAAGGTACTAAAAAAGCACAAAAGAAACTGCAAAGGTTTGATAGACTTGTCCCTGGTCAGTATGAATTCCATTATGACACAATCAGACTTGATGCAACCAATATGCAAACTTTTATTCAACCAACTGATACTGTAACTATTACAGTAAAGGTACATGGTGCTCTTGCTGAAATGGCAAATGTTCTTATTAATAAGAAACTTTCTGTTTGGGAGAAAATTAAGAAATTCATTGGTTTTCATGTTGAAACCACTGAATATGGAAATGTCTATTCTTCACATAAGGTAATCAAAAATAGATATATTAATAAGGGTGAAATTAATAATTTCTATGGTGCTGACATTTGGGGTTGTGTAAATAGGGACTTTGGTAAGTACCTTTCTGAAGGCATGACTGTTTATGGTGAGGTTGCTGGTTATGTTGAAGGCTCTGATAAAATGATTCAAAAAAATCATGACTATGGTTGTAAGCCTGGTTGTTGGAAATTCATGCCTTATAGAATTACTGAAACTGACAAATATGGTAATTCAAGAGAATGGAACATTTCTGAAATTTTTAAGTGGACCATTGATTTAATGGTTGCTCACCCTGAACTTGAAGATAAAATTCTTCCTATTAAGATACTTTATCATGGAAGAATTTGTGACTTGTACCCTGATATTGAAATTGATGAAAAATGGTATAGTAATTTCCTTGAAAGACTTCATAATGATAAGAACTTCTATATGGAGTTAAAGGAACCCATGTGCCATCTTTATGAGGAAGAAGCAAATGCAGCAAAGAAAGCACTTGATAAGGCAATTGCTGATGGTGAATCAAAGAAAATCATTGCTAAACTTGAAAAAGAGTTTAACAAATGGGAAGATATGAGAGCACCAAGGGAAGGTGTTGTTATTAGAATTGATAATGATGCCAAGGCAGAAGCTTTTAAAGTTAAGACTAATGCCCACTACGGGGTTGAATGTGCACAACATGATGCTGGTGAAGTTGATATTGAGGAAATTTCATAATGAAAAGGGTTGTTAAATATATTCCAGTTGACCCATATTATTCTGAACAAACTCAGACCTATATTGGGTCAACTGCTTCTGAAGTTGATAATATTCAATATGAAACTGAAGAATTTATGGCAAGAAATCATACAAATTTGGGTATGATTTATAAAACTGAAACAATTTTTGACAATACAAATGAGTTTGGCATGAATTTTGATTAAGTTAAAATAGAAAATTAACAAATACATTATTAACAACAAAAAAAAATTAGAACAATGGCAGATACAATGCTTTCTTTTAGTAGGAATCTTAGTTCCACTTTTCTTACTGAGGATGAACTTAAGAAGATTTGTCCTATGGCTTTTAAGACTGAGCCTACCAACCCTGATGTTTCTGACAAGTACACTATGGCAACCACTATGGATGTTGTAAATGACATGGCACAGATTGGTTGGTTTCCAACTCAGGCAAAGCAGTGCAGGGGAAAGAAGAATTCAAAGGGGATTAGGAGTTATCATATGATTTCTTTTCAAAATCCTGATATTAAGATTTTGAAGGATGGTGAAATTGAAGCCTATCCAACCATTATTTTGCAGAACTCTCATGATGGTTTCAGTTCTTTTAAGTTTATGTGTGGCCTCTATCGGCTAGTATGTAGCAACGGATTAATTTTGGCTGATGCTGAATATGCAAGTGTTTCCATTAGACATATCAATTACAATTTTGAAGAACTCAGGCATGTTATTAATGACATTGTTGAAAAACTTCCTGAAAAGATTGCTGTAATTAATAAGATGAAGTCAACTGAACTTACTGAGGAACAGAAGACTGAGTTTGCAACCAATGTTATTAAGGTTAGAAAAGATATCCCCATTGAAAAGGAGATTGAGGTTAGTAATGACACTATTACTGACATTTTAACACCTATTAGGAAAGAAGATGAAGGTAACAATTTGTGGGCAATCTACAATGTTCTTCAGGAGAAGATTATCAATGGATATTTCTCTTATGCCAAGGATGAAAGAACCAAAGCAAGGAAGATGAGGAAGATTACCAGCCCTATTAAGGACATTAATATTAACTGTGAATTGTTTAAACTGGCCAGTAACTACATGAATGTTGCTGCATAAATATAAATTAATATGAGTGATTTGCTAAATAAGAAATTTTTTAAGCACAAGAAGTTGAATACATTTTATCTCAAAAGGTTCAAGACTGAATCAAAGAGTAATTTTCAGGTTTGGAAGAAAAATGGTAAATATTATGTTGCAATAGGTGTAATATCTGTTGGTGACAGTCTTTATGCTGAAGAAACCATTGATTATGGGACTAACATTATTGAAGCAAGGAAGTATTGTGATGAACTTAGGCAAAATTATATCTTAAATGAAGTAAAAAGATATAAGAATTTAAAGAAAGTATATTAATGATAGAAAAGTTATTTAAAATAAACATATGTGAAAAACATCCTGAATATTGTTCCATTGAATATTTATGGGACAATATTTGGTCTATACCTGAGTTTGCAATTTTAAAGACATGTGAACAAAATCCAAAATGGCATGGTGAAGGAAATGTTATGAACCACACTGCACTTGTCATAAAGCATGCACTTCAAATTGTGAACAATGATATGACCTATGATGGTATTCATATTAATGGATATTTGGATGCTGAAAGCAATCATAAAAGAAATGAATTTGAAACTGTTTGGCTTGACAAGAAGCATTTCAATGATACATTAATTTTGCTTACAGCAGCATTGTTTCATGATATTGGCAAAGGTGTAACAACCAGGCTTGGAAAAGATGGAAATTATCATTCATATAATCATGAATTTGAGGGTGAAAAACTTACCAGATTACTTTTATGGGATGAAAACATTCATTTTAGGGAAGCAGTTTGTTCATTGGTTAAATACCATATGATGCCATTAAGTCTTTTTAATAGTAAAGATTATTTGGAAAAAATTGTACAAATTTCACATAATGTTCCATCTTGGGAATTATTATTGAAATTAAAGTCATGTGATTTGGAAGGTTCCTTACAGGAGGATAATCTTTTAAAGGAAAGGGACACCTTATATTTATCTGAATTGGTAGATATCACAACAAATATTAATTTCAAAGGTTTTCCATCAAAGAGACATTATGGTATCAAGTATTATGAAAGAAACACCAAAAAACCATTGGATATTTATATTTTGATTGGGCTTTCAGGTGCTGGTAAAAATACTTTTATCAACAATATATTTGAAGATGATGTTGTTGCCATTAATGGCAAAGTTATAAAGAAACTTGACAAAGATAATACTACCATTATTTCAAGGGATGATATTAGGATTAAACTTGGATATTGTTCTGAGAATGAAAAAATTGTTGGCACTACTGAACAGGAAAATAAGGTATCAGAAGTTTTCAATGAAGAAGTTCTATCTGCTGCAAAAGAAGGAAAAACAATTATCATTAATAATATTAATTTAAAGAAGGAATATAGGTCACAGATAATAAACATGTTTTCAAACTATTGTTTGACAATAAATTATGTTTATATACAGGCAGACAAACTACAAAAGAATTTTGATAGAAGAGAAGGTCAAATGAACTCAGATTCAATTATTAGACAAATAAAGAATTTTGATTGGCCAGATTTCTATGAATATGATAAATTTTACATTCTCACAAATTAATTTGTGAGAATTTTTTTTTTATTTTTGGCATATTTTTTGTATATTTGTAAAAAGGTACAATATAATATGGATGAAATTAGTTTAATACAAAAAATAGGTGGAAATACAACACCAAATGACATACTTGAAATTGAAAATAAAGTCATTAAATTAGTTGAGGAAAGGGGTGTTGCACCTTTTCCTTACAAAAACATTATTAGTTCTATTGTAGAATATATTAAAAAAGAAACAAATTTAAATAAACCAACAGCAACAGTTGGGGAAAAGAAGCTTTACATACCATATGAGATTACCAGTAAAATTGATTTTATTGATAATTTAAATATTGAGGTTAATGTGGAATATACTACTGATGAGAAAAAACTTAGCAATTCAGGTGGTGGTATTACACATTTTTCCACAAGACCTAGAATGGTTAATGGAAAACTTGACAATATTACAATTGTAATACATTGTTTATCAATGTATGGGTATTTGTTAGAAAGAACATTGTATAATTCATTATATCATGAAATACATCATGCATATGAAGCATATTTAGATTTAAAGAAAAATGGATATTATAAAAGATGGCTCAACCAAGTCAAGAAATCTAATATTAATGTTACTGATATTTTTAATAATAATGAAGACAATAATTTGTTTAATATAATATTATATAGGTTATTTTCTGAAACTGAATTTAATGCACTTATTTCAGGCTTATATGGTGATTTAAAAGGATTTCATTCAATTAGGCAAAACTTTCAAAAAGATATTAAAAATACACAAGCATATTATATTTACTATTTAATCAGTCAAAATTATAAAGCACTTTATGCAAAAATAAATGACAGTAATATTAGTAAAGTTAAAAATTTATTGGTTGACCATGGGATTATATTAAATCCATATAATAATTCAACAGCAAGTTATGTTAAAGAACTTTCAAGAAAAACAAATTATTTGTTAAAGGATTTAATTAAAGGTATTGGAAGGGCTGCTTCATTATATTATGATAATCAAGAGGAAAAATTTCCAGATAAAAATATTAAAATAGAAAATTAAATATGGATAAAAATTGGCAATATTATGGTGTTTTCTTTTCTGATAAAGTAAAGGAACTTTTATATAGGAAAGCAAGTCAATATCTTGACCTTCCTTTTATGTTTGAAAACTATTATTTTGATATTGATACATGGAAGAAATATTGTGACCATGTAACAATTGTATATAATGATGGAAACCCTGAAAAACAAAAAATTGCAGAAGGACTTGACCTATTTGTAGGTAATGAGGCTTCTATGATGGTAACACATTTGGGTGTATCTGATAGAGCAGTTGCTTTTAAAGTTGATTATAAAACAACAAATAAGATTTCACATGTAACTGTTGCAGTTGCTCCTGGTGCAAAACCTGTTGAAAGCAATTATATTACTGATTGGGAAGAAATTGATGTTTTTTATATTAGTGGCAAAATTAATAAAGTTTTAAAGAAATGACAATAAATATCTATAAAGAAATCCTTAAAGAACTAAAGAACATAATTACAGGTACTGAATGGGAAAATCATATTTTTTCTGTTGGTGGTTGTAATAGGGATTATATTATGGGAAATGAAATTAAAGACATTGATTTTGTTTGTGATTTGCCAAATGGTGGTATTAATTTTGCAAAATGGCTCAAAGAAAATGAATATGTCAATAATAGCATTGTTGTTTATGAAAATTTTGGAACTGCAATGTTTCATTTAAATAAATTTCCTGATATTGAACTTGAAGTTGTTCATACAAGAAAAGAATGTTATCATGATGCAAAGACAAGAAATCCTGAAACTTCTTTTGGCACACTTCTTGAAGATTGGGAAAGAAGGGACTTTACAATTAATGCAATATATTACAACATTAGTAAAGGTGAATTTTTAGATTTTAAAGATAGAGGTAAAACTGACATTGAAAAGAAAATAATTAGAACCTGTAGTTTAAACCCTGATATAGTTTTTACTGAAGACCCTTTAAGAATTCTAAGAATGGTTAGATTTGCTACAAAACTGGGGTTTGAAATTGATAATAATACTTTTAGTAGTGCTAAAAAGAATACAAACAGGTTATCAATTATTAGTAAAGAAAGGATTCAGGATGAACTTAATAAAATGCTTACTTCTGGTAATGCAGATTATGCAATGAAACTTATATATGATTTAGGTGCTGATGAATATATTTTTAATTCAAAAATTGATTGCCCTGAGCAAATAATTAAATCTCTGAAAAACTATAAGTTACTGCCAAACTGTGATGTAAAAAATCTTGAAGCCAATTTGACTATTATATATAGTTTCTATCCTGATGTAGAAGATAAAATGAAATATCTCAAATATTCAAATGAAATAATTTATTTGGTTATGTTTTATTTTGATTTATTTGATGATATTAATTTATCAAGAATGACACCATCAGGAATTAGAAAAATACAATATAACAGCAAAACATTTAATAATTTAATAAATGCCTGTAATATTGCTACTGCTGTCCTTAACACACCAAATGTTAATAAAGTATTGGAAAGCACTAATAAAATGATGAAAGCTGGCATAGCAATGTTTAATTATAAACTTCCTGTTGATGGAAATGATGTTATGAGAGTGCTTCATATTAAACCATCACCAGTTGTAAAAACAAAATTGGATTTCCTGTTAAATCAGGCTTTTATTAATCCATTCCTTAGTAAATCTGATTGCGAATTATTGTTAGAACTAAATTAATAATATTATGACTAGTAATACTAATGAAACTTTATTAAAAAATACCTATCAAGTTGGAAACTCTGTTTTTAACTCCTATGAAGAAGCATTATGCTATTTAATGAAAGAAAAAAATTATACAACTAATGCAACAGAAATAATAATAAATACTGAATACTATTATTGATTATGACTAAATTAACAATTGAATATCTTAGAGAACATAACATGATTGCCTATGAATATATTAGAGGGTCACATGCTTATGGCACTAACATTGAAACCTCTGATAAAGATATTGGAGGTGTTTACATTTGTCCAAAGGAAACTCTTGTTGGACTTAGATGCAATTATGTGGAACAGGTTGCTGATGAAAAAAATGATACTGTTTTCTATGAACTTGGTAGATGGGTTGAACTCCTTATGAAATCAAATCCAACTGCACTTGAAAGTTTGTTTATACCTGAAGATTGCATCATTGGTAAAATTCATCCAGCAGTACAACATATTCTTGACCATAGAGACCTTTTTGTTACTAAAGAATGCCTAAATCCTCTATTGGGTTATTCATATTCACAAATTGAAAAAGCAAAGGGTCTTAATAAGAAAATCAATATTCCTGAAGATTTCCAAAGAAAAGATATTCTTGATTTTTGCTATACTTTTAAGAATCAAGGAAGTCAACCAATTAAAGATTTTCTTAAAGAAAATTATCTTGACCAAAAATATTGTGGTCTTGTAAACATTCCTAACATGAAAGATGTTTATGGTGTTTACTATGATTGGGCTTCATATTTCAAATTTGAGAACATTGATTGGTATGATGCAAGTTTTCAAAGTGGTGGAATTAAATACCCATTTTCAAAGTTCATCAAAGATTTTGAGCATGCATATATTAGAGATAGAATTAATGATAAGGTGTTTTTCCATTATTCTGGAATTGTTCATCCTGATGAATTATCAAAGTCAAATGTTGTTAGATTGTCATCCATTCCAAAGGGTGAAAAGCCTATTTGTTTTATGACTTATAATAAAGATGGTTATGAAAGTCATTGTAAAAAATATAAAGAATGGGTAGATTGGAAAAAACATAGGAATCCTGTAAGGTATGAAAATAATAAAGGACATAACTATGATGCCAAAAATCTATGCCATACAATTAGATTAATGACAATGGGTGTTGAACTTGCTGAAGGAAAAGGTTTCAATGTTAGAAGAAGTGGTGAAGATGTAAAGCATCTTCTTGCAATTAGAAATCATGAAATGTCATATGATGAAATCATGGAAGAAGCAACCAATTTGAAAAAAATTTTTGATGAGAAAGTAAAAACAACAACTCTTCCTGATAAAATTGATATTTCTTTAGTTAATAAACTACTTATTGAAAGTAGAAGTATTGCTTATGAATGAAAGAAATTCTGATGGTCCAATAATATTTTATGAAGAAAATCTTGGTATGTTTTCTGATTGGGGTGACCACATGGTAATGGAAAACAAGTTTATAAATAAAGATTGGTATGATTTTTTTGAAAAAGCAGATGTTGATGATTTATTTCCAATAAAAAGGGAGCCTTATTAGGCCCCCTTTTCATTTATAAATTGATTAGTTGTTCATCATCATTTTCTATATCTTCAATGTTATTAATTGTGAATTTGAAATATCCATGGTCTTTATTTGGTGTTTCAATATATTCATATGTATAATCATCCTTATCTGAAATATCCCAAACAACAAAACCATGTTCTGAAATGCTCTCACCAAAGTCTTTTTGATTTATTGATGAACAATATACAATTTTTACACCATTCTTTTTAATTTCCTGTTTCTTGTGAATATGGCCAGCAACAACAAAATCACAATCTTCAAATATATTTGGGTCAATTCCATTCTCTGTTATGTTCCTTGTTGTTGTAATTGCACCATTAATATCAGCATGAATTAATCCAACATATGTTTTATCTTCACCAAATTTAATCCTTGCAAATTGTGTATCAGGTGAATTAAAACCATCAAATGATGACCATAAACACCAAACAACATTGTCATCCTCAAAACAACCTGATTTATATTTAAGTTCCTTATCAAGATAAATAACATTCTTCATTTTTCCAAGTTCAAAAACAGGTGTTAAGGAATCAACCCTATCTGTATTGTTCATTAACATATCATGGTTTCCAGCAATGATAATTGTCTTTGTAACTTTACCTAACTCTGTAAGAAACCAATGGGCTGCAAGTATTGATTCATTAGTGACATCTATCTTCTTGTGAAAAATATCACCAGCAACAACAATTCTTACATCACCATTATTTTTTTCTTCTTGCACAATTTTACTGCACTGCTTAATAAATGTCTTTAAAATCTCCTTAAGGTCTTCAATTCCATTGAAATTTGGAATGTGTATGTCTGCACATGTAATAATCTTTGTTATCATAACAATATTTCTTTTTACAAAAATATAAAAATTTTTAGGAAAAAACAAATTAATAATAATCAATATTTTAATGCTTTAATTTGCATAACTTATTGATTATCCGAAAGTTATTTGGTTTTTTTTCCACATTTATTTACTATTTATATGTTAGTAAATAATAACAAAAAATACATAAAATATGAAATATTTACATAGGTTTAAAACCACTGAAGATTTCAATCAAGAGTTTCATGGAGATGATTATAAAATTCCTTGGGTATCAGTTATAAGTGCTAATACAGATACTCTACAATATAACAAAACAAAAGAACAAGAAAAGGAAGAAGAAAGACAAAAAACACCATTGACATTTGAAATACAAAGTGATGGTAATATTATATGGAAAACAAATAGTGCAAGTGCACCAACAAGAACAATTGAATATAGTAAGGACAATGGTGAAACATGGACAGAGATTACAAGTGCAACAGGTAATACTGCACCAAGTATCTCAGTAGTTTCTGGAGATACTGTTCAGTTTAGAGGTGATAATGAAAGTTATAGTGTATCTTCTTATTGTAATTGTTTTAGTGGAAGTACATGCAGTTTTAGTATTAAGGGCAATATAATGAGTTTAATTAATAGTACAGATTTTGCTACATTAACAACATTAGAAAGTGCATATACATTTGGTTATTTGTTTAGAAATTGTACTGGTTTAACTGATGCAAGTGAATTACTTTTACCTGC